CCTCTTGGTTATAATGATTTACGGAGATACCTCGTGACTCTAGTTCCCACTTGACACCAAGAGGTGTGCTCCACGGCTCACCATAGTTTTCCCAGCTAGCATAAAATAGTGCGATCTTCATTTGTTCACCTCGTAGAATGTACTGTAGTTCTCATTAATAACATTATCATGGATGTCGTAGTTAATAACGTGTGGAATTTCATTTTCCCATTGAAAGCGAATGCCGCCAGGGCCGTTCCAACTACTAATCGGATACTTCATTAGTAGATCGTAACGCTTGATAGTAAAGCTGAGCTGGTCATCAATCTCTTCGATCAGCCACTTGTGGTGGTTAGCTCCAAACGTCCAGACCGAATGGTCAGGAGCCCAGAACTGCTTGATAGACTCTGGACCACGGTGTGGCACCTCAATGATCCCACGCTTTGCTACACGAGACATCTCAGCTAACGCGAGCCCTGGGCTAGCCAAGTCTTCAAGCGTCTGAGAACAAATACAGATATCAAAGTGGTTGTCAGGAAATGGAAATGCATTGACGCAGAGATCTAAGATCGTATAGTCTTTACCGCCACGTCCAAGATCCATGCAGTCGATTACCATATCAGCAATCGGCACGGGATCCATGGCACCACCCACATCGAGAATAATCTCGCCGGGCTTATGGTCTAATTGCTTTAGCAGCTCTTGCCAGTGTAGTCTCATTCGTCAAAGTTTCCCAAAATATAGCCGTTGGCGATCATGTCTTTGAGTTCTTCATCCCTCAATTTAGACAATCTTTCAATATCCTCAGCAGCCTCACTGCGTGCATTTTTACTACTTAGTTCTTCAGCGAGGTCAACTAGTGTCTTACGTTCAGTACGTACGTCCTTCAGGCGGTCACGTCGAGACATCTTCAGTTGCTCTAGGCCCTTTTCTCGACCCTTCATGTGAAGGTCGTATTCACGAGCATACTTTTCAGCGGCACCAAGATGTGGCGTGTATCGCGTATCATCCTCTTGGAATTCGCCATTCTTGGTTTGCTCATGCCACTTCTCTTGCTGCTCCTTACGGTTAAGGGCTTGCAATGCAAGTACCATTTCTAAGACCGCAGCAAATAGAGACTGCTCTTCGGCTTCAGTAATTGTATCAGTAGAACGAATAACGCTCAAATACTCATCAATGAATAGATCTTTCTCGTCCTGCCCAAAGCTACGGAAGGTTAATCTGAAGCGAGCGGTCGATTGTAGTTTAGCCGCAATGAATGTATGACGCTCTTCACGAGTCATCTCATCCAGAGTCTTGTTTGAGGTTAAGATAGCCGTAGCAGCAGAAGTGGGTGCGGCACCAGCGGCCTGTTGGTCGCGAGCCTGCTTGAGTAGTCTACCTACAGCACGATCTGGGCTTTTAAGATCTTTCCAATTTTCAGGAAAATCAATAGCCAAACGCTTGGCGATCTCGCTATATGACAAACCATCAGCCGACCACTCCATGGCTAGATTGCGTTCTTCTTGAGAAAAGGTTTTAGGCATTGTCGTTTAGTACCTCTCGAATAATAGTTCTGATTTGACGCTTGATACGTGCAGGAACCTCATCACCTCTGCCTTCCTTCATGGCGACATAGTGATCTAGGAAATTCATTGGAAGAGCAGATTTAATACTCTCGTCCAAAATCCAGGCATCGACATCAAGACCTTCACCGTCTGTGACTTCTACTTCAAGAGAGGCGGGTGCTCGCAACATAGCTTTCGTTGCCATACTGTTACGATACTGCACAATCTTCTCGCAGCCAATCTCATCAATCACGCAAGTCTTTCGCACTTTATCCCACAGGGGGCATCTAACGCAGGGAGGGTTATTAGGCACATAAATGCCACGACGCATGTTGTATAAGAAATTCCGCACACAAACTTGTAAGAACTTATATGGTGAATTTCCGATACGCGACGAATCGTAGTGCTTCATTACGCGAACACACTCCATCCGAATTTCCTGTGCGATATCTTCGTGGTCCATGCCAGGGATAGGATAACGCCGTCCTTCAGTATGCACGATAGCCTCAATGACTGGCTGTAGTTCCGCATAGTTGAAGGTTCCACTGGCCTCGGTAAAACTCATTTAGTTGTGCTGGAGTCGTCGTCCTCTTCTTGGACCTTTTTGGAGTTCTTGGCGATAGCTTTGGCCTTTGCCTGCTCGTCCAGCTCTTCTTCTGTTTTTTCCACTTTCTTAAATCGTGGGCTTGCTTTTGCCACACCCTGCGGATCCGGCAGCTTCATTTCTTCCTTGGCCTCGCCAGTCGTTTTCATACGCTCAACCTCTACGTCTTTTCTATTTGTGCTATAGCGAGCGTTCTGGCCGCCATTGGACATCGTACTAAAATCAATCTTGTTCTTGGTCATGAGTTTTCTCCACCGCATCGAACATACGGTCTACAAAGATGTGCATCGCTTCTCTTAACTCCTTAGAATCAGAAGAAGATACATAATAGCCGGGAACGGCTGATACTATGTCAGAAATTGCCTCGGCTTCGCCATTGACTTTATCTCTTGCACTAGGAGCGATGTCTACCAGCTTAAAATAAGCGAGACGGTAGTCACCTTTTAATTTATCGGGGAGGCTCTTAAATTCCTCCTCAGACAAGAACTTGTTCTCCATGTGAAACTTTTTCCAGAATTGCTTGACACAGAGGGGTACTCCACGTCATAATAGCTCAAGTAAGCAAGGGCGGCGGCAGTGGGAACAGAGGCCAAATTAGCAATCTGATATCCCGGTCAACCATCGAGGCACCCTTCAGTATAAGGGTGTTGTGTATGATTTTTTCAACTTTATAGCATAACATTAGGGTACTCTTTCTTGTCTAATCGATACATTAGGTATCCTAGACTTAGCATAAACGGGAGAATAGCCTATGTTGAAAATGTACGCCTTGGTGGCCTTTATCGTTCTTTTAGGGGGATGCGGCTGCGTATCCACGGTTGACAGCACAACTAAGACCAATTCTGGAGCCCCGGTTCTAGTCTCTGAAAACTTAAATTCTAACATGCCAGCAGTCCGTGTAGAATTTGTTTTATCCCGTCTTGACAGAGACGCATATCCTGAAGCGTACGAATCGTTTCTCCTGGCTATGGGCGAATGGGCTGCGGCAGCCCCCTTAGAGCTTGTTGTATTTGTGCCTCAAGCGGGTGCTGACACCACCGTTGCTAGCATAATGCGAGACAGGCCAGGGATCATCTTGTTAGATTTTATTGATGAGATTCGTGCCCCTGAAGGTAAGAACTTTCTGGGAACTTTTAGCTGGACGGCTCGAAAGCTACAAATGGACATGGGGGATTTCTACAAGCCAGAATTCCGTCCAGATATGGCTAAAGCCGTTGCCCTGCACGAGTTAGGGCACATGTTCGGCCTTACACACTTCTACAACGCGGGTGATTTAGAGGCTACTGCTGGTAGCTTCATTGTCCCAGAGGGTGCAGAGACCATGATGATGTCTCCAAACATCCCTAGAGATCACTCAGAAATTGGAATTTCGGAAGTTGAGCGAAAACAGGCCGTAAAGTACATTCTGTCTGTTCTGCCTACAAAACTGGACCGTTTCTAGCTTGACAGGTGGGTCTGACATGGGCAGTATACTCATGTCATGACCTCATCAACTAAAATTAAATACGTTGTCCTTGTAGACATCAAAGACAATAAGATTAGAAGCTCCAAGTTAGATTTCGATGGCGAAGTCGAAGAGACCGTGCAAGCCATGATTAACGGCTTGAAAAAGCCGTTATATGCTTTTGTGCGTGAACGTCTCATTGAGCCTCGCCAACCTGGCTCAGCTCAGGTCCGCATCCTTGTTCAATTCCGCGAGAGGACCAACGGCAGATCTATTGAGTTCTCAGTCCAATAATCCCGATGCTATTCGGGCAAAAGAAGAGAGGGCTTATCGACAGGCTTTTGCTGGGCTAGCAAATATCTATCGTCAAGAGACGCAAGAGATGCCTGAATATAGGATTAAGAATCTCGTAAAGAAAACACTGGCCGAGGGGATGTACTCACACCAAGAAGGCCAGACACGTACTTACCCCAAGGATATTAGTGTTTACCTGGATACCGGAGAGGATCCAGAAGACAACTTTGAATTAGGAGGGGCGTTATGAATTCGCCAGAAGAGCGTAAAGCTGCCGCCATCGAGCGGCATAAAAAAGAACAAGAAGAACGCCAAGCTCAGTTGGCTAGCGACTTTAATGCGTTTAGAGCATTGGCTGAAATCGTAACAGAGCGAGAGCCAGAGATGAAACCTTTGGGAATCAAGAATGTTACACGTATCACCGATCAAGATGCCGGGGATCGTCGTCAAGCGATTGCAGATGATCGTGAACGGGTTAAGCAATCTCAATGGAGAACAGAGCTAGAGCGGCCATTCGAGCTGGGCGGTGCCCTATGAGCATGTCGTACGACGAACTGGATGGAAACTTTGATCCTAACGCTTATAAGCAGATTAAAGACATGCTGCAAAAAGAAAAGGAAGAAGCTCTGCTTCGGCAGGCTGACAAGCTTGCCGCACTAGAGCGTGCGTTGATGATTTCTGAAGCGGAGGATACTGACGACTTCGAGATTGGAGGAGCCCTGTAATGGGAGATTACACTGGTGGGATTGGTGAATTCTTAGGTGTGCTGCCGACTAAGAAACAACGCGAAGCTGCCAATATGATCCAACGCTACGAGGAACTAAAGATAGAAATGCGTGTTTTGCAAGACAAGATGTATAGAATGGGCCTGATTGATGACGACGAACGCAAGCGTGCCGAGGACGAGTTCGAGATTGGAGGGGCACTATAATGGGATGGTTGAATAAAAAGCCACGCGGCAAGAGGCCGCCTGCTCCCCCGGCCCCGCCGAACCCCTATTCCGCAAGCGGCTCTATTAGTTTTGGTGGAGGGAATAGTTTTGCGTGCAGCGGCGTTATTACCACACAGCCGCTTCGCGTGACGCCGCAGACCCCAGAAGAGATCCGAGCTGAACGGCTGGCGGAATACAATATGCTAAAATCACAGCTTCAACGCATGGAGCGAGATCTTATTGAGGATGGCATCCTCAAGGATCAACGAGACGAGAGTGAAGAGTTCGAATTACGAGGAAGCCTTTAAATTAAAGGGCACCCCTATAAATCCTGGCTAAACTGCCCCCATTAGTGTATTGTCCTATATGAAGGGCACACGCTGCTTAGAATGCAAAAAAGGTGAATACCAGGAGACCAAGATCTTTGATTCCTGGGATAGTCTATTACACTGCACGCATTGTGGCCATGAGGTAAAAATTCATGAGTCTGAACGACCTACTAAAAAAGGCAAAGACAGCGACGACGGAAGCACACAATGAGCTGGACAAATCGCCGGTAAGCGTGCCGAGTTCCGTGAAGGGCGATCTGTCGCCACGGCACCTCCAGCCAGCTTCCAAGCTCCGCTATCTGATCGACCTTGAGAAGACTACCTTTACGCCCGAAGAGATTCGTGCGTTGCTACCTGAGTTGCAGGAGTTTGCCCGTCTCGGTAGTGCCGTGCTGAGCCCCTACCAGGCCGTCCGACAAGAATTGTCGCGACACTTCCCCAATCCCATGGACATGGACGATTGGCTGGATTCGCCAAACGAAATGCTTGGCGGCAATAGACCTCGCGATATCGACGACGAAGATCTATTAAGTACTTTGCAGGGGCTCCTATAATGGTTGATCCCAGAGTGCAGCAATTAGTGTCTATCGCCAAGACGGTGAATCCTGGCGTGGGCCTCATTGCAGATCTAGCACTGACCATTCTTGGCAGCGTGCGTACACGCGGCCAAAGTAAGGACCTTAAGAAAACAATTACGTGGCTTGAGGAGCGTACTATTTCTCTACTTGAGCGTATTACGGAAGAGGCATCTAAATCAAATCATTCAGAAGTGTTGATTCGGGAACTGGAGATTCGACTCCACGAAACGTTGGCCATCCTAATGGACATGAAGAGGGAGAAACCGTGGGATGGTTAAAACGAATAGGGCTTCGTAGAGAAGCTGTGAAAGAACTCAAAAGAAAGATGCAGATCGCTCGCATCAAGATTTGGTCCATCAATATGCAGATCATACAGATCGAGTCACACTCTCCAAAGGCGTTTTCGTTCCCATACAGAATTAAATTCATGGAACTTCTTGACTTGTATGAGGAAGTGGGTATGCTAGAGTACGCATTACGAGTTCGCAATTGGGCATGGATCCTAACAGGTAAACAATGGAAAAAATAGCATTTCACCCCTTCGACCTCAAGTCGCACGGTGCCCACATGGGCCTCTTCAATAATGGCAAGGTTCGCCTTATGGGCTACGACCTGCCCGACGACGTGTATGTCAATGACCAGCCAATCAAGACGTGCAACGTTACCACAACCCAGTGGATTGAGGAAACACAATCTATTGTTTTCATTTTAGAGGACGCCGTTGTAATTGAGGATACGTGCGAGGAAGTAGGCACGTTGTGCGTGGTAATTCCGCACGATAAGGTTGAAGAGATCCTGAGGCCACTGGAGGAACTGCTATGATCGTTCTTACAGACAGAGCCGAGCTAGAGCTTGTCAGGATTTCACAGGAGAGTGATCTACCTACTAATAGGGTCAGAGTAGGGGTGAAAGGAGGCGGCTGTAGTGGATTTAGTTATACACTCGGTTTTGATGATTCGCCTATCGGCGAAACAGATCAGTCGTTCCGTCATGGTTCGATTGAGCTTGTGTGTGACTCGAAGTCCTTCTTATACCTAAGCGGGATCACGGTTGACTTTGAAACGTCCCTGATGGGACGTGGATTTAAGTTTATCAATCCAAACGCTAAAAACACTTGCGGGTGTGGGGAATCATTTACAGTATGAGTCAGAAGTACAGACGACTCACCTATCGGCGAAACAGATCAATCGTTCCCTCATGGCTCAAGCGAGCCAAGAAGGCTCGCAGCAATAAAATCACGTTCGCTCAGCAGGTTGCAGAGCAACAAGTTATTGATGAGGAACGTGACAAAGTAGAAAAGAAACAACGCGAAGTGGAAATACGCAAAAGCGTATGGACTGATAATTTCGAAATCGGTGGGGCCTTATAAACCCCGTATATCTAGGAGGATATAATGAACCAAAGAGTATCTCGTAAAAGTAAAAAGCGTGAGCAGGCTTCTGCTCAAGAACTAGAACTAGTGGCAGCGGCCCGAGCCGCCCATGAAGCTCGTAAACGTCGTCAGGTAGAAGTGGCAGCTAAAGCCGCCAAGGAGGCCGCAAAGGCAGCCGAAGCTGAGACGGCCCGTTTGGAAGCTCAGAAAGCTAAGATTGAAAAGAGCCGTAAGGATGCACAGCTTCCTAAGCGTACTATCAAGGATAAGCTACTGGGTAAAAAAGACGAGGAGTAAAGTATGAAGTTTTTCGTGTATGCTAATAAATCAGATGTCAAAAATACCAGTGTTCAGGACGGGCGAGCGATTTACTTTGTACCCGAGCTGAAGATGCGGGATTGGGCGTCTAGATTTGATCCTGGCGTTATGGAGTTCTGCGGGGTGTCTATTGAGGCCGAAGATAAGATGGAAGCTAAAGAAGCGTTTTTAGCCCCATTGGATTGTGGCGGCCTTGATAAGATGTTTGCGGAACAAGAACCTCTGTTGACGCGGCATCGCAGTCAAAGACATGAATCTAAAGAAAAGGTCGGTGATGCGACGATGGACCTAATGGTAACTCGTCTGGCTGGACTTTGGCTTCAGATTGATGAAATGTTGCGAGCTGTAGCTCAACTATATGTTTTGAAGCATAATGACTTGACAGAACAGGAAGCATACGCTAAACTTAAGAAAGAGTGGCTGGAACGCTACGAGAAAATGTAATGAAATATCAAGGCAAACTGAATGCACTGAAGCACTTTCAGGACGGACACTATGCCGTTGCCGAACTCGATTTTCAAGTGGAGGGGGAGGTACTGCTGGTGCCTTCCCTTCCTTTTGTTATGATGCGACTGGATCAGCCGCACGGTCGGTTTGACAAAGAGGGGTGGCGTTTTGAAGTTAAGGGCGACAGATACATGGTTCCTGCCGAGGAACTAGCGAGAATTATTAGACCACACACTACCGAAGAAAACAACAAGAAGTTCGAGAGATTTTACGACGTATGGCAAATCAAAAAAGACTAGATGAAATGTATATGCGGCAGGCGTATAATGCCGCAGAATTATCGCACGCAACACGAAAGAAGGTTGGGGCCATGTTGGTCATTCAAAACGAAGGACGTTTTGAGGGTGTCAATGGTACCCCATCCGGCTTTGATAACAACCCCGAATTTCTAGCTCACCATGATTGGGCCTTTATAGTGGACGATACATACGAGTGTCGCTTCTGTAAAGAAATTCGAAATCGTAAAGATGCGATGGCTGCTGTCGGACCCTGCCCGCTAAACTTAAAGACAAAAGACATCTGTCTGCATGCTGAGAGCAACGCGATCATGAAGGTTGCGTGTAGTCACGCAAGTAGTATTGGTGGCACTATGTATTGTACGCTCACCCCATGTTTGGAGTGTGCAAAACTTATCATCCAGGCGAAAATTACGCGAGTAGTTTATAGTGAGCAATATCCGTATGCTACACATACGGGCGTAGAACGACCCCTTGGGTTAAAGCTACTGGAAGATGCAGGAATTGTGGTAGATCAGCTTGACATGACTGGCACTTTGTGCCATTATGATATGAGGCAACCTCATGCCCATCAAGACGAAGGACTCCACAATGCTACCGAAGACCTGTACAACAGTTACGAGTAAACGCAGACCCTGGTATCAGCGGCTTGCTGACCGTCTCGGAGCCGTAGGTGACGGCAAAGGCCGCCGCCTCTGGAAACTCAGGTTTGGTGGCTACCGTATGATTTATCGGGACGCAGACCGTCTTGATAGGGCTGGAGACCGCAGCGTCCGAGATCCTTACCTAGAGAGATTCTACATCTTCTCCACGCCGTGGTTCGGCGTGTACATCCATCGGTTCTGGGCATCGGACCCAGACGGTCTCCACGACCATCCATGGTCATCTTTCAGTTGGGTTCTTGAAGGTGGCTATAAGGAAGAGATTGCAGGTATTTTAGGGCCCGAGATTCGTATAGCTGGTTCAAAGCACTTTCGCCCCGCTCAGGAGGCCCACAGGGTCGAACTCTGCGAGGGTGACGAGCCAGGTTCGTGCTGGACACTCTTTACAAGATTTAGACGTAAGCGTCTATGGGGATTCTATCGTGGTGCAGAATGGATTCCCGCAGAGAAGCAGTCCCGTACGGACTGAAAAGAAAAATATGAAAGATACGCTGATCGCTATTGTGGCTGCCCTAGGACTGGCCGCCTGTGCTTCTGCTCCAGCAGAGGTTACACTTCCCGTTCCTAAGCTCGCCGTAGGAACCACATTCGAGACTCCGTGTAGTGAACACGGTTCACACACCCAAACTATTACAGGTACTCGCCTAGGAGTCATTTACGACATCTCAGGTGACGATGGAACCAGCGGAGAGGCGGCGGAAGAACAACTACTGCTCTTTATGGAAATGTACGGGATTGTAGTTGACACCGACGTTGAAGTGCGATAAGATACCAGTGATGTTGAAACGACTACTACTCGCTCTGCTTGTGCTTGCCCCTCTTGGGGCGGCACAATCGCAGGAACCTGACCTGAGCCGGTACGGCTCTTTGGCTCGACAACAGATCGTGCGTCAGAACCTAGAATTGCAGAGACAACAAAATTACCTGCGGACGAGGCGACGAATCCGCGAACAACTACCTCAACCTACTAGAATTACATATCAACGAAATGTTTCGCCTTATACCTATCCTTCTTCTGTGTCTACTCGCGGGCTGTGCGGACAATCCACTCGGTCTAACATCCGGTATGTGGGTACGACACGAAATCGACGGCCAGAAGTATTATATTTCCGAAGTCAACCTCGAACTTATGAACGACCAAGGTACTCGGGGGTACGTTCTTGTCAAGAACGAGTTTGGCGAGGAAATCGATAAGAAATATCCCATCCACGAATTCGCTTTGTGGTCAGATAGTCTACTAGAAGATACCGTCTTGCGACGCGAGATTCCGCAAGATGTCGAGACCAAACAGCTTGTCAGACAGCTTACGGCGGCACGCCGAGCACTAATTGCTAACCCCACGCCAGAGAACCGTGAAGTTCTAGAGGAACTAATCGTTGAGGGCGAGCAAGCACTCAGCCCGGTATTCCGTGAGAGGAAGTGGAACCCCACCACGAACAGCTATGAGTAAAAACGCAACAGAGTTTATGGCCGATCTGTTTCATGTCTGGCTTACGGGCGAACCAGAGATCCCGCTATACGAGTTCCTTCACCTGACCCGCGAAGAGTGTGATTTGTGGCTTACGAAAAAATTGAGCTGCGAAGCGGCTCAAGACTTCTACCTATCGAGAACAGGCCGTGCGTAGTATTACTTATATCCTTTGTCTTGTTTTAGCTTGCAGCAGTTGCCAGTGTGATGTGGAAGTATCTTCTACTCCTATAGAAGCAAGATTCGAAGATGGCGATATGGTACAGGTGAGACTGACTGGTGAAACTGGAGTTGTGCTTGACTCATGGTTTTCTGGTAGTGAATTTGAGGTTCGCATGCCCGACTACGAAGTTCGAAGATTCAAGAGATTTGAGTTGACTTTGCTGGAAGAACAAGATAGAGTAGATACGAGTGGTGAGAAGGTCTCGCCGCCAGCGGAGAAGTCCGCATCCGAAACCCCTAACACAATTTTCGACAATGAAAAAGTTTGGAACCCGCAGACCCAAAAATACGAAACGACCCGAGCTAATTAAGCTCGCGGTTACAGGTCCGCGTCCCGAGAACATGGAGGGCACTCCAGCCGCCTATGTTCGCAGCAGCATGCGAGATACTCTGGAAGTTTATCTAGAGGAGCATGATGGCCTTGTCCATGCCTACAGTGGTATGGCTCGTGGCATCGACACGATCTTTGCTACGCAAGCACTACGCATGGGCATCCCGCTCATCGCAGTCATCCCTTTCGAGGGTTTTGATGCACAGTGGAGTGCGGCTGATCGCCGCAAACTTCAAGAACTGTTGGCACAGGCCAAAGAAGTGCGAATCGTTTGCGACGAGGGCTCCAAGGCAGCCTACCAAGCGAGAAACCAAGAAATGGTCGATAGCGTCAATACGCTCTTGGCTTATCAAGTGCCCGGCAAAGCCGGGGGCACTGCAAACTGTGTGGCCTACGCTAAGACCTCAAACACCCCTGTCCGTTCTACGGACATTACACAACTCTTTCCCACGCTCGATAAGAGCCTGTTCACCGAATAATTATGAGCGATTTCAATATCAATTGCGACAGTGAAGATGTTGCAAAGGCCATCTCTGATCGATACCTCGTTGAAGAGGGATATAACTTGGCCCGCACTGGCCGTATGGTCAGTAGAGAACTTGCGAGCGATTTTGTCGCGAGCCTACAGCTTGACGGCTTTGATGTCTACGATCTTCGTGAGTTTGATGGGACCATCACGGCCATTAGCCAAGATCGTAGCATCTATTTGTACGCCGCCTTCTCCAATGCGACTTACACTGATATTTATGTCAAAGAAGGCAATGTCGGCGGGATTGTTCAGTTCTTCAATAAACACAAGAAGTTCTTTCTTGAGAAGGATCCCGGCCACGTTCGTATCGACTATTACTTCAAAACGATGTTTGGTTCGCAGAACCGAAGTATCATGATGGCGAAGGATAAGATTCAGAATACTCTGCCCGAATTGTATCCTGATTACGATGTGGAGAAACTGGCGTCTCAGTACGCTGCTTCTCGTGACAACATCCTACTTCTTGTTGGCGAGCCTGGTGTTGGTAAAACACAGTTCATTCGCTACGTCATGAAGGCTGGAGCGTACGATCAGATCGTCTACGTGAAAGACACCGCTGTCCTAGAGTCGGATGACTTCTGGATGGAGCACTCTGAGAGTAATGCTCAGCTTATGGTGTTCGACGATATGGATGACGTGCTGACTCCTCGTAACTCTGCACGTAAGAAGGGCGAGTCGGCCAAAGAGCATGTGGCCCGCAAAAACAATCCCTTCATGCGGAACGTTCTATCCTTCACGGACGGAATCTTTGAAAAAGAAACTAAAATCATCATTACGACAAATCAGCCTATTGCTGAGGTCGATGCGGCCCTGGTTCGCCCTGGCCGGTGTTTTGACTTTCTGACATTGCGGCCACTGTCGAATGCGGACGCTCGCGGCATCTGGGTCGATGTGCTGAAGAATGATGTGGGGCTTTTTGATGTGAAGTTTGCTGGCGTGGAGAGTATTACGCAGGCGTCTTTGATGAGTGAGCACCAAATCGCTCAGTCGGAATTTAATGATCGGTCCTACGTGCGACGTGGCGACCGGCACTACACTATTGCGGATAAGATTCGCGAAAACGGAGTAAAGGTACGCTAATGGCTTTAACACCTGAAGACGCGGCAGTGCATAACGATGCTGCGATTAATGATGCGGCTGCTAAGATTGAGATTGAGATCGATAATGTGCTAGTTGCACGGTGGCACTCTGGTTGCTCTATGGTTGAGATTCCTGCACCCGAATTCACGGGCAAGTGGGCTGAACAGATTGAGCATGTTGTCTCTGGCCGCTTTACTGGGGCTGGTTGGAAGATCGAAAGACAGCAGCAGCCTACTGAACGCTGGATCTTTAAGAGGGCTCGATAAATGGCTAGTTGGGGCATTAAGAATGCTGCCACATATGCATGTGGCGACACTATAACAATCACGAAGATTGCTTGGTTGCCTATTGTGTGTGATGACAAGCGAAAGTACTGGCTTGAGAGTGTCGTATACACATATAAGGTGAACTCAGAAGACGCTTTAGAGATGGAGGGATTCACAAGTGGCGAAGTACCCCACTACTCACACTGCGATAGTTACGAGAAATTCGCGTGGGAGCTAGTGTCACTACTGCCCCTTCGCACACCTAAGTAACTGAGTAGCTTGGTTTGAAGATTTGGGGTATGCGTGTTTGCAAACCACCCCCCGCCATTCGGGACTTACATATCCCGTACAGAATGAAAAAACCCCCCACCCCCCTGTCATTATGGCAGAGAGGTGGCGGGCCAGGAAACAAACACACAGGAAACGTGTTCTTTACATATAGTGAACGATATCTTTAGCAGATTCGCTCAATTGTTTTTTTGCTTTGAGCAATGCACTATAAACCGGAGATGTTTCGATATACTGCTCAAGTATCATGTCAAGCGTGTGTGCCATACCGCACACGGTATTCATTGCATGATCCACGTTGGCAGTACATAGGTCACTGTCCTTCGTGTGCCTCACGCCCCGCATACCATCGGCCCCTATGCTGGACATATGCGGCACCCTTAGGTCCATGTCCTCCCCGCATACGTAGCACGTACCCCTGCGGTGGGCGGGCGGCCCCTGGGCGTAGCACTTGACCACTAGCGGCCCCCCATGATGGCGTCAAGCTCGGCCATGCTGCGGGCCTTGTCGAAGCCCCTGCGGGCGGGCTTGTTGCTCTTCGTGTCGAGCGTCCGCACGGCGGGAAGCCCGCATGCACGACGGGAGAGGACCTCCTGAGCGTCGGAGAGAGAGATCGGGCTGCGGAACTTGCCGCCGTTGCCTTTTGTGTTGAGCTTGCTTTGCATGATGTTGTTTCCTGTTTCCGTTTCCTGAATCTGCTAGAGTATACCCCAGGCTAGGGGATATGCAAGGGAAAACCCCTTTATTTTTATCGCCCCATGCGGCAGGCAACTTCTTCCGCCTCCGTACGTGCCTCCTGCTCGGTCATACGCCACACGAACACGAAGCACTGTCCTGCGACTTCGATGCTGACCTTGACGTTACCATGGAGGGCGGGCTCGATTGTGATGTTCGTTTCCATAGTACTCTTATCGGCATACGTGCCCCTATGCTGTAGTACTAAATCGGATTTATCACAGCGATAAATAGAGAAATATATACATACCCTAGGTGTGCGTGTACTGCCCCGTATGCCCGCGTGGGCCAGGCCAGCGTGGCTTAGCTACGTGCAAAATAATATAGGCCCATACAGGGCGGGGCACATAGGCCCCTGCCCCTGCTAGGCCCCTGCCCTACAGGTCAATATCCTCGGCCATAGCGTAGGTGTCCGTGGTGACCCAACCCTCCTCGATACCCTCGGGACCGTACACTACGGCGGGCCCGTTGTATCCGTGGCGGGCCGCTGCCAGGAAGGCCGCATGCGGCACGTTGCCTTCGTCCGTGGTGATGATCTCGGTCGGAGCATCGGGGGCGAGGGGGAGGCCGTCCAGGACCACGATGTACGTTGCTTTCTTGTTCGTTTCCATACCTGTATTATCGGCTATCGGGACAGGAAACCGTAGGACAAACTTGGAAATCTAGCATAGAAATAAATACCCTGCTGAGAGGCCCTGTACTGCCCCGTATGGGATTATCGGCCCGGCCCGCGTGGCTTAGCTACGCATAAAATAATTGGGCCAAAAACAGGCCGCCCGGAGGCGGCCTGCGAGGCCCGTAGGCCCTAGCTCAGCGGGAAACTTTTCCCCAGGGGAGGCCCCAGTTCTGGGCACATTTCGGCCCGTAGCCTACGGAAAGACTTTCCGGGGTGGAAAGCTCGATCTGGCAGAACCGGCAGGAGCCCAATTCCAGGCCGGAAGAAATTGCGTAGTTCTTGGGATCTTGAGCGAAAGTCGCCAAAAAGGCGAGATCGAGATCCTTGAAGTTCCTTCCGGGAACGAATTGCCCCTCAGGGGTGATGTACCCGAAATACTTTCCGGGGTAGCTTCCCTGGGCTACGTGGATCGAGCCTGCGTTCCGGGAGTGGATTCCCGCGAGGGAAAACTTTGCCTGCGGGAAGATCATTTTCGGGCGTTTCATTCCCTTGGCCGTAGCGTGAGAGAACAGGGAAACGATTTCCTTGCAGCTCGGAAGCTCCTGAATTGCCTCAGGGGCGACTTTGGGGGCGAGCGTGGCCACGGCCAACTTGTGGACCCAGGGCCACTGGCGGTCGCTCAGGCGGCCCTTGCGGGCGTACTGCGTTGCAAGGGACAGGGCGAAGGTCGAGGTGAGCTTGGAAACGATTTCCACGGCTTCCTGGTTCGTGAGGTCGCTCGTGAAAGTTTCGCCTTTGAGAGTGTACTGCATTGCTTTCCTTGTTTGGTTTCCGTCCCCGCTCCATTGCAGGGTACGATATAATACCATAGAATACTAGAAAGGCAAACGGATAATATCTATCTTACAATTCCCTTACAATCGCTCAGATCGCTCTGTGCTCGCGTATGCTGGCAGTACCGCAAAACTGCGTGGCTTAGCTACGTGCAAAATCAGGGAGGCCCGCAGGGGCGAGCCTGAGCCCGCCCCGTGGCCCCTAGCCCCAATGGATCGGGCGGCCCGCAGCTAGTGCGTCCAAGGCCAACCGCAGCATAGCGGAGGCATAGTAGGAAATTTGTTCCTGGCTCAGCCCGTAGTCGATGATCCGACAGACCGACTTGACGCCCTCGGAAGAAATTTCCACCCCGTGGTTGTCCGTGGTTTCCTTCGTGTGCCCCACGGGATCGGCAACCGCTAGGCTACTGATAACGGTCTGGGCCTCGACCTCACCGCAGTAGTCGAACGGCACGCCGATCAGCTCGCAGACCGTCTCTGCGTTGCGGTTGGATACGTTCAAGCCATCGACCCCCGAACCTTCGAAATTGAATGTCACGCTCATGGTGTATATTATCGGCTATTGAGCCTGGAAACGTGAGATCATAATAACTGTCTTACAATCCCTTTACATCCTCTCAGACGCTCTGTACTGCCCTGTGCGGGCATATCTCCGGATAGGTGTCCCAGGGCCTATTCAGGGAGAAACGCGATTTCGGCAATATTTTCCACCGCTGTACTGCCGCGTGCTGGCACTTCGCCCGTGCCCGCGTGGCTTAGCTACGGCCATAAAAATACAGCCCCAGAGGGGCGAGCCTAGGGGGCCTGAGCGGCCCGCTAGACCCCTTCCTCGTCGGAACATTCTTCGCCTGCCAGCAACATGATCCCGATGCCGACGAAAATCATTCCGACCCACCACGGGGCATCGAATAGGACCATGGACATGATGCCGAAGTAGATGTAGAACATTTTTCCTAGTTCCCTTCGATCCATTTTTTCCAGTCGGCATCCGTCCAGAGAGCGGTGCAGACGGGAGGAACCGGGAATTCTTTGCCGGAAAGAATGGCGTTCAATTCGGCGGGAGTGTCGGCGGTACGGGCGGAAGTTTTTTCGACCTCACCAGAAGCGTGGTGGATCTCGAAGGGAATTTCTTTCATAGTGTTAGCTTTGGAGGCTTTTCAGGGTGGCGAGGGCAAGCGTCAGAGCGTAGACCATAGGGCCGCCCAGGAAGACCAGGACGAGCACGTAGTTCGGAGTCGCGTGCAGTAGGCTCTTGATTGCTTGCTTCATAGTATACTTATCGGCACCACGGCCCCAGAACTATAGTGCTAAACCGAGAATCACGACGAAAAGAGCAGAGAGCCAAAACAGAAATAATTGCTTCATACCATAGTATACCGCACGACTTGAGCGAATGCTATCTATTTACTCTTTCTTTACAAAGCCCTGTACTCGCTTGTGCTGGCACCTAGGCCCGGCCCGCGTGGCTTAGCCACGGGCAAAAAATGAAACCCCCGTAGGGGCGAGCCTAGGCCCGCTCCAGGATCGCAGAGACGATTCCCAGTATGAAAATGATTCCGCCTACCACCAGGCATCCCAGGAGGTAGGCGGAAGATTCTTCGTCGTTCATTTCAGGAGGACGAAATTTTCTCCCTTGAAAGAGATTCCTTGGATGGAAGAGAGAGCGTAGTCGCGAACGAGAATTTCTTTCTCGGTCTTCTGGCGGCTGCTAGTGCTACGCTTGGGAAGGAACGGGGCCACATCGTCCTGGGAAAGACTTTCGCCTTTACCGTTCTGGTACTCGTGGCCGAGAGCTTTTTCGACTTTCGTCTCCAGGTAGATTTTTCCCTTGTGCTGGACCAGCATGGGGGAAATCTTTTCACCCCAGGCACGGGGGGCCGACTCGAAATCGGCGGGAACATTGTTCTCGCGGGACCGTTGGCGGTTTACCGCGTTGTCATACTGGAATCCCAGCGTGACGTTGACGCGGGAGACCTTGAACACGGGTCCAAGGGTGTTTCCCGTCTTCCGGAGGCGGGCATCGGTTTTCGTGATGATCGTGGCGAACGTCGCACCACGGACAGAGTTCAGGAGGGCGAGAAGCTCGCCGGTCGTGATTGCTTTCATGCCAGAATAATACCATGGTGAGGGCGAGAAGCAAACGGATATCGGCCTTCTTACGTGCGTCTTACAAAGTCGCCGTGAAATAGTTTCATACCTCTGAGAGCCTCTGTACGCTCGCGTATGCTCGCCGGGGGCGGGCGTGCGTGGCTTAGCTACGGGCGAAAAAAGATAACGCGAGAGGGGCGAGCCTGAGCCCGCCCCGTCCATCCTAGGCCGCTTCCAAGCCGGAAGTATCTTCCGCCAGCAGGGCCATGTAGGTGGAAACAACTTCCGCACGGAACTTCGTTCGCCCGAACCCGTGACGCTGGCAGATATCGTCAATTTCTTCCCACAGGGAAACATTGATCGCATAGACCTCCTCGAAGGAAATTTCTTCCGAGATCATAGCGTCCCCGTGAGTGTGAAAAAGCTTCCACGCGAGAGGGCCAGCAAAATGGGCGAGTTCCGTACCGTTGATTCCGTCTTCCATATAATACTCTTCGGCACAATGCCCCACTAGACTATAGGGGAATCGGTGAGTTTACGTTTCCCTTACAAACGAGAAATAGGAAAATAGTACATACACCAGGAACGCCGTGGGCCGCCCCGTATGCTCGTTTCCCGCCCGCCCGCGTGGCTTAGCTACGCACAAAATATGGGAGGCCCGTAGGGGCGAGCCTGAGCCCGCCCCGTGGCCCCTAGGGCCTAGGTGATGTCGCCCGGTTGGAAAACAATGACGTTCCCGAAAATGGGCTGCCCGTAGTTCGACCGGGAACAAAGTGCCGATGCCACGGAATTGATTTCCGGGTCATTTTTGCACAGTGCCTCTTCGTCGCACCAGAGTTCTTTTCCCTCATCGGTGGGAACAATTTGCCCCATCCGGGCGTCGATGGCTTCGTTCCACGTCTGGAAACCGTTTCCGACTTCCCGCTCTTCGGACGTGCCATCGGTAAGAATTACCCTGCGAATCATTTTCTATTCTCCTGTCAGTTCCTGGAAAGATGTTCCGTGCAGCATGGTAGGATCTTCCACCGCACGGCGTGCAATGTTTTCCGCCGCCTTGTCAAGCTCGACCGGGCAGATTTTTCCGTTCACCCAGAACCGCTTGATGCGGGAAAGCATTTCAATGGCGGAAAGGGCTTCGGGCTCTTCGTTGGGGGTCGTTTCGCTCGTTTCCATGCCAAACAATACCACGGTGGGGAATTGATGTCGGCAAAATCCCCTTTTCTAATTGTTCGAGAATTGTAAACGCCAAAACGCCGTGTACTGCCCCGTACGGGCACGGCCCACGGGCCCGCGTGGCTTAGCTACCTGCGAAATTCGAAACGCCGTCAGAAGCGAGGAGAGGCCGTCAGAAAAGACTTGACGCCCGCCGAAAAGCGGGATATACTTCGGTGTTGGAAGTTTGTGCCGGAACTATGTTCCCTGCCATTTTGGCATGGGAAATATATTCTCTTACAAAACTCTTACAATGTTAAGGGAATGTAAAGGCAGTATTTTCCCATATATATACGTTAAGGGAAAATCTCACACTTCTACGGTTTCTAGGATACGTCCTAAAGATATAGGTAGATAGGGGCTCCCTCGACCGTGCGTGCCGGTGATGACCCACGCGGGGAGCCTGTAGGTTCCAACGGCTCCCGCCTCCCTACTTACAAGGTTGGGACTTACGATTCACCCGCTTGATCCCTTCCGTTTCGGTACTTTGCAGCGTTCAGCGTGCAGGATACCGCGATCCCCTATTCTACAGTAGCTCTTCGGGAAGGTCTCCCTCCGCGACCCAAGTCTCTAGCAGGGTCTCGGCACACTCTTCGGGGTCCACCCCATCGTCGAAGAGGTCTCGCACCATGACGAGATCGGGCATATCGTCGGCGTCCATGCCGATCTTGTGGGACACGATGAGGTTGACTTGCTTCCACCACGCTTTGAATGTCGTTTCCATGCTCTATAGTACCACAGTATAGGCGAGAGGTCGAGAGAATCTGGAAATATGATATAGAAATAAGTACCACACCTCAAGGCCGCTGTACTGCCTTGTGAGCGAGGATCTCCGAGGCCCACGTAGCTAAGCTACCTGCGTGAAAATTGACGCCCACACGGGGCCGTACAACCCGCTCCAGCAGTCTGCTTTTCGCTTGACAGCGTGGCCCCGGTGCGGTATACTTAGGCAGTTCTTTCCCGCGAACTATGTTCCTGGGTAATTTTTTCTTTTACAGGGTTTTTACAAGGTAAAGATTCTGTAAATATATTCTTATATATGTATGTTAAGGCGAAAACACAAACTTCTAAGGTTTCTGGGTTGACATAAAAAAGCGGACCAGCCTGGGGAGACTGGCCCGCCATCGGAAAGGAGGAGAGAGAAACCTAGGGACCTGCGTTGCTCGGGTTACTGACCCCCGTTGTTGTGGGTGTCGATGTCAGCGATGATCTTTTCCATGGCTGCCCATGTGGGCATCTGCGGAAAGTGTACTTGGTGCCCGCCATCGTTCGTGATGTAAAAGCCTTGGCTTTCTTGCGGGCCGTCGAAGACTCGTAGCACGCCGAGAACTTTCTTCTCGGTGCGATAGAACCGCTTGGTGAACCGGAAGATCCTTCCCTTGACCCTGGACTGTACCAGTTCGCGTTGTTCGATCATTTCTTGCATGTTTAGTCCTCGTATACGGGACTGTCGTCCCATTCGCTGGCCCAGTCGTCCAGCTCCTCATCGGTGATCGGCTCAGGCTCGGGGGCGTTCTCGTGGGCGTCGATACGCTCCAGCTCCTCGGCCATCTCCTCGTACCAATCCCCCATGATTTCGTTTCTCTCGTTCATGGTTGAATAGTACCACGCTATCGCGTGATGTCAAGCGATCTTACCAGGAAACGGTGATGATGTAATCACCCTCGGGGATGATGTCACGACGTACCATTTCGAGCAGGAAGGTGCGAGGCCCCCACATCTGCTTACGACCCTGCGACTGTACCCATTCCATTAGGCGGGTATCTTCCTGTAGCTCCTGAATGGCCTGTGCCTTCGTGATGCCGTCGAACTCGTGCGAGGTATCGTTACCGCACTCCATGTCGCAAGGCATTTCATACGGAAAGCCCCACTCTTCCTGGATCTTTCTTTCCAGGTCGCCATAGTCCACGCGATGAACGGATTTCGTTTCGATTCTCATAGTGAGTTGATGTTCAGGATGTCGGAAGGAAAACCACCGTCCCGCAAGTGCTTGCGGGCTAGTCTCTTTGCGAACCGCCCAAGTATAGCACGGGACTGCATGCGGCGTCGGAGTGCGTCCGCATTTACTCCGCGACCCGTGGTAGGGTTACCGTTACGCTCCAGCCACGCGAGCCTATTCGCTTGCGTGTTCAGCTCCATGAGCTTATTGTAGGCAGCGGTAGCCTTGGCCCCATCGCTCATCTTGAGCGGGGATCGGTAGCGGGGTGTCGCGTGGACTTGGCAAGGCAGGTAGCAGGTGCCACAGTATACCCAGCCGCTACCGTCAATCGGAAGATCCTTCTTGCAGCGTTCGCACTTATCGAATTGCATGATATTCTACCACGTTGAACCCTACCGGGTTGTGTGCCGTCAGCTTTTCAGCGTCCTTTTCTGCTTCCTCGCGAGAGTCATAGATTTTGCCAGGCTCTACACCCGTTGCCTCGCACGCTGGCCCACAGTAGGGCCAAGCCGGGGAGCGGGTTGATTTGTGGATCGAAAACCTCATGACGCCTAAAGTATACCCTCTAATTCGAAGGCTGCTTCCTTTCTTGCGATTTCTTTGTCCACAAGAGGTATAAGCCTTTGCACCTCTTCGGTCCAGTGCCTCAGCCTGTTTATCGCCCAGTGAGTGTCCATATACTGGACAGCGGTGCGACGGTACTCTTCCGCTCGTGACTTCTCAGCCACCGCGTGGCGATATTGCTCGGTGATAGTCATGATCTCGGTCCCAGCTTCAAGCTTAGCAGGGTCTGGCACGTCGGGCAAGTCTTGATGCCCTTTTCCTGTGGCACTTGGTGCCCCTTGGGGCATTCGATAGCGATGACTACTCTCATGCTGTTATTATAACGCTCTCCGAGCGTTTGTCAACTCAAAAATCCCAACCAATGGCCAGAAATTTCTTCCAGAAACAGATTTTGAGACTCATGGAATATTTGCAGGCAACAATTTCAATACCCACTTTTTCTATGCCAGTGTCTCGCCACCAGATCCAGGGAATTAGACGGTCGATTTTCATATCATATGTATAACCTTGAGCGTAGCGAAATGCAAGCTAGAAATAGAAGAAATATATACCACACATAGGACGGCGTGTACTCGCTCGTGTGCGAAGATCGCGGCGGCCAACGTGGCTAAGCCACGCACTAAAAACTATCGTGCAGCATAGGGCCGTATGGCCCCGCTGGTCAGTCTGCTAGCGACGTTGAATCGCGACATTCTTTCCGGTCGCGTACGCTGCTTTGCCTAGGTCGGTGTTGTGGCCGGAAAGCCCGTACACTTGGCCCTTGTACTCGATGGCCCCAGGGAGCTTCCTAGGGTCGTTCTCGGGCATCGGAACGTCGATGTAGTCCCCGAAGAAACCCGTGTACTCGGCCAGAACGGGAATTGCGTTGGCGATTGCTTTTGCTTTCATGCTAGTATAATACCGCACTAGGCTAGAAATGCAAGGACAAAATAAAAAGGCCCGCCAGGAATATTTCACCTTGACGGGCCTACCGGCGGGATTGGGCGTTGACCCGTGTACCCTAACAGAGCCCGGCGTACGACCGCTCTCCGTGTATTGTACCGAACCCATAGGGCCGGGTGCTCCCCGCTTGCGTCGATACGTGCTCTCGTTGTTTGGAGGCTCTGGCAGGATTCGAACCCGCGACGGGTGGACATATGCTTCGTCAAGCGACCCACCCGATACCATCTTCGCAACCTACATCGTCAGGCTTGCGGCCCTCGTGACTTCTGATCCCCCAGTAGAGCTATAGTTCCTGGGTTCGGTGCGATTCAGAGCCACCATAGAATACCATCGTATGCGGGAGATGCGAGAACCAAATGGATTCTTTGAATAGAAATAAGTGCATACCCTGGAACGCTCTGGGCTCGCGTATGCGGGAGAATGGCGGCGGCCCGCGTGGCTAAGCTACCTGCCCAAAAAATGAGGGCGATACGGGCGAGCCTAGGGCCCGCCCGGTGGCCGCTAGGCCCGAGCTACGTGGAAACGATTTCCAGCCACGATTTCGAGTCCGTGGCCGTCCAGTCCTCCCGGAAAGCTTTTCCTTGTCCGATGGACCAGGCAAGTTCTTCCGTGGGGGAATCGAATTCCCAGTAGGTAAGACTTTCCTCATCGTCCAGCCAGAGAATGTAAAACCTATATCTTTTCATGGTTTTTAGTGGGCGTTGTAGTTGACGGAAGGAACTTCCGCATCCCAGCAGGCTCGGCAATTTTTGCACTCGTTACCTTGCTCGCTGGCGGGACACTGGAAACCGTTTCCGGCCCCGACCGTGGACTGAGGGTAGGAAGAATCTTCCACCGCTTCCTGTCCGATCATGGCCATGGAAATTCTTACCACAAGGTTGGAAGGAATTTCACCCTCGAATGAGCGAACAATCTTCCGCTCCCGTGTCGGGAGCCAGAACCGGATGGTGGGAAGTTCTTTCGCGATCTCGACGATCTTGGAAAGATGTTCCACACTCTGGAGGTCGCCGCTATCGTGCCAGCGGAAAACTCTTCCTGCCCCCGTAGCCTTGCGGTACTTCTTTCCGATCAGCTCGACCATCAGGGAAACCCATTCCGGCTTGGAAATCGCTTCCAGTCGCCTTTCCTGGGCAGCTTTCACCACCGGAAAAACGTACATACCCTTGAGTGCGTAGCAGGAAGAACATACCGTGTTCGCTTGCTTCGCCAGGATCTGACCGAGAAGACATTTCCACGCGGGGATCCCGTATGCGAAACCGGGCATTTTACTCGGCTTGGACAATCCGCCCACGGCGGCCTCAAGCTCTTTTATCGTTCGCTTCATGCCCAAAGATACCGCACTAGGGGCGAGATGCAAACGGGAAATGAGAAAATAGAATAGAAATATCTTCCACGTCCAGGAGCCTCTCTCCTCGCCTCTCCGCGAGGCGGCCCCGGCCCGCGTGGCTAAGCTACCTGCGAAAAATGAAGTGCCAGCACGGACGAGTACAGGCGATCTGGAGAATTCCCTTGACTCTTGCCGTGGGAAGGATATACTTGGGTATGAAGACTCTTCTCTGCCAGACTGGCAGGGTAGTAGTTTCCATGCCGTTTTGGCAGGGGAAAATTTTTCCTGCCGTTATGGCGGGAAGTTTTTTCCGGGAAAAGATTGCCGGGTGTACCCTTATATATATACGTTAAGGGGGATTCTCACACTTCTACGGTTTTCTACTCTTCGACCTTGCCGCGACACTTGTTGCGGTCAGCTTCCTTCTTGCGGTCAGTGAAGGTACGGGCACGGCCCCGCGTAGCGGCTGCCATGCCCGACCCCGTTCGTTTCACACGTTCTGCGGCGTCAGGCAGTTGCTTCTTTGCTTTCTTCTTCATGACACCGAATAGTACCCTACTTTTTGAGTTGGGGCAAGGCTTCTTCTACGATTTTCATGCAGCGAGCCTCGACTTCCTCCATGCGTGCCAGGATCTCCGGGCCAGTGATCTCCAATCCGGTCTCGCCCAGGATCGTGTCAGGGAGCCGCTGGGCGGCGTGCTTGAGTTGTGCGAAGTAACCCGTGATGACCCATCGTTCGGCCTTGGGCTGGCCTGCGGTGCGTCCACGCTTGGCGATCTCGCCGCCAGCTTCGAACCGCTCGATGACCCAGTTGTTTTCGTCCGCTTTGCGGATCCTGAATTTCTCTTTCATGATAGAATGATACCCTGGCCAAGCGAGTTGGCCAGGGCTTTCTTGGATTTATTCGTCAGACGGTCCCCAAGCGAACTCGGCATTGCCCGCCACGATGGTCCAGTGGCCTGCATCATTGGCCACGGCATCCTTCTCCATCAGGTCGGTGGTGATGGCCCAGGTGATGAGGACCAGCATGAAGGCCAGCAGGGCGGCTATGACCGCAACTACGATGCCATTCTCGAAGCCAGCCTTGCGAACGTTATCAGCGGTGTCTATATTCATCTTCTTTTCTCAGGTGTTCTCGTTTCTCAACTATTCTAGTATAACATGGTGAGCTGAGAATGCAAACAAAAAAGGGCCGGGAATTTCTTCCCGACCCCGTGTGGTCAGTCTGGCTTCCAGAGCCCTACATATTCTAGGAACATTCCCAGAAAACCGAGTCCGAAGATCATCAGTGTGATAACCAGCAGAATCCAGCCGGTTGCCTTCCAATTGTCAACGTTCTCGTCGGAGTCTGGAGCAGAAAAAAAGGACTGGTAAACTTGGGGCGGTGCTCCCCGTGAGGAGCCCCGTTTCCATTGGATTGAACCCATTGGTACCTGTAGAGTACCCCCGCCCCTGGGGAGAGGCGAGGGCTTTCTGGGATTTAGTTCCCCGTCTTGTTGGCCACGAAAGCGTCCAGGAGGCCCAGGGCTCGCTTCTCGCGGCTGCCCCTGGTACCCTCCAGGAGACCGATCATGATGTCGTCAGCGTCGAGCTTGGACTTCTCAGCGGTGTAGTGCGAGCCGACCCAGGTCACCCCGTGGTACATGTCGGCGGCGGACTTGCCGAAGGTGCCGAATCGCGGCATGTTGAAGGCATCCAGGAAAGCGGCCCGGAGGTTACGCTTCTGTGCCTTGAGTTCCTCGCCCGTGCGGATCTTGAGCAGGGTATCGACGAACACCTCGGCCTCGCCGTGGCTCATCGGAACGTCGCCCAGCGTACCCAGGCGATTGGCCAGGGTTTGCATGAGCTTCCGAAGCTCGGCCCAGCGGCTCATGGCCAGGGCGTACTTGTCTCGCACGTCGCCACGGTGGACGATGCGGAACCCGCTGACCTCCGCGATAGCGGTGTAGAGCGAACTGGACACGGTACGCTCCAGGAAGAGCATGGCGGCGGCAGAGCCTCGCCCGTGGTAGTTGCGAGCCACAAGGTAGGCCCGGTAGACCTCGCCCAGACGCTCCTGGAAGGGGTCAGCGTCGGTCAGGTTGAGACGCAGGGCGATAGCCTCCACGTTCTCCACGCATCCCTGACGAATCTTGAAGGCCGAATCCGGAACGGCCAGACCTTCCTCGATGAAGGGCGTGAGATCCTTCGCCATGTCCAGGGGAGAAATTTCCCCATACTGACGCGAGACGGTCATGGGCGAAACAACTGCCCGATCCGAGTCCCGCTGGATCACGTACTGGTTTTCGACACGCTCGGAGCCGAGGACCGGGGTAGAGTTCTGGATCTGCCAGCTAGGAATGCTGACCTGAACTTTCTTCACCCCGTAGTTCATTTCCCTGGCAGCAAGGAATTCCGGCAGGTTGTCGATCTCCTCGGTGTTGTGACCGAGAGAGAAGAAGGATGCTCCACGGGAGCGGAAGCGGTCTTGAATGCTCATTTTCTTTTTTCCTCTTGAAAGGTTGTTGGGTGGCCCCGTCTTTCGGAACCACCCAATCATACCACGTTCAGGTTTGGAAGCAACTAGAAAACCGGGTTTCTTAGCTGTCTTCGTTTTCGCCGTGCAGGGTCTCGGCGGCCTCGATCAGATCGGCAGGGACCTCGGCCTTGGTGGCCTTGGCGGCGGCCTTGGTCGCCCGACGCTCGCGGTCGTTGACGAACTTGCGGTGGGCCTGCTCCACGATGCGGTGCAGTTCGGCACCCTTGGAGTTGTGATCCAGGCCGAACGGGCTCTGGCGGGCCGCAGCCATCTCGGTCAGGCGATCCACCGTCTCCGTGCTGACACGGGTGGGGAATGCCGTCATGGCGACACCGGGCAGGAAGGTGGACGGACGGCCCACGGGACGCTTGGCGGCGGGAGCTTCTTCGGTCGTGTTCTTTTTGTTCTTCATGGTATTGTCTTTGGTTTGGTTGTGGGGATGTCCCCCGGTTGTGCATGTAGAATAGCTGACTCTCCGAGGAATGCAAATAGAAAACCAATATGTTTTGTGGTTGCCCCTCTCCATATATAAGGTAAGGTTGGACATCATGAGAACGAAAGTTCATTTCATCGACACCGACGATAATAAGGTGGGCGAGTGGACAGCCTCGGATCACGTCCTGGACATCCAGCTTGACGACCGGGTTGTAGTATCTGGAAAGCTTTTCCAGGTCATTGCTCGTCGCCCTGTACTCGTGGGAAGTCCTTACGGTGCATATGATCGCATCATTGTCGTTTTTCCCCTTGACTCTTCTGGAGACTGAGGTATTCTATGGTGTTCGATGGATGTGGCCTCGCTGAGCCTGCAAAGGAATGGTCAGCGTCGGGGGCCGGGACGATACAATGGGGGTAGTGCCCGGATCGAACGCCAGAGCGTCAACTCTATAACTGATCCCAAAGCTCGATAGACGATGGAAGTCAAAAGCGTCACTGGACGTAGACCAGTATATGGGCTAAAAATTACCCCAGGCGTGGGTGGGCACGCTTGTTGAGATGAGGGAGCCGGGAGAAATTCCGGCTCCCACCTTGACACCGACCGAGAGTAGGGTACAATATAGGTGTAGGGGCATCCATTGAGCCCGACCCCCTACTGGCCGGTGGACTCCCGCTCGCGGTTGAGGCCCCGGCCCCCTTTTTACAGTAAGGGGAAAATTGACCCTGCTAGAATTTCATAGTAAGGGGATTTTACATGCTTCTAGCATTTTGGGTACTAAAAATCATAGTAAGGGATAATCACACCCTTCTAGAATTTCACAGCGAGCAAAAGTACCCCCGGTGTTCGGTACGATAGCTACGAAAAAAGCCCCCGGTGTTCCAGAGGGCTTCTTTTGATTGGTAGCGGGAGCTGGATTCGAACCAACGACCTTCAGGACATGAACCTGACGAGCTGCCATACTGCTCCACCCCGCGACTATCATACTGTCATGCTGCGAAATACTGTAAAGGTGTTTTTCCATGAAATCCCTTGAAAGTACGCGAAAGTACGTTAAACTACACAGTCATGTATAAATGGATACACGCTGAGACCGTTTTGAAACGATTTGACAACTTTGAAGACGCAATGAGGGCTCTGGATGCCGAAAATGGCGTTGTAGAGACCGAAAGTGGCGTTTTTGTTGCTAAAAAGGACATTAGGATCGTTTTGGACGAACAATTTGTCTACTAAAAACTAATTCGCAGAGAGTTCTGGACGTGGGCCGATTTGGAGGCAACATAATAGCCTTTCATATATGGTCACGGCGAACAAAGACCTGGAAACAAGAAATACATATAACATAGAGAGTGGAGCGAGGCGTCCTGAATGGACGCTGAGCGGCCTGTAAAACCCTAGTAAGGGGGCTTGACTACACTTCTACAGGTGTTATGATCTATCTGTTCAAAGGAGAACACAACTATGAATGAATACTACAATGAAGGCTATGCGGCCTTTTCGGATGGGCTCGACTACAGCGACAACCCGTACCCCGGTGATTCTACTCGTTGCGAAGAATGGGCAGATGGGTGGACTGCGGCGTCTCTTGAGGATGCTGGTGAGGAGATTAGTAACGAGGAGAAATATGCGGATTGGATGTAGTTAAGATTTAGTATAAGAAATGTGTGTGTGCGGAGCACGTACGATTCATATACCCCAGCCACCCAAGCTATGAAGATCCCCGACAAATACAACCCAATAATCATCTACCTCTACCTCCGCATGATCGGCGTCCACCCTCTCTGGTTTGTTGCTTTTCTCCTTATAGGTTTTCTATTGGGGAAGGTACTGTGAAAAATATAAAACATAATAACTGACATTACGCATGTTTTTCAGTTAACGTCAGGCCGCGTGGTCAGTACAGAGGCAACCATACCGACTACCGCCAAAATCGCCCTCTCAGTATTAACTGGTACTTTGTTGTGGACTCTTGTGACATCTTAGTTGTATCCTATCTGGTATGAGTAACCTCTCTGTAAAAGCTATTCGCGGTGCTTGCTGCAAGTCCGTCGCCGTGGTATTCTCTAATCGTCAAGAGGTGCTATTGCCTAGGCATATAGTGATTCGCCTCTTAGGGAAAACTCGTTTCAATCGGCTGGCAAAAGATAAAAGATATGGTACTACGAAAGCCTGACCACGTACAGCGTGCTCGTACGCTCACCAAGCTGGACCCACAGGATCAGCTTGCTATCGTGGGCGACCTCATCGCCATTCGTGACGAGTTTATCGCTCGCGGCCCGTGGGATCTACACCCAGACATCGGAAATCCTCGCATCGAAAGAATGCTCTGTCACTACTGCGGTTGTGAGCAGGGTAATCCTCATGAGAGTAAATGCTGGTGGCTTGAAATAGAGATATAAAATATGTTTACAATCATCGCAACCATCCTGTTCGTGCTGCTCTTTCTCATCTGGCGACGCAGCAACTTTCTAAACCTTTGCATCAAAGGAATCTTCCTCGGCATGTCTGTGTGGGGAGCTTTCCTGGTGCTCAAGGATTTCGGCTACCTAATTAAAACATAATGCATTACATAGTCGTCTATCTTGGGTACTACGATTCTGTTGAGCCTCTTGGCTGCAAGCAATTCATGTCGTTGTCTGAGGCTAAAGAATTCATCGAGCAAGAAGGCATCACTGACTACCATGTTATCAGCGGTAAACTCATCAGGTGAAAGACTATATAACAGGCACGGTGATTTGTGCTAGTCGGGGCGGTTGGTATGTCAGTATTCAGGCTTTAAGAATAACACATGAAGTACAAGGGACTCATGCTGATGCTCTTTTTGCTGCAAAATGCATACTCACGGGTGCGGGATACAATAAATTTAAACCATCAATTGGCGTGAACGGTAGAACACCCTTTGAAGCATGGCGGCCTCACACGTTTGAACTAGAAGGTGCCCTCTGATGTTTATTGAAATCGAAGTCGATTGGCACGGTGCAGTTGTGCCCGAGCAGTACACACCCGATCCCAGGGTTATCTGCATAAATATTAATGCTATCGAGGAGTTCTATTACCACAAGACTAAGGACGGCAGGCACTATACGCTTGTAGCATCGAGACGCAGCGAAGATTCGTTTTGGTACTCGACAGAGACGTATGATTCAATTCGCGAGAAGATCACTCAAGTACGAGACAAGTTTCGCTTGACAGGGCCGCTCTAGAAAGATATACTAAGGCATGAGTAATATTTATATCGGAGCACGTACTGAAACGGATGATGGCCCTGGCGAGGTCGTTGACGTTTTCCAGAAGAAAGACGAATTGTTTGCCGAAGTGCGGCTGGATAGCGGTCCCCGCATCTTCATGGCCATCGAACGCACGCAATTCCCCGCAGAAGCCGAAGAAGAAGAAACCTCCCTATGATGCAGAATTTTCTTATGACACTGTGTTTCGTGGTTATTTTAATCGCGAGCAACCTCATACTCTTGAGGACAGCACTTGGTATCATACAAAAGAGCATCATGTTGCGATTAGTCGTAGCGAAGAAATCTCAACTGATTGGCGGCGATGCCGACGAATTCCTGCGTCTAGAGGGCGAAATTAGAGCTTATGAACGAATCCTCAAAGAAGGCCCTGCAAGCCCTCGCTGACGCCCACTGTCAGATATTTCTGAACAACGCAATAGCGGTGGCCGACGCGGTTCTTGAGGATGCGAAGAAACGCAGCCTACACGCACCCACTGTCGAATATTACAGAGGGCAGAAACTAATTGCCGAACAAATCCTCCTCATCCTGGACGGGAAAGAACTTCCTGACGATGGTTTCTTGAACGCTGTCATTGACAAGGGCAAGCTCAAGGTGTATGATGAAGATGGAGAACGGATAGAACTGGTCTTTGGCGATGACGTTGACTGAAATACAAAAAAGAAAAATGCATGCCATCATCAACAAATCAATGCAGATGCATGTAGACAGCATTCCGGATGGCAAGTGGAAGACCGCCAAACGAGAAGAGGTTGATATTGTAGATATGGAGAATGGCCATCTTCGTAATACAATGAATATGCTGAAACGCAAGAAGCTAGATAAGCACAGGAAATACGCCGAGCTAGAAGAAGAGGCGAAGGCTAGGGGATGGACGCTTGACGCGGACGAATTCTTACTTGAGGGCGGACTATGAACCCTGACGATATTTACCAGCACAACATCAAATTCGACATCGAATATCTAGCCAACAGCATGGGCAAGAGTGAGATCTGGGATGCGACGTTGAAAGAATACGAAAGAATCCTAAACGCTGCCCCTCGACAATCTGCCCAAATCTTTGTAGAAGAAGAACCAACCAACGTGCTCGATGAGCCGTTCGAGCTAGGTGGAGCACTATAATGAAAATCATCGCCGTTAGCGACACGCACGAATCGTTCCATGTTCCGGAGGATATGCCTGAGGGCGACGTGCTAGTTCATGCTGGTGATATTACCAACATGGGCTACAAGCACGCTATCAAGCAGTTTGCCGAGTGGCTCAAGAGTATCGAGCATAAGTACGATGAGATAGTCGTGATCGCAGGTAATCATGACTTTCTATTCGAAGAAAACCCCATGGAGGCTCAGGGTATACTACGTGAATATGGACCTCATAACCTGCATTATCTACAAGATGAATCGTTTGTCTACCATCATCTCGAAAGTGATAAAGAATATAAGTTCTATGGATCGCCGTGGACGCCTCGGTTCCATGATTGGGCCTTCAATGTGAATCGTGGCGTTTTAATTGCTGCAAAGTGGCAGATGATCCCTGGCGATACTGATGTACTTATCACACATGGCCCGCCCCATGGCATTCTGGATCCTGGACGTGGCGAAGAACACGTAGGCTGCGAAGAATTATTGAAGTGGATGCCGTCTGGTGTAAAAGCTCACATTTTCGGGCACTGTCACGGTGGCTATGGTAGAGTTATGCGTGCAAGCACTCTGCACGTCAACGCGGCGTGCTGCGACGAAATGCACGGACTGAATCGGTCACCGCAAATTATTTCAATCCCATGAAAGAGCACGAACAAAGATCTTGGTACGAAGGAACTCACTATGACCGCTGGCGTCGTAGCAAGGGAGACTTCATCAGTGTGGACAAGATGGCAAAATTCCATCTCATTAGTGCTGCCAAAAAGCTGGTCAGGCTGGACATGACCGATCTTGAGGTTTATGCTGGCATTTGTCAGCGTTTACGCGACTCCCGCAAGGATGGCGAGATCTACGAGTTCGAGCTTGGCGGTGCCCTGTGATCGCATTTTGGGAGTATGATGTCTTTCCCTACTGTTTATGGGGCGAGGTCAAAGAGATTGGTCCTGACAAAATGGAAGGGGCTTATGTCAAGATCAAAGGGTACGACGGCATGGCTTTTCGCAAGAGTAGTATTATTGCTATTGTATCTAAAGAAGAAGCGGATCCGATTATTGATATGCTAGGAAGGCAAATCGATATCTGGGAAGGCGTCAAGAGACAGCTACGAGAGAAGTCGGACATAATCCTGGAAAAACTACCTAAGCCTCGCTGGAATCTTCTTCTCGACGATCATAAGGTAGAGGGAGCCCTCTAACATACCCTTTACAAAGTAGCACTTGACGATCACTCCTGGCGTGATAACATATAGTGTCAAACGGGCAGCAAAGCCCACCAATTCACCAATCACAGACTAGTATTATGAGCAAGCAAGAACTTACGGTCAACGACCAACTCCTCGACAAGTACATCGGTGCTGGCTTCAACGTCATGTTCCACGGCAAGCACGGTGTTGGCAAAACTCACATGGTCCTGGCCGCTTTTGAGCGGGCCAACCTCAACTTCATGTATTTCTCGGCTGCCACGATGGATCCGTGGATCGACTTCATCGGCGTCCCCCGCGAAATGGAGGATGACAAAGGTGCGTACCTTGAACTGGTGCGTCCCAAGGCCCTCCGCGACGATACCGTCGAAGCCATCTTCCTGGACGAGTACAACCGTGCCCCCAAGAAGATCCGGAACGCAGTCATGGAATTGATCCAATTCAAGTCCATTAACGGACATCACTTCCCCAACCTCAAGGTGATCTGGACCGCTGTTAACCCTGACGACGGCAACTACGACACCGAAGGCATGGACGACGCCCAGAAGGACCGCTTCCAGGCCCACGTCGAAGTGCCGTTCAAGCCCGACCCCAAGTACTTCGCCCGCAAGTTCGGTGAAGACGTGGCTGAGGCTGCCGTCGCATGGTGGAAGGCTCTTTCGCCCGATGTCCAACCGAAGGTCTCTCCTCGCCGCCTGGACTACGCTCTGGAGGCGTACAACATGGGCATCGAGCTTCGTGGTGCGATCCTGCCGAAAGCGGCCAACGTGTCGAAGCTCGTTGAGGATCTCTCCAAGGGTCCTGCGGAACGCCGCTTCAACCAGCTTTTGAACAGCAAAAAGCGTAAGCCGATGCAGGAGTTTCTGTCGGACGAAAACAACTTTGCTGATCTAGAAAAGGTCATCGCCGGTTCTGATACTGCTATCGAATTCTGCGTGAGTCTTCTGGCTCCGGAGAAGCAGCAGGTCATGATTACCCGCTACCCCAAGGTCCAGAACTACGTGTTCGCCAACCCTGGCTCGTTCTGGGATCTGATCGAGCGTGTCTCTCAAGACGGTCAGAACAAAGACATGAAAGATAGGGCGACTGCTATCGTGGATGCCCGCGAACGTCGTCAGCAAGCCTTCGGTGCCGGTAACGACCCTTTTGCTAGTGAAAAGAAGAACGTCAGCAAGTACAATGCTGATGCTCTTGGTGACTCCATCGAACTGGCCGACAATTTCTCTGGCCGCAACGTTCATATTGGTGCAACTCGCACCTCTACGGACATCGATCCGCAGACCGTTCTGAATGCACAAACCACTCAGCAACGCATGCCGATTCTCACGACGGACCTTCCGGATTGTGTGTCGGTCAACATGGAGCAGCACGAAGCAGTTTATGCTCTGCAAATCCTCGACTACATCGCGGCTCGCTCGCAAGAGACGACCATCACCAAGAGTCCTGATATCGATAGGACTATCAATACTGTGATCCTGGCGATCCAAAATCACTCGCCCAACATCACGGTCAAAGATCTGGCCGAAGTGGCTCCCTACGTCATGACGAAGATCGTTCCGGTTCTCGTCAACCAAGTACGCCACGGAGAGTTTGTCTTCGGACGGAAGTAAGAAAGTCTGAATTGGTGACTTGCCTACCACGCTTCGGCGTGGTAGGCTTCATCTGTATTCGAAGGACCTAACCAAAGAACAAAGCAATGGCTACATACGAAGAATTCGAAGATATCGCCCCTGGGCTGGAACGCTGGCACGGACTGTTCAGCCAGTTCTGGTCAATGGGTGCTCCCCGCTTCACCAGGAAAATCCCCACGGCAGCCGTGGCCTTCAATAAGAAGGGTCAATACGCGGAGTTCCTGTTCAATCCGGAATTTTGGGATCAAATGTCCCCGACCGCTCGCGAGTTCATTGTCTGCCACGAATGTCTGCACGTTCTGTATGAGCACGGACTTCGCATGGTCAACGCTGAGCAGAAGCAGGTTGCCAACCTCGCCATGGACGTGGTAGTAAACCACTCACTAATCGACAACTTCGGATTCACCCACGAAGATCTCGACTGCGACGTTCGTTTCGACGATCAACCGGAAGATTCTGAAACAAAAACTCTCGATGAAGTCCTTATCTGGAAGGACAAAATGTACGAGAAACCGGACGAGATCGCTGACAACGAAACGTTCGAATATTACTATCGCAAGCTCATGGAGCGTGTCGATGAAATGATTAAGAATGGAGAAATCTCCACGGACGGCAACGGCATCCCGATCTCCATGCCCGGTAGCGGTAGCGGCTCTCCTCTGGACGAGCAGACGATTGACTCTCACGAATTCATGGAGGGTGGATCGGGTACGCAGGCCGGTGAGGATGAAGACGAAGATGGAAGCGGCTCAGGCGATTCAGAGGATATCGACGGCGAGCCTGACAAGGGTCTCGAAGGTCTTGAGCAACTGCCGGATGAAGTCGTCGATGATATGGTTGACGAAATCCGTCGTCAGCTTAATCCTGATGAAAACTCCCAAATGACCAAGGCCGGTGTCGGTCGCGGTGACAAGGTTTACAAGGTGCGTTTTGCCAAGAAGAAGGCTCTCCAGAAATGGGAAAAGCTAGTTCAAATGTGGACTGCCTCTGGCGAGGCACCCGACGACGTTTGGACCCGCAAGCACCGTCGTCACCACATGCTTCCGCCTCAATTCATGATGCCCTCCGAGCATGAGGAAGAGACCGAGAACGCCAAGGTCAACGTGTGGTTTTTCCAGGACATTTCCGGTTCCTGCACGTCCTACCTGGACGACTTCTACAACGCCGCTCGCACCTTCCCTGAGCACTTCTTCCAGCTTCGCATGTTCGGCTTTGATACAGGAGTTATCGAGGTCGATCCAAAGAACCCGAATCTCCGGGCTGGCGGCGGCACCTGCTTCCGCTGCATCGAGGATGCTATTCAGCAGAAAATGAAGACGACCGGCTGCCGCTACCCTGATGCGGTGTTCGTCTTCACTGACGGATGCGGCACAGACGTTTCCCCACAATACCCTGACCGCTGGCACTGGTTCCTGGAAGGCCACTACCAGAGCGAGCACAACATCCCGAAGGAAAGTAGTCGCTACCAACTCAAGGACTTTGTGAAATGAGAATTCGTACGCACGCCGAGGTCAACGTTCAATACTCTATTACCTATAAAAAGAGAAAGTACCATTACAACTATCAATTCGTCACCCATGGCGGCGAGTTGCGGTTCCGGGGACTTAGCGTTGGCCACTACGGCGTGGTACATGATTTTCAAAAAACCACTGGACGCGACTGGAATGAGGTGGTATTCTTGTATCCTGGCATGCAGAAGAACGTCGCCCACGACAAGTCGTACGGGCAGCCTGTTCTAAAGGTCAGCGACCTACCTCCCGACATTCGGGATATCACCAAGAGAAAAGACCTAGTAATTCCTGAGGCTGTGAAAGAAGCCGCCCAACGCAAAGTAAAATTAACAGTAAGTGATGAATTCGCAAAACGATAAAGTAGACAGATATCTTGGCAGGGTGTACGAATCCCTGCCGGAAGCTGGCGTACAGTTTGCCCAGATTCCTTGGGCTCTCATATCACTGGCGACCTTTGGCTTGGGCATGTGGACACTGTACGGAGGCGGCCCCGAAAGGGGGCTCACGTCGGCCCACGCACTACTCTGGGTTTTCATTGTGCTCGACGGCATCATGCTGTCTATTCTGGCACTAGCGTCCTTCGGGCACGCCTTTATCTCTGCAAAAGACCCGGTTGCGGGAGATAAGGTCCTATTTACTAGCGAATACAGGTCAAATTGGCTGAGTAAGTTTACTTCCTACACTGATGCACCGTTGATGCTTGTTTTAGCAGTCCTGGCGTCCTGGCCAGTAGCTATCTTTGCCCTCTCTCTCCTGCTGGGTGCAGAGTGGATGGGAAAGTATATCCATAAGAACAACAAGCAGGAACGTCGAAATGAATTGGCAAAAATGGATGAGGCCGAGCTTCACGCACTCTTCGCTACTGATGAAGAGGAAGAGGCTGTTGGCAGGGATATTGACGATCTGTTGAAAGAATTTGAGAACTTTCAGGGGGATCTCTAAGAAAATCCGGAAAAGTGTTGGACGTTCAGGAGATTGAGTGTATAATACCCTTGTCCCCGAAGTTGTCGGGAACGTCTGATACGGAAAGTGGCCTTCCAGTAGGGGAAACAGCGGCCACACCCAGGTAAGTGAATAATTTACAAGGGCACCCTACTGAACTCGGGTCCAATGCCTTCGGGTACGATCACGGAGCGAGTCAACTCCAAAAGCAAAGCCTTTCTCGGGCCAGTCTTTGACAACTAGGTGAAGTAAAAACGACCCCGGCTTAGTGGCCGGGGTCACCGTACACTTCTGGCTTCGGCCAGGAGCTTGACCGTGTTCTCCGGTCATAAAACCCACGTCCTTTAGTTCGATTAACCGGGGCTGGGCACCGAAAGGTGATAGTGAAAAGCCGGTATCAACTACGCCCATACCAACGGGAAATAGAGATACTTGGTCGGTGTGGGATAGATTTCCTGGCAGAAATCGAAACCCACCAGAGGTTCGCGTTATGAGATTCCCTGCCAGGGTAATAATTCTAGTGCGTTCAGAGTGGATTTGGTTACTTATCAGAACAACGGTTATGGTCATCTTTATGATAAAAGATCCTGGGAAACTGTCCGATAGGGCAGAAAGTAACACTTTGTGTAGCAGAAAGCGTCTCTGCTCCATCCTGAAAGGGAGGGAGTGTCCCGCGAGGGGTATTTTTGAGAATGTCTCAGGCATTCAAAGAGGTACGTGCGAGCCGAGGGTGTCGATCAACACTCCGAAGCGATCACAGAATGATGCACAATGTATCGGCTGCTGTTGGCTGCCCGAGAGGGAAACGACAGTGACGAAGCCAGTGAAGAGACTAATCTCTCGTTCACAGACCGTTTCTACCGTGCTGGTGGGGCGGGATCACTGGTGTCCAGGGCGAGATCTTGTGATAGCCTGATTACGAACACTCCGTGTTGTAGCGGATAGTGAGGGTGGCGAAAACCTCATGATGAAGTGGAGTAACTCCCATAAAAACAGCTCCTAGTCTCGGAGAGACCGGGGCGGACCCCCGTAAGTTATCCATGGTGGAGAAAGCGTCCTTATGAAGCTAAGGCCGAGGGAAGCGTTCTACGAAGCTAAGGTAACAGTCCACCATCCAACGCGGGCAGATGAGTCCCCAATATGTTCTTGCATAGCAAGCTGAACTAGTGGTCGATAGATAAAATAAGAAGTTTTTGGGGGATCGACCCGTTGCCCGCGTTACTTTCAGGTCTGGTGATAGTAGAAATAGATCCTTCCGTTTGATCGCGGTGTTCTATCAGAGAAGTGAAGATAACCCAATAATGGGATCCATTGGACTCCAATCCTTTTCGTACCAGACCTTCAATGCAAACGACACTCTCGCTACGAGGCCATTTGCTTTAAATGGGCAAGGATAGCGGTCTTCTTACTGGCAATCTTTGACTAGAAAGAGATAATACTACATCCTCTATGGAGTAAGCTGATAGGTTATCAAAGCAAGTTGGCTCATCGTCTAAAAATAGGACGCCCCTTATTTTATTTATATACCCAAGGGGAAATGCAGGTGGATAATCCTGTTGAGTCAGCGTTTTAGAACAATGTCCCTGTAGTGTTAATGGCAATCGATAAATGGTGGTACTGAAAACATCGATTGGGCTCGCATGCAAGCCTTAGCACGCTTCCTCGATAGGGAAGTAGAGTAGGTTCGATTCCTGCCGGGGACGCCATTCACGCCTCTGGACATAAACCAGAATCACTGTCGATTGGGATAAGACGCTGGTAGTAGACCAATCCGCCAGAGGCGTTTAAAATTGGCATGGAGAGTGGAGCTTAGCGGCTTGCCTTATTAGAAATAGTCAAAACTCTCCACCGAACATGCCGTATTAGTGTTCAACGGATAGCACGCCACCTTGCCATGGTGGAAGTATCGGTTCGAATCCGATATATGGTTCCAATCACGGGAGTATCGCATAGCGGCTATTGCTCCAGGCTGTAACCCTGGCGTCCCTAGGACACCGTAGGTTCGAGTCCTACTGCTCCCACCAATCATGAAGAAACTTATATTATGCCTCGCGATAATTCTCGGTAGCATTTGCTATCTGAGTTATACGCCTAAGCCTGAATTTGAGGCAAATATTCTTGTGGAATATACTGACTACGAGCCTGAATTCTCGGTCCAAGCTATATTCAATCAAAATGAATCCTACTCAGTGGCCAACGTGAACGTGCGTGATGCTGACTCTGTATTAGCCTTTAGCTTCTTCAAGGTTGACGACGAGCCGTTGCCATGGGTCGTTGAAGCAATTAATATTGAAGATTCAAATGGTCTTTATCATTCGATGAAGATAACATTAGATATCGTGGATAGTGAATTAGTCATTATAAAAAACTGAAATGAAGAAACTGTTAGCTTTGATTACTGTTGCCGCAATTGGCGGTATCCTCTTTTTCCAGTATTCCGCTCCTGATAATTATGAAGGTCCGCCTCTGATTGGGCCGGGGCTAGAAGCCGTCATGTGTAAAACGGGTGACGGATCTCTTGTGCAGGGATATAAGGCCGAAGATGGCACTATTGTCCACATCGTTTCCGAGGGATCCACGCACACGCACGTTCCTTGCGAGCATTAATTTGTATGGTAGCTATAGTGTAGTGGCCTGCACGGAAGGTTGTGAACCTTCAAGTCTCGGATCGATACCGAGTAGTTACCCCAAAAACACGGGCACGTAGCATTGTGGAATGCAGCCGCCTCTAAAACGGTAAGAAGCGAGTTTGACTCTCGTCGTGCCCTCCATTTTCACTTGACAACCACAACCAGCGTGGTAGGGTGTAGTATGCGTTACGTCACAATGGTTGGAGATATCATCTCCGAGCCTTTCGAATCCAAGCATGATAGACTGTGCTTCAAGCTGCGTGACCCCAATGGCTTAGATATTACCTGCTACGCCCCCTTTCAATTGGCACACCACGTCAGAGAAGGCGACTATATTATGTGCTATGGTAAGATCGTAACGACAGATGATGGTCGCATGATTGTGTCCTTGGAAGCAATACACGAAGAAGATAGACCAGTGCCCGAGCCCAACACGTTCGAGTTAGGTGGAGCCCTGTGACAATTGGATATGTAGAAGGGCCAGTAATGTCAATAAGTTTTGGAATTGATTATGTTGAATTTGACGTTCGTGCCATTGGGCAATTTAGCAACGCAGCTAAGCGAGTACGCTGTATCGCCCCCATTAATTTTAAAAGCGTTATAAAATTGAACAATGAAGTCAGCATCAGCGGCACAGTAGAACATGAGGACACGCCGAGCGGAGTTTTCTCACGTATTAGAGTCACCCGCGTTGAACGAGTGACTAATGAATTTCTGCTCAGCGGAGCATTGTAGTGTACTATTAATTGGAGACATAAAATGACCTAGACTCACTATTTTATTCTTGTTAGAAAAGATTTACCCCTCTCCCAGCAACTTGTGCAAGCCTCGCACGCAGCTTATGAAGCTGGGAAGAAAGATAGCGGCCCGGATATTTTATCTGTGGCAATGTGTGAGACACCCTCGGAAGACCAGCTACTAGCTGAGGCCGACAGGCTCGAATACTTAGGTATTAAATATACTCTCTTCCGAGAACCTGATAGAAATAACGAGGCCACCGCTCTATGTACGGAACCTCTTTCTTCGCAGCAACGTAAGCGGCTCGCCCGCTGGAAGTTATGGGAGGTCTAATCATGTTGTAGACAGCAAGACCACCCTAAGTAATATCTGTTTCTGTTTTATTTACTGTTACACTTTAAACAAACAAAAAGAGATAGATATTATGAAAGAACTGAAAGAACTAATCAAAACGCTCGCCGCCGAGCAGATCGAATTGAAAGCTGGCCGTAAGACGGGATCGAATCCCGGCTATGAGAAACGCTGTGCATCTAATGATGCAGCCAGCAAAGTCCGTCGTAACAAGCCGAAGATTACTGCGGCACATAATCTGATGCATGAGCTTCGTGGCTCTGATTACCAGCATAACCTTCCCGATGATTGGGATTGGCTCTATTGGTACAGAAAGGACATGGAAGCCTTGCGTGCAGAGTTTGCGGTTGAGCCCGCAACAGAATAAGAATGGCCCCATCGTCTACTGGCGTATAGGACACCTCCCTTTCAAGGAGGAGAAGAGGGATCGATACCCTCTGGGGTCACCATGCCTTGCTGGTGTTTAATGGCAGCACGTTGGATTTCCAATCCAAAGGTAGGAGTTCGAGTCTCCTGCGAGGTTCCACTTGACACACGCTGAGAGCGTGTTACTATGTAGGTGTCCTTGATAGTGACTGTTTTGAATCGATATGGACAAACAACGAAAGTCGCCGGTTCAGAGCCGGTGGGGCTGCAAAAGCCTTGTGCGGGTGAGAATCCCGCTGTCGATGCAAATAGCAGAGCTATCAAATAAGGACAAATTATATTTATGCTAAATCAGAGCGGATACACGACGCTGACGTTTCCAGTGTCGATTGATACGAACCTCTGGTCGCGTGGGCGTCCGTTCGGCTGGACAGCGAGGCAACTATTAAAGAAACACTATAATTTATGTATAGGCGGCGGGTCGAGTGGAGTCTTTGACTAGAAATATTCTAGGAGACGTAGAAGCGTTGAAGCCCGCCGCCGCCTTTTTCCAATGAATTGTCCGAAATGTAACGCTCCTGGCCTTCGCAAGAAGGTATATGTTGTAGCAGACACACTAGCGGAGAACTTCAATCTCAGTAAGTCAGGTATCCGAAAAAAAGAAGTAGAAATACAGGCTGTCCAATGGGGACATGCAGTAGAGTATTGCCCCACCTGTCTCTGGCGGGCACCACAACGAATCTTGTTTCCATGAATAAAGAACTACTAGAAGAATTCGCCCGTATTTACAACTGTAAGACGGCGTGCGTCGAGAAAGATGGTTTTACGGTTTGTATGATCGAAGATAAAACGATTACTGTTGGCGACGGAGTTGGTTCTTTTAATGCTTTTGATACGAAGACACCTACGGCCTGGACAGAGGCAGAGATCAATCGGGTGGCAGATCAAGCAATCGCAGAGTACAAAAGTTTTATGCCATGAGTAAAGAAGAATTCATCCGGCTTTATGTCACGCAGTTCTTGGCCAGCTACGCAGCAGTCCATCATGCTGACGCCTGTGCTACTGGTAATCATGATTCTCTTTATCCAGTAGAAGATGCAGAGTATCAAGCGAATGTAGCTTGGGATAAGCTGCAAGAAATGGAAATAAAAATATAAGAAACGTGTGCGACAAATTGTGGGGCGGCAAACACTGACAACCTACCCTCACGTTCGCGGGGTTCCTTCGGGTGGACAGCGGAGTTGAATGATAGTTTAATTGGTAGAATACCCGCCTATCGGGTGGTGTCGGTTCGAGTCCTGACTCGTCAATTAAAACGCAGCGTTTCTTTTTGTTCATGGGTGGCCGAGTGGTCGAAGGCGAGAGGCTGTTAACCTCTTGGAGAAATTCCCATCGTAGGTTCGAATCCTACCCCATGAGCCATCTAACTTATTGCTTACAAAGCGGTACTTGACATCGTGCGAAGGGCACGATAACATATAGCATGGACAGAGTATTTCGAATCACGCGACTGGACACGTATTCTGCTGGTGGAGAAACTTTTTCGAAAAGGAAGCTCTACGACAACGAAAAATCTTTCCGCTCTATGTGGAGTAGATTTATCACAGAAGATAAGAAATTCAATAACACCAACATGCGGCCATATGGGTCTCATCAGATTCAAAATACAAAGCACGACTTTGAAATGATTGCAGAAGAATTCATCAATCAATCATGGACCGAAATCGATAAATACGTCTCTTAAAATGTACGACCAAACTATCCTCCACCTTGATCGCCTTCCTCTCGCTGACCTCGGCAAGTTCAGCATGATTCTCTCGCAAATGCTGACAAGCGATCAGCGTGCGGACCTGAACTGTACCCATCCCGACCTGATGGCGGCCATGGGAGCTTTCGAGTCGCAAATCCCGCAAGTTAAGGGCTTCCAAGTCACGCAAGAAACGTGGGGTCTCGCTGCTGCTGCCATGCAAGGCAACAAGAAAATTCAGGCCATCAAGGAAGTTCGTGCTGGCACGGGCATGGGTCTGAAAGAAGCGAAAGAATACGTGGACATCCACATGCAGTATTTGCAGCCATGAATGAACTCGTAGCAAAAATGCTAGAAGATTATTCAGAACGGCTAAGTAACAATGGCTGTAATGATCTTATTCTAGAAAATACAGAAGAAAATAGGGCACTGGTCCAGGCCGCAATTGATTGGAATGGAGACGACCAGTGTAAAATTGAGCCATATTTACAGGGCGACAAGATCTACTTCTTCGATTATTGGATGGCCGGATATCTCGCCTCCACGTTTCGCGAAGCGAAATAAAGAACACATGCGTCCGTAGCTAAACTGGACTAAGGCACCTGACTACGAATCAGGAGATTTGAAGGTTCGAATCCTTCCGGGCGTACCATATAACTGCGGGATCGTTTAGTGGCCTAAGACCCGGCACTCTGACTGCCGTAACCTGAGTTCGAATCTCAGTCCCGCTACCAGCCTACTTCGTAGGCTGAGGCTTTAGCCTCGCCTGCGATAGTGGACAGAGACCTGGATGTTGTTAGTGGTGTTAGCACTACTCCAAAAGAGTGCAAGAATACCATCGGTATCAAAATCAACATCTAAATCAACGCCACCAGCAGCAGCATCGGCATTGATACTAGCAATAGACACACCGTCTCGATGGATTTCAATATTGCCAACAGTGGCAGCACCTTTAGTCCAAGACAAACAAGAGATGTTAGCATCAAATGGCATATAAATACCACGCGATGCAGACATGATCTGTCCGTTGTAACGACGCAAGTAGGTATCGCCAGTTTGGTTACCAGTGCGGCCAGCACCATCGGCCCGCAAGAGACCCAGCCACTTACTACCAGTGAAATTGAACGGCTCATTTAGGTCAGTACGATAGAAAGGATGGCCGGATCCCATTCCCATAGTTGGGAACGTGGATCCCGCAAAATTTCCAGACGCAGAAGCTCCGACAAGACCGAAAGACAATGATGCCTGGCCTTGCTTTACGCGAGTCATAAGCTGACCACTTTGCGTAATATCGTCTAAATTAACTCTGACAAAAGCTCGATCACCGGAACTGAGAGGAGTTTGTCCGGTATGAGAAAGTGCCTCTTCGGAGCCAGTATCAAGATCGACAAAAGAACGACTTTCACGAATAAGATCCGTGGTCTTGTCTAGTCTTCGTACAGCTAAAACACTGGTAACGCGAGAAGGGCCAATCTCGCCGCTAGGCTTTAACAGATTAATATGATACGCATAGTCGTATACGCCATCTTGCAATGCGGTTAGGCTACCAGGAATGATCTCAGTGTCGAAATCAATGACTGTGATCTCACCGGATGCGGCAGATAAAGTTTGTTGTTCAGAGTTTGTCCAATGTCCCATATAAAAATCCTCCCAGATTGCCCTTGACGGGGGTACAAAAGAAGAGTACACTATAGCAGACTATGAACGGCATCAAACTACCTACTTTGTATCACCGAGCCTCAAAGGGTGATTTACGCCAGTGGCGAGTCTGGTCGGACGGCAAGTACGTCTGCACCGAGCACGGCACAGTTGATGGCAAACTCCAGCAATCTCAGTACGCAGCCGAGGGCAAGAACCTTGGGCGTGCGAATGCCACGACACCCGCAGAACAGGCAATCTTGGAAGCAAAATCCAAGTGGACCTTCAAAATTGAGAGGAAATACTCCGAGACTCCCGAAGGAGCAATGGAAATCTCCACGAAACCGATGTTGGCTCATAAGTTCAACGAGACCGATGGTTCGCTGTCTTCAAAAGGAAAGAAAGTACAATATCCCGTTTATATGCAGGCGAAACTCGATGGGGTACGCTGTATCGCTCGTCGGAATGATGCTGGCGAAATTGAGTTGACCTCTCGCAGCGGCAAGCCTTACTACGTGCCGCACATCGAGGCCGACCTCGCAGAATGGCTGCCTGACGACATGGTTCTTGATGGCGAAATTTACGTCCACGGGGAATCATGTCAGACAATTACGTCGTGGGTCAAGTCGGCTGATCCCGAAAGAGCCAAGCGATACAAGGTGGAAAGCCTCGCATTGACATATCACGTATACGATGTGCCGATCTTCGCTGGCGAGAGTGATGAGCCGTGGTCAAGTCGCGAGCATGTCCTTGAGGACTTGGTACAATATGAATCGCCCAACATGACGATTGTGACTGGCAAAACCGTTCAGTCAGCGGAAGAGGTTTGGGAAGCTCATACTCTCTATCTGGAGCTTGGATTCGAGGGTGCCATTGTTCGTACACCAACTGGCATTTACAAGTGGGGATATCGTTCTGCTGATCTCTTGAAAGTAAAGCATTTCGAAGACCAGGAGTTTGAAGTGATCGGCTGCAAGGACGGCAAAGGTAAAGATGAGGGTTGTGCGACCTTTATCTGCCGAAATGATTTGACAGACGGCACCTTGGATGCTAGAATGAAGGGAGAACTCGCTGAGCGGCAGCGATTCTATCAAGAACGAGAACAATACGTCGGACGCAAGCTCACGGTGCGGTTCCAGGGTCGAACGGACGCTGAGATCCCGCGATTCCCCGTGGGCCTAGTATTCCGAAGTGAAGAAGATATGCCTCTATAGTATAATGGTTATTATGCCGGTTTTGTAATCCGGGGATGCCAGTTCGATTCTAGGCTAGAGGCTCCAAACACGGTTCGCTGGTGTAGAGGTCTGCACATCGGTCTGAAAAGCCGAGGGTCAAGGTTCGATACCTTGGTGAACCACCAAAGGGGGCGTAGTGATAACGGTAGCACTCCTGCTTTGCAAGTAGGGAGTCGGGGTTCGATTCCCCGCGTCTCCACCAATTCAATGAATGATACAGTAGAAATTTGGCCAGTCAAGAGTCCTATAGACGAGTCACGGAACGGACCAAACGCTAAGCAATATTATGCTGTATATTTAACGGGCTCAAACAAGTGGCTCCATCCTCATCCCAACGAATTCCTCGAAGGGAATATGTATCTTTTCAATTCTGAGAATGAGGCAGAAGAAGCAATTGCAGCCTACTTCGGTAACGGATTATGGGGTGCATTATAGGTCAGTGATGTAACGGTAGCATAATAGTCTCCAAAACTATTTGTCTGGGTTCAAATCCTAGCTGGCCTGCCAACAGCCCCGTGGTTTAGTGGTAGAATGCCTGGCTTTGACCCAGGTGGCGAACGTTCGATTCGTTCCGGGGCTACCATACATAAACTTTACTTGACGCACGCTGTCCATCGGGTATGATGTATTGACTCCGGAAAGGACTCTAGACTATGAAACTGAACAAGAAAACTGGCAACGTGGCGAAATCGGGCGATCTGGGCGAGCAGACTTTTAGTGTGGCTGCAACCGCTCATGCGTTCGAAATCCTTTCGTCTCGTCTCTACACCGATACCAAGCTCGCCATCGTGCGTGAGCTTTCAACCAACGCTGCCGATGCCCACGTCGATGCTGGCTGCCCCGACAAGCCTTTTGACGTGCATCTACCCTCGTATAGCCAATCTTATTTTGAGATTCGTGACTACGGCACCGGGCTGTCACACGACGATGCAATGACGGTCTACACGACCTTCTTCGATTCCACCAGGAATGACTCGGACGACTTCACAGGTGCCCTCGGTCTCGGCTCCAAGTCGCCATTCGCGTACACTGACGCATTCCTGGTGACCTCCTACTTCAATGGAACGGTGCGGGCCTATTCGGCATTCCGCAATGAGGCTGGCCTGCCCAGCTTCGCCCTCATGAGTGAGGCGACTACGAACGAGCCGAACGGTCTCAAAATTCGTATCGATATTCAAACTGAGGATCGCTACGACTTCCAAGATGCTGCCAACAAGGTTTATCCTTGGTTCAATACGGTTCCCAACTTTGTTGGCGGTGAAACGCTGTCAATTCAAGATAGGAATACTATCCTGAGCGGGAAAGGCTGGGACATCTGCAAGGGTAGTTATAGCAATGCTATTCGCGTCGTCATGGGTAACGTGTCGTATACTTGTTCTGCTGATAAGTTTACTCATACCCTGGGGAGTTACGGTGCTCTGACGCTGTTCGTGCCTATTGGTGAGTGCGGCATTGCGGCCAACCGTGAAGAACTGCACTACGACAATAAGACTCTGCAAAACATCCAGCTTCGTATCGACGACGCGATGAAAGACGCTCAGGATCTCATGGAGGCAGAGCTTGAAAGCTCGCCAACGCTCCTCCAGCGAATTCGTGATGGTCGAAGGTTTAAAGAGATCATGAATATTCGTGGTCTTGGTGATTCAATCGAGGGGAATCAGAAAGACGCTTACAGCATCAGTAACCTGCGGGTCACGGGCTCTAAGCTCTTCATTCGACGCGATACCTATAGTGCCAGGGTTTATCCTCAGCACGATACAGTTTATACATTCATTGAGAATGATGTGGCTGATATCAAGCAGAAGCACAGGAACGCTCTCCGCTATTGGATTGATAACCAGCCGAAGTCCAACTTTTACCTGGCAGATATTACGAGCCCCACGGTTTTCGCTGATACTTTTGGTGCTATCACCATCAAGCTGTCGGAGATTCCTGCTCCTCCTCGTAAGCAATCCACAGGAACGGCTGGCGGCCCGCGATGCTCTATCAAGCGTCTCACGTCGTCCTATCGGAAGATGGACGCCTGGCTGAATACTGAGACTGACGACGTGGATCCTGCAATGTCGATTGCGGTTCGTCGCAAGAGCTATAACGTGATCTTTAATGATGTCGAAATGGAGCCGAGTATTGCCTTGGAAATTGCCAAGAGCCTTGGTTTCAAAACTGTTTACGGTCTGCCGTCGTCTCGCTACGACAAGCCTCGCAATGAGCTTGGTCTCAAAGATCTGGAAACAGAAGCAAAAAAGGCGATGCTCAAGCTCAAACTGAAAGGCACCGTCGCCCAGCACGCCTCGCTCCAGTATAACGCTGGTAACTACTCCTACGAGTTTGACAAAGAATACTTGGATACCCTCGAAGGGCACGGCGAAGTCTGCGACAACGTTGTAGAGTTTCTCCGGAGTAAAGTGCCTGCTGCCTGGACTCGTCTACTTAGTATGTGGGAAATTGAAATCCCCAAGGTAGATGATCCCATCGTAGCTTTTTGGGAGAAGTATCCTCTCCTCAGGGGCGTGGAAAGCAACGGCAGCATTCCTAGTAACGAAATTCAAGAGTATATCAAGTGGAAGAACCTAAATTCCTAATTAGTGATCTCGGCATCGTGATCTTCTCGGTGGCTGGGGAGACCTTCCAGGTCGGCCCTGGCCACCAGTATCATCAGACAATTCTGGAAGCCGTCAAGAACGACAAGTGGGCAGAGATCCTGCCGCTCGTCCCCGAGCTTCCTAAGAAAATGAAGGTACATATCGGCATCTATCTAGACACCTTCGACCTTGGTGGAGCCCTGTGATTAATCGCGTATTAGTCTCCAGCGAGGGTGATGCCGTGACGTTGGCCCGAGCCCTTGCTATGGGGGTTCGGCCTGACTACGTTTTCGAGCGTAATGACAATTGGACTCTGGCCGCCCCCTTCCACCTAGCCAAAGAGGCGGAAGCCCTGTGGGCTGGACAGTGGGTCAAGATTCGTGAGATAACCGAGGAAGACCTCGAAGGTATCGAGCCAGAGAAGCCCCGCGAACAGTTCAGACTGCGAGGAGCACTATGAGTTGTAGATTCTGCAATCAGGACGCCACACATAAAATTCCTTTTGAAACACGGGAAGACACCGAGCGGGCAGCTAAATTTATCGCCTTAAGGCCACGCCCAACGGGCGTGGTCAACCTATGTCCTGCCTGCTACAAGACTTATGGTGATTACATTCGTCAATATTATTCGCCAAGGTTCGAACTTGGTGGTGCTCTGTAGTGTATTTTCCTGAATGGAGGATTGCCCCCGTTCATGGTATTAGAAATCACACAGGACAACACTGTTATTCGCGGCGAGACCATTAATGAAAGTATTAGAATTAAGGCCCATAACGTACGGATCGAACGTTGCAAAATTACTGCACCAGACGATCTGTATGTCATTCAGGCCAATTTTAAGGACAAGAAAGGTCGGCCATTCAAGGGAACTGAGATTCTCAGAAACGGTATCAGCGACGGTCGAACGGCCATGCTGGTACAGCACTCACTGGTTCGTGGCAACTACATCCACGATATGGTGGGAGACGGTATCAAGTGTGATCTGGGCGGCAACGTCTGGATCCACAAGAATATCATTCACAAAATTGGTTCGGACCCAACGTCTCACGCAGACGGCATCCAACTTTTTGGCGGCGAGCGATTCCTTATCTCTCACAACATTATTGAGATGCCAAAAGATGAGCCTGGGTTCACTCCCAATGCTTGTGTTTTTGCAGAGAGTAACTTCCAACCCCTTCATACGGTCTGGATCCAACATAATCAATTGAATGGTGGAAACTACACGGTTTACCTTAAAGATCAGTCATTCGGCATCCCCGAAAACGCTCGACTTATTGGTAACGAGTTCGGAGACGGCTTCGCATTCGGACCCCTGTTCGCCACCAAGCCTAGCTCCATCCTTATTGGAGGTAATCGCTGGGCTGCCTCTGGTAAGCCCATGGGCATCAACAACATTGACAGCTAAGTATGACTTGGAATCATAGAATAGTAAGGCGGGTGTGGTACCGAGGTGAGGACCGAGAGGAAATCACCTACGGTATCCACGAAGCCTATTACGACGACAACAATCTAGTCCACTCCATTACCGAGAAGCCTGTCGAGGTAATGGGTGAGGATATGAATGCTATTAAACAAACCCTAGAGTGGATGACAAAAGCACTAGAAAATCCAATTCTAGACTACAATAATATTCCAGAGCCGGGAGCTAAAGATTTTACAATTGAAATCGATGAGGCCCTGGCCGCCGCCGACGAGGAGCCCAAGGCCGACGAGACACTATAAGTGATATACAGTCGCTTCTAGCATTTTTTGAAAACGAACATTTTGAGGCCAGATGGCCGAGTGGTTAGGCGGTTGGCTGCAACCCTTCTCAGGTGAGTTCGATTCTCACTCTGGCCTCCAAAAACACCCCCGTACTATGAAAAACATCATCATCGCACTATTCCTTCTCGTATTCTTAGCTTCTGCCTCTCAACAGCAGATTAGTTCGCCAGGTACACACCCTCGCAACTACGTAGAGATCACAGACGCCAAGCCGTACACTGTTCCTGTTGGTAAAATTCTAGTGATTACTGCCCTCGGACGTTCGGTAGGTTCGCCAAGCGTGGGAGTTGCCTCTTTCACTATTAATGGAGTACAAAAAGGAGATATGTATATGTCTCTGAATTTGCCGCATAACCCGTCCGTTCAACCTTGGACGCCGGGACTCGCCGCTGGTGCGGGCGACATTGTAGAGACACCGACCACGAATGGCGTGGTTTACGGATATCTTTCCAACGAATAGTTGACAAGCACGCTGTCGCGTGCTAGTATGTATGAACAAGGTGCGTTGATCTAGCCTGGTTAAGATACCAGCCTGTCACGCTGGCTACACGGGTTCAAATCCCGTACGCACCGCCACGGGTCTTTGGTGTAACGGTAACATAGCAGATTCTTAATCTGTCAGATAAAAGTTCAACTCTTTTAGGACCCACCAACCAAAACAATATGAGACTCAAACACCTAAAACGATGGTGGCGACTCCGCGACAAACCAGAAACTCGGCATTGGGTTTTGGACGACAAGTATTATGTAGTCCATGAGGGCGGCGTATTCGAGTGCGACAGTCTGGAAACAGTAATTGTAGAATTCGCCGGTAAGGGAGAAATTGCTGTGATTAAGGGTGACATGCTCGATATGTCGGGCTATGATCTTTCGGAGCCGATATGATTATCAAATACATTATCAAGGACAACAAGGGTGTCCCATATCTCTCTACTATTTCTAGAGACCGTGCAGAGGAGTGGCTAGAGTTAGCCAACGAGGGTGGCTGCCGTGGCTTAGGCTGGGCGGCAGGCGACTTCAAAATCGTAGTCAATCAACATTCTCCCAAGGGTAAAGACGAGACGTGGCAATTTTAGAATATCAAGTAGCGAGATTCGCAGTAATTAAGCCATGTAATGGCGGTTATGTTGTTATGTGCAATTTGCCGACCGCTGCACTACGTTCTAAATTCAAGGGAGCTAGTGTTGCCATTCTCAGTGGGCGATCTGGTTGGATTCCTTATAGCAATAGATTCTTGGACGAGTGTACTAAGAAAACAGAAGAAGCAGCAAAAACCCTGCTACGATTTGGGGCAGACCCATTCGAGCTTGGCGGGGCACTATAGGCGGGATGGCAGAGTCAGGTCGATTGCAGCAGTTTGCTAAACTGTAATCCCCTCAAAAGGATCCCAGGTTCGAATCCTGGTCCCGCCGCCATTACTCAATCTTTACTTGACTTCGAGCGTTAGCGAGATATAATACACTATGGCACGGAAGAACCCTGAAAATCGCCCTCTCCGCATTGTAAAATGTAGCAGCGACGGAACTCCATCAGCGACATATAAGATGGTGAACGGCGTTGTGTTGCAGGCCCTTGTGGGACTGGCACAAGCCGAAGCTGAACTTGTACGCGGTGGCAAGGATTCTGCCATGCCCCACTTCGTTGCTATCGTCAAAGAGATTGAAGACATCTGCGGTTTCCGTTTTGAGCAAATTCCCGATGAAGGTTAGATACGACATATACGCTGTTAGAGCGGCAGCCTACTACATTTCTACGTACTTGCCTAAAGTATTCGAAGATTTCGAGCAGGCTCACGACGCGATTCTAGACACTATTAAAAGCTACGCCGCCGACCGCGAGGTTACATTCGTAGAGTCTGGCGGTTACTATGTGGCATTTGACCGTGTAGGATCTCTTATTGAAGTAGATATTTTCGTTGACCCAAAACTCGTCCATGGCGGGAAAGAAGAATTAGTAGACTATGAACTATAGAAATTTAAGACAAAAGGCTCGAAATAGCAAGCTGACTCCTGATGAAGAGAAAGAGTATCACTTGCTTAATCAAGAGTATCACAAAGTGACTCGCAAGTGGTTCAAGCGTAACGGTCGCGAAATGGCACAGGGTTTTTCAAAACTAGAGGCAATCAAAATGCGTCTTGGTATTGTTGAATCTGAGCTTGATCGCGATGATCCCGATTTCAGTCTGGGTGGAGCACTATGAATGAAGAAACGCATGTGATCGACTATCACCCTCCGATTGAAGGTGCCGCCAAAGATCGTACGGTACAGGGGGAAAAGTATGACTGTGACAATATTGACCACTATTCTGAGTGGGCGTACGCTATTGCTTTACGAGAATTCGAGATCGGCCAAGAGGTTACTGAGGACGAACTACGTGAAGCTCTGGAGTTGGCGAAAACTCAACAGGTCATTGACAAGCTCTGCGAACAAGGTTATGTTGAAATGGTGTGGGATGGAGAAGAGCCCACGTACTATGTAACCGAAGCTGGACAGAAACATGCCGAAAACAACCCATCTCTCTAAGTATCTGGAGCTAACCAATTCTAAGCGAATTAAGCGTACGGCGGACGAGATTGAGCGTGGCCTGGATGCCGAAGGAGCAGCCAAAGAGCGGCTGGCTACTTTTGAGAAAATCGAAAAATCGGGCGATAAGCCCATCAAGCCCAAAAAGCTGGCGAAGCGACCCCAAAAGCACAAGCTGGGCGATAAAGGCAAGTTCACGATCAAGTGTCATCCGAAAGCAGACTGCGACCCGGATTTCCTTGAGCTACTGACCGGCAAAGCGTTTCACATCGAACTGGACCAGAAATGGTTTGCATGGTTCGAAACCAAACTTGAACATCCGTACGAAGGTAATATGCAATTGTTATTAGAACATATCCTCGACATGGGTATTGGTGAGATCATTATCTCGCTTCGCTCGCCTGAGGAACTGGCAGAGCACATTAGGTTGACAGACTTTTCAACTATTAAGAAATAAAAATGGAGAGTGCCGTAGAGGCTACAAATCTGGTTTGAACCCAGAGGGGGCTGTGAAAGGCTCGGGGATCGTTACCTCCACTCTCCTCCAAAACATCATGAACGAAAAACCTATCGACTATTTCGGCAACGAAATCAAAGAGGGTGACATTGTTGCCTATCCCACGTCTCAGAGTTCGAGTGCGACCATGAATCATGGCCGAGTCTGGGCGATCCGTCCATATACTACTACAAAGTATAACTACAAGACGAAGCAGCACGAAGAAGACGTGACGGCCTATAAACTCGGCATCAAAAAACTTGGCTGGTCCGGATACGGCTTTGGCCAAGTGAACGATGCCGATGGCAAGAAAGTCACCATTGACAATATTCGCCGCTGCATCAATCTCTCGAACATTCAGGTTGACAAGCTGGCCCCACAAGGGTAGTATTCAATCGTATAGGGCCGTAGCCAAGTCTGGTTAAGGCAATCGCCTGATAAGCGATGATGCGGTGGTTCAAATCCTCCCGGCCCTACCAATCAAAATAACTGAGTGTGGGGAAGTTTGGCCTATCCCGGTTCCCTTGGAAGGAACAGACCGCTGGTTCAAATCCAGCCACTCAGACCAATCAACGCAGGCGTGTGCAGAGAGGCCGATTGCACCTGGCTTTTAACCAGACGAGCGAAAGCTCCACCGTAGGTTCGACTCCTACCGCCTGTACCATTTTTGAGCGAAGCGAAATGACTGACTTCCACTACGACGTAAGCCTAGACTACGAAACGGACCACAACTGCTCAGAAAGCGGCTGTGACGACGAGGGGATCTGCCGTTGCGGCACGATCAGTAACGTTCGCGTCGAAAGAGTCGATTCCTGGGATATCGCTCGACACTATCCGACTGGCGATATCATTCACGACTATGCCGTTGAGCGTCTGATCTCTCGCTTCCGTACGGACGAATTCGACATCGAAGTAGGTGGCGGATATTACGGAGACGAAATCGATGGCGTCACCCTGACAAATGCCGCTCAAGATTCAATCCATAAGGCACAGGCCCTTATTACGACTGCCGAACAGGTCGAACACTATCTTGCACTAGAAAACGGCGAAGTGCTGCACAAGCACCGCGACCGTCAATGGGAGCATGTCAAGATTCCTATTGACGACGTGATTCCCGGCAAGAACCGTGCTGGACTCGATAAGAAGCAGATTGCTTTCTATCGTGATAAGTTTAAGTATGATAAAATTACGCCGACTGTTCTCTGTGAAAAGAAAGGACATGATAAATACGTGCTGATCGATGGCTACCACCGCTATCACGCGGCTTTGGAAGCCAACAAGAAAAAGATCGACGTTATCTTCTTCGTGTCGGACGCGAGGAAAGTGGCCGACTTCGAGTTGGGCGGTGCTCTTTGAGCGGGATTTGGTGTCCAATGGCAGGTAAAATACTAGGAACCGAAGTGCGTGACCCAGAGTTTATGGATGCTGAGGGTATCGTACGCATTCGTGAAAAATCTAATTGCGAATGGGTTATGACGCGAAGCGGATATTGGGGCATGGCCTGGGTCACTGGCAGTATTGCTGTCAAGTGGGTCAAGGCTGGTCGTCACGCATCAAAATTTGAAAATGCTGGACGTGCCATTGCCATCTGTTCATATTTTGGCTGGGAATATATGATTGAACCGTTCGACCACATGGCTGACACTCTAGAATTGGGCGGTGCCCTATGATTATCCACGTTATTGCTAAAGGCAACTACTTCAAGGCGTACGGCGATGCCCTCGGTCTAGCGTTCGTGAGGACTGGCCACCAAGTCATCCGTTTTGACGAGGACACCTACGAGGTTCCGCGAGTCGAGGCCGACCTCCACATCGTAGTCGGCCCCAACGTCTACAATCACGACACGATCCGCGAACTCCCCGGCAAGAAAGTCGCCATCCTCACCGAGCAGATGCCGCAGATCGGCTATCCCGCCTCACACTTCGTCATCGACCGCTTACAGCAGTTCACACGCCACAAGGATTTATATGATCTTTATATTGAATGGAGCGAAATGAATGGAGAATTCCTCAAGGCTAAGTTCCCCGATCTCAACCTCGCAGTCTTCCCGCATGGATTCGTGGATTCAAACGTCCTGCACGTACCTACTTCTAGCTGTGATTGGGATGTATGCTTCTTCGGGAGTATGTCTGGCCGTCGTCAGGATCTTCTGGACGAACTGAAAAAGAATAGTAGCCTCAGAATCTATCCGGAGCACGAAGATGTCTGGGGCAAGCACAAGTACGAGATTATGCGGAGTTCGATTGTTGTGCTGAATATGCACTTTGCAGACTTCCCGCCCTCCTTCGAAGCTCATCGCGTCTTCGACGCAATATCGGTCGGTAGGCCGGTTGTGTCGGAGAAGATGAATGGCGTGCCGCCAGGTCTTTTGAATAACGGCCTGCATGCCGCTCAGTTTCTATACGACGATCTTGTCGATGGACTTATGGGCGTACTTAGTAGGGAACCAGCCACGCTTGACGCGATGGGCGGCAGTCTCAGGTTTGCAGCCGAACACCGCTATCCGATGGAAACACTCACGCGGGTTATCTTGCAGCATACGAACAAGCCAGCTAAAGAACTAGAGGTATACCACTAATGAAACGAATGCTCGAACTTGGCGTTGGCGACAATGCTAGGAAACAAGATGGCTATGAATACCATGCTGTGGATTGCGTGCCTACCCTGGAGACAACCGCAGTTTGTAAGGTAGGATTTGAGCCGCTGCCGTACGAGGACAACTACTTCGACTTCGTTCTGGGCGATCAGTTTTTGGAGCATATTCCCAGGCAAGGGCCTGACGGGAATCCGGTTATTCAATGCATCAATGAGTGCTATCGCGTTGCTAAGCCTGGGGCGAAGCTCCAGTTCAATGTGCCTAAGTGGAATTCACAGGAAATGTGGCAGGACCCGACACACGTCAATCCTGTGCCGCCCGCGTTCTGGGTTTACTTTGCCGAGCTTGATCCGTGGAATCTCAAAGAATCCTATGGTATCAATGCAAAGCTGCGTTTAGACGAGACTATTGATGCCGGATGGTATCACGTTTATAAATTGACTGTGATAAAGTAATGGCCGAGTTCAAAGAAACTCGTATCGTCCTGAAAATATCGGATGAGCAGACACAGCATATCATGAAGGCTTTGATTGTTGCCGGGATTCTTGCAAACAATAGACTAGTAAAAAACTTCAACGATCCTGGCCTGGCCGTTAGGCTGGCCGAAGATCAAGTCAACAGAATTATAGAAGAGGCCGAGTAATCCAAATGTGCAAAGACTGCAAAGAAATCGAAGGTCATGTTGTGGCAAATAAAGGTTATATCTATATTTGTGCATGCAGTCACCGTATTGGATGGGACGTGCAAGATTTTCCCAATTGGAATTCTAAGTATAACAAGCGTTCTTTCATGGTGTGCCACGGTTGCAAAAATGTACGCTATACGTTGCGTCAGCATTATACGCAACTGAGCAAACACTTCATTTTAGGAGGAGCCCTGTAATGCCTACGTACGAATACAAGTGTAATGGTTGCGAAGCGACCGTTGAGATCTTTCAACAGATTACCGAGAATCCCAAGCGTAAGTGCCCTGAGTGTGGTAAGCTACGTTTGAAGCGTCAGATTGGAATGGGTGGCGGAATCATCTTTCGCGGCGAAGGCTTCCACTGTAACGATTACGGGAAAAAAGACAAAACAGATTGACATGCTGCTTGCAGCACGTTAGCATAGAACATGCCCGAGTGGTGGAACTGGAATACACATCAGACTTAAAATCTGACGCCTAACGGATTGCGGGTTCGAATCCCGCCTTGGGTACCACTAACATTATCATGCATAAGATTATCTTTCTAGACGTTGACGGAGTACTCAACTGTGCTGCTACGTGGGACGGCCCGCACGCAGACGGTTTCGACACTCTTGATCCAGCTATGTGCGATAATCTGGCCCAAATCGTACGAGCAACGCAGGCCATCGTGGTTCTGTCCTCTACGTGGCGACTATACGACGACACAGGGCTTGCCAAGCTAACAGTCTGGCTTGCTGAACGAGATATTACTATCCATTCGCATACTAAGGATCTCAGTTTGACAGATCCACACGTTTCGCGAGGCAAAGAAATTGCTCTGTGGCTTGATGAGCACGAAGAGGAGTTTCCTAGATTAGAGCGTAATTTCGTCATCTTAGATGATATGACAGATATGCTCCATTCTCAAAAATCAAGTTTTGTACATACAAGTAATAAAGATGGGCTAACACAAGCTCATGTGGACAAAGCTATTAAAATATTAACAGAATAAATGCGGGGTTGACGGAACTGGTATACGTGTCTGACTTAGAATCAGGATTTTGGGGGTTCGAATCCCCCACCCCGTACCAAACATTATGAGCTTTCGAATTAAACACAAACCGACCGGACTGTTCTATCGTCCTTCTCGCACCGTGAAGAACAAAGATAGGTCCGCTTACGTGAAGTCCAATTTATCAGATAAGGGTAAGAGCTACCATACGTCGCCATCGCTGGGGTGGATCGGTGGCAGGATTTATACGCACTTGCATACTGATGCAAAAAGCAAGTATATCGATGCCCCTCTGACGGATTGGGAGATCATTGATGATGAAGCCCCGAAACGGCCCGAGGGTCTCTCGGACGATGAGTATGCGATGCGAACGGGGACTGAGGCTTACCTTAAGCTGTTGGTCGAACGTGCTGATGAAATTACCAAACTCCATGACGAGGAGCACGCTAGGCGTGTCATGGGTGAAATTTTCCGTTACGGAGTAGAGGTGGTCGATCAGGCCCGAGCAAACTTTGAACTCGGTGGAGCACTATGAAAACATTTGAAGAAGGCGAATGGCTGGCCCGCCACGGTGAAATGTGGATGGTAAAAGAAATACAGTCGGGCCACCGTCCAGGTGAAAGCGTTACATACAATATTAGCAATGGATATGTCGAGACTTGGGCCTCTCCAGAGAGAGGCGGCCTATATAAGCTGACATTGCCCGTTAAGAATGCAGTTGACTCGTTCGTTATTGCTAGAAAAAAGATGCATGACATTACGCCGCCTGGATTCAATTGGCCCGATATGTCTCGCGTCTACGAAAATCTCTTTGAGCGAATTTGTGATCTACTAGAAGAACACGAAGGTAACTACCAGGACAATGATGAATTCGAAAAAGCGAACCGTGAGCTTTGGGACGAGTTCAAGAAATTAGAAGAAGAAATTATAGACGCTGTTGACGCAAGCAAAGGTATTAAAGTGGGCGGCGTTTCGATGTTCCGGCGATAAGCCGCTTGACAAAACAGTGTGACGGGATATAGTGTAAAGGCAGCACATGAGGGTCATAACCTCCTAGTCACGGTTCGAGTCCGTGTATCCCTACCAACCTAACTAATTACCATGATTGCAATTTACTTCCTTCTGGCCCTCCTATCTATTGGGGTAGGTTTCCTGGTCTGGCGTGCCCTCATGCGAAGCCCCAAGACCGATAAATTTTTTGATCTCTCCTTGCGTGGCGAGGAAGATGCTGATATGATTCTACGTCGGCGTAAGAACGCTAACAAGGATCTCAAGACCCGAGGGCGTACCTTGGGTAAACGCGAACGTTTCCTTCAATCCGAAATTCAAAAACTAAAAGACAATGAGTAATCGATCCATTATCGCAGCCGTTGCGGCAGGCTTTGTCCTCCTCATCGGCATCATCGCCGGCTTCACAGTCGTCGGACACAACAATGACCAGAACTGGCAAGTCGTCCAGTCGCCGGGCGGCGAGATTTCTCTTCGAGATCAAGCCGGTTGGTATAACAAGGGCTTCTCCAACGTCACCACGTATCCGCGTGCCCACCAATTTCCGTGGGGTCCGATTCGTGTGACTTTCAACGATGGCGGCACCGCCGAAGTGAGCGGCACGATGCGTATGCGTACGCCGACCACCGAAGATGCTCGTCGTCTATTCCACCGTGAATTCAGTGCTGACGAAACACTCCGCAATGCCGAGCGGGCCGTCAGTTCTCACCTTATCAACACGGTCAAAGTGACCGGCCCCGTCATGAGCGGTTCCGAGCACCAGTCCGCCCGTAAAGGCGAGTTCTACAACCTCGTTCGTTCGCAGCTTGAAGATGGCCTGTATCAGACTCGCAAAGTCGAGCGTGAGCTTTTCGACCAAACCGACGAGAACGGCCAGCCGATTACTGTGTTCGCTACCGAGATTGTTCTTGGCGAAAACGGTCAGCCACTCATTGCAGAAATGTCGCCTCTCAGTCAGTATGATTTTGAGATCGCTCAATTCTCCATCGAGGGCACGGAATATGATGCCAAAACCCTTGAGCTTTTCGCTTCTAAGAAAGAGTCGCTCCTGAACGCTGAGCAGTCGAAAGCTCAACGTCAAGAGCAGGTTCAAGAACGTCTGATGATCGTGGAGCGTGGCCTCAAAGAGAAGACCGAGATCGAAGCTCAGGCCAACAAAGAGAAGGCCCGCCTTACGATTGAAGGCGAAACGCGAGTTGCGGTTGCCAACCAGGCTGCCCTCCAGGCTGTCCAACTCAAGCAAGAGCAGACTACGCAGGCTGAGGCTCGTCGTGATATTGCCGCACTTAATCTAGAGGCCGAACGCCTCAATGCGGAAGCCGTGATGGTGGCCGCTCAGGCCGAAGAGGTACGCATTACGCAGGCCGGTGCTATTACCGAGGAAGCCCGTGTGCTCGCTGAGATCGACCGTGATGCTCGCATCGGCGTGGCCCACGAAATGGCTCAGATCAATGTCCCTGGCTTCATGATTACCGGAGGAGGATCCTCCGGAGGTAGTGGCCTGGAGCAACTGCTTAATGTCTTCATGATGCGTCAGATGGGAGTGTTCGATCCGAGTGACTTTGCTACGCCGAACAGCGAAGAGTAGTCAGCCTCACGGCTGAAAGAAATGCAGGGAGTCGCTTGACAAGGGCGGCTCCCTGTGGTAGTATATAGAGCCATGAATACCCAACAATACGTCGAATACTTCTATCCGGGCCTCATGTTCGCTGAGTCTAGCTCTCAGAAGGTGGAAACCCGTGATCCTGCCGCAATTGCCTCAAAACTCCCTGAGGGAGCTTACTGCTTCCGCTTCATGGAACGCACGGAAGGCGAAATCGACGGCGAGGCTGTTAATGGCAAATTCAAGAATCACTCTGGCAACTACTTCCCGGCTGGCTCCGTCAAAATGAGCCTAGCCGAAGTAAAGCGAGAAATGCCTAATGAGGAGATCCTGATTTCCAACATGGAAGGCAACAAGATCCCGCATGTCGTGAAAACCGTCCGAGGCAATATTGTGGCCTTTAACGACGGTGACAAGATGATCGATGATTCGAATGCCCTCGAAGGGGCACTATAGAACAAAGGGCGATTAGTTAAACGGTATAATCTTGGTGTTACATACCAAAGTTGTGGGTTCGATTCCCTCATTGCCTACCAATACAGAGATCTTAATATGATGGAATTCAACGAGGTACTTCACTTAGATTGCAGTTGTAGTAGTCCCGCACACACATTGCGGTTTTACTATGAAAAGGAAGAAGAGGACTATAAGCCGGAAGATCGGTGGATAGTCGTAGATGTCAACTTGCCCAACCATCGCGGATTCTGGAAAAGGCTGTGGTGGTCGATTCGATACACTTTTGGTCATAAAAGCCAATATGGGCCTTTTGACGAATTCGTCATGACCAGTAAGAACGCTATTGCTCTCAAAGAGTTCCTAGAAGAGTACTATTCGAACACTAAAGCGTCTGAGTAGATTTTTCTTTTATTATACACCTCCTCCGAATTTGATTTTATGAAATATCCCAAGATTCCTTCGACCAGCCTCCAATGCAAGTGGAATCATGGCAAGTTCGAACAGATGTTTGCTCCGACAGCAGACGAGAACTACATTGGACTGGTACGCTCTCTCCTGGGTGATCTAGGAATGCGTGATTCTGACATGAAGGACGGACCATGGCTCGCTGGTGGAACGTGTCGCCGTCTACTAGAAGGTCAGCTATATCTAGGAGCGGACTTTGACCTCTTCTTTAAAAACGAAAAACAGAAAAACGAACTGCGGGATTTCATCATTCAACAATATGATCCCGAGATTATGTTCGAAAGCGAAAACGCCGTGACGTACAAGGTGCTTTATTACAATCGTATTGTGATTCTGCAACTTATTCACCGCAAGTACTATGATATGCCGTCTGACGTGATCTCCGACTTTGACATCATCGCATGTCAATTCGTCACAAACGGAGAGGTAGTCGTACACGGCACGATGGCACCTGACCAAGTAGCAAAGCGAATCCTCCGCGTAAGCCCTTCTGTTGTTAACAAAGAATCATTCTCTGCGGTGCATACACTTCGCCGCATGATTAAGATGGGCCAGGACGGATATCGCATGGGACAATATCACGTAGGAGAATTCCTAAATCATGTGGTAAAAAACCCGAAGCTCATCAAATATGATACGCCAATGAGCCCTGAGTATGATGAAAACGGTAATCCGTGTGTTGCCATCAAGATTCCTGGCGTACCATTCTAAGCTCCTATGATGTAATGGACTAGCATCTCAGTCTTCTAAACTGATCGTCCAGGTTCGAATCCTGGTAGGAGTACCACCTCTCAAAAAATACTGAACTGATCCTTGACACACTTTAACTGCTCGACACTATAATCCTACGGAGGTCGTAATGGACTCTAATACTACACAACAATATAACCTAGACAACTTTGTAAAAGAAAGCGGATCTCGTTTCCGCATGACCAAAAAGCAGACTGCCCGAGTCGCCTTGACCGGAAAATCTGCCGAAGATCGCCAGCGTGTTGCTGGTATGAGTGCCGATGAGGCCGCCGACTTCTTCAATGCCCGTGCATCCAGTGGTAAGCCGCTGGGATGGGTTAAAGAAGCCGTCAGCCTCGCAGGCACCTGGACCGATGACATGGCACTAACCCGTGACCGTGCGTTCCAGGAATTTCTGTCGAATGGTGGCCCAAGCCGTTTGCAGGAGCGAAAGCCCGAAGTTCCCGTCTCTGTTTGGCTCGACTCTGAGCTAACCCTGGACAACTTCGAAGCCAAAACTTTTGCGGCGACCGGACACAAGATCCGTTTCCGCATTCGTAAAGAGCAAACTGCACGCGGACTGTCCCGTGCCGAAGCTCTTGCCGAAGTCATCGCACAGACTCGCGAGTCTGTCAACAACAATCTGGAGAATTAATCCTATGGCAATGAACGTAATCGTATTGCAGGGCAACCTAGTTGCCGATCCTACTTTCCACGGCGAAAATGATAGCGTAGCCCGCTTTACTATCGCCAATAACACCGGCTTTGGCGACAACGCCGAAGTCCACTTCGTTGACTGTGTTGCTTTCGGCAAACAGGTCGAGACGATTCAGAAATTCCTGACTAAAGGCAAGGAGATCAACATTCGTGGTCGCCTCGTCCAACGTCGCTGGGAAAACGACGAAGGTGAGAAGCGTTCGAAGCTAGAAGTACGCCTCGAAAATTACGAGGGCTTCTCGTTCACTAGCGGTGGTGCAGGCGGCGGCCAGTCGTCAAACGATGCCGAGCCCGTTGCTGCTGGTGGCGAAAAGAAACTTTTCTAGTAACGAAAATATGTAGAGGCCACCTCTTGGTGGTCCGGTTAGGTGCTGGAAATAGGCGTGTTAAAACGTCGGCGTCGGGGGTAGGGGATCCCTGAACTACATATATATAGAATACAATAGCATGCACACGAAAAAACTCATTATCATTCGAGGCCCTTCGGGCACGGGCAAGTCAACACTGGCTGCTCATTTGCTAGAACGCCCAGCAATTACCTGGGAAGAGATCCCAGCTACGACATGGCATGAAGCCGACCACTTCTTTATGAAGCTCAACGGTTTTCTGGAGCCAACGTATGAATTTGATTACAACAAGCTCTATGCCGCTCATCGCTGGAGCATGTCAAACGTGGAGCGAGACCTCTTCTTGCAGCGTCCGCTCGTTATTGTGTCCAATACTTCTATGGCCCACAAAGAAGTCAAGCCCTACTTGAGCTTGGCAGAGGAGTACGGTTATGAATACGAAGTCATCCGTACGCCAGGCCCGTGGGATATTGACACTCTCGTCGAGCGTAACGCCCATGGTGTTCCGCGAGACATTATCGAACGACAAATCTCACGCTATCAACCTATGACCAGTGAGACCGAATGGTCTGACCTCACAATCTTTACCAATGGACAACGAAAAATTAGATCCGAAACAAAGTAAGTGCTTCACCTGTAAGTTCGGTCTCTGCATGATGCAGGAGAACACCGCTTATCTAGAGGCGAATTTTCCCATGATGGGGCCGCCGCCCGATCTCTTTGGTCAGCAAGCACCAGAGCCCGAGCTTGATTGGACGGACTCTGAGCCTGAGCCTGACGAAGATCCCAAGAAGATTGTAGAGAGCCGTATTTGTTCTCTATGTTATTGGGCACCGGCAAACATCAAACTTGAAAGTCCTATTGTGAATTCTGCTGTTGTAAAAGAGTGTAGTCGATACGAAAAACGAGATGACTAAGACATTTGTAACAAGTGATACCCACTTCAATCACGCCAACATTCTAAAATACTGTCCCGACAGGGGTTATGCCTCTGTCGAGGACATGAATGCTGACATGATTAAGGTGTGGAATGAGACAGTGGCCGCCGAGGACACCGTTTACTTCCTTGGTGACTTTGCTATGGGTAAAAAGGAATTCCATCTGGAGTTTCTCAAAGCCCTGAATGGAACCATTCGTTTTGTACCAGGCAATCACGACTACTATATTCGCAAGCTAAATAAGCGTGGCGAGCTACCTGAGAACGTAGAGATGCTACCACCTATTTATAATCTGAACCAAGACGGTCAGATCTATGTCTTTTGTCACTTCCCCATCGCTGAGTGGGAGGCCATGACAGGACACGCCAGCGACGGCAGGACGGGGGCTATCCATTATCACGGTCATGTTCATGGCCAGAACGGGGCAGTCACGGGGCCTGATCGCTACGACATTGGCTGGGACGTATACGGCAAACCTATTGAACTGCATGTGCCTTATGAAAACATTTGATTTAGTACGTGACGAAGACGCTTCGGGCGTGAGTGGTGTTGGATGCGTGGCGGAAGGTGTCGAGTTTACTGACGGCACCGTAGCCCTACGTTGGCGAACTAAGATGGCATGCACTGGAGTCTATGACTCTATCGAGCACGTCGTTGAAATCCACGGGCACGAAGGTAAAACACAAGTAGTATTTAAATGAGAGACCCTATCCTCTTAAAGAAGATCGAGCAAGAAGTCCAGGCTGGCAATGTTGTTGCCAGTGAGTGGGAGGGTCTAACCGTATATAAGTATACGCAAGAATGTCACCATGAAAATAGATGGAATGATATTAACAGACAGTGCCGGGGAATCATCCTAGACAAGCATGGACGAGTCTTCGCCCGTCCTTTTTCCAAGTTCTTCAACCTCAACGAAGTCGCGGAGACCATGTACGACCAGCTACCGTGGGATTGCGGCGTACAAGTATTCGAGAAATTGGATGGCTCCTGTGGCACCTTGTTTCGCCACCCGCAGCATGGCGTATGCCTATCCACTCCTGGCAGCATGCAATCTGACCAGGCCAAGATGGGCACCGAGATACTCCGTCGTAGCTCGTGGGGCACTAACTTTATGGCCGACCTACCAGACGACTGCACTCCTATCTTCGAGATTATCTATCCCGAAAACCGCATCGTCGTAGACTACCGAGGTCGCGAAGACCTTGTGCTGCTATCTATCTTTCAATTGAACGGAGAAGAGTGGCATCAGAATAGAGTAGACGCTATTGCTGAGAAGCATGGCATCACCCGCCCTCGCCGCTTCGACCTAGACGTTACTGACATTCAATTCCAGGACAACGAGGAGGGATACGTGTTCCTCTTCGATAACGGACTGCGTGTCAAGTCTAAGAGTCCAACGTACCTGCGGATTCACAGGCTGCTTAATTACCTGAGCCCAAAGGGCGTCATTGATCTTATCCGTGGTCATGAGTACAGAACCACGCTGGCCCAATTGCCAGATTCTATTCAGCAGGACTTCGACGACATCAGGGCGTACGTCCAGACTATGTTCGACGAGACCCGCAACAAAGTGGAGGCATTCCACCTTGCGGTGCCGCAAGGCACACGCAAGGACCAGGCTATGTGGATTACGGGATGCGTGGAGCGTGAGCTTCAAGGGCTCGTCTTCGCAAAACTAGACAACAAAGATATCACGGAGAGTCTATGGCGAGTAGTAATCAATACTCTCTAGAGGACATTCCGAACTTTAGTGTCACCAGGCTCATTGAGGATGGCGTCCGCAAGGAGGGGTTTCCTGGATCTCTACATTATAAGGTAGAAATCAAGCCAGATCCCGACCACCCTTGGGTTCAAGACTGGCCTGAGGATCAAGTCTTTGGCTGTACGTATAGCGTAGATGAGTTTACACTCTTTCAATCAGATGATCCCAAAAGGACCAAGCGTGACCTCATGTATCTTCACGTCAAAAATGCGTGGGAAGAGTGGTGGCATTCTCATTGGAGACATAACGGCAAGAGGCTCTCAATCCTTGAGCGTCCTGAATATGCATTTGTCCTTGGAGGGGCACTGTAAAATGAAAAGAGAAAAGGTATATATCTCCGGTCCAGTATCCGGCATGCCCGAACTGAACCATCCCGCGTTCCGTCGAGTTGAGAAGATGTTATTTGCTGCCGACTGTGAGGTAGAAAATCCCATCAACAATCAGCGTCCTCTATTCTTTGACTTAAAAGAAGATGCGATGGAGTTGTGGCAATATCAAATGAGAAAGGCCGTCTCTCAGTTGACCTTGTGTGATAGCATCGTCATGCTAAATGGCTGGGAGAAATCCAAGGGGGCGACCATCGAGCTATGGCTGGCCCACATGCTGGGGTTAGTATTGTATAATGAAAACCTTCAGCCGCTAAATATTGCCCCAGAAGAAATTTCCCTGCCAGACTGGCAGGCCGTAAAACGACACCTCGCCAGCATATAAGTAGTCTGGTGAAACTGCTAGCATTTTTGAGAATCCATAAATGAACAGAAGAAATGGCTTGACAAACGAAGAATACTTTGATAAGGTTCAGGGTATGACAGAAGAAAGTTCGACCACTACGAGACCCCCCGGTCTTATTTTCATCTCGCTTTCTGGAAAGAAGCAGGTGGGAAAGGACACGGCAACCGACATCGCAACACGTCTTTTGCGAGACGTGGGCAAGACGGTAAAGGTGACTGCGTTTGCTGAACCCCTCAAGCGAATGTGTATTGATGTGCTGGGGCTTGAAGAAGCCTTAGTATATGGCTCGAATGATGATAAGGATACTCTTACACATATTGTGTGGGATACAATGCCTTTGAATATTAGAGTGAAATACTCTAAGGTTACTCGCGGCCCTCGAAGTGGTGCGATGACCGTGCGAGAAGTTTTACAGGTCGTGGGGACTGACATTTTCCGCGAGATGTTTTGGGATAACGTGTGGGCCGAGGCCCCGTTCCGCAAGGACTACGCCGATGTTGACGTGGTAATCTTAACAGATTGCCGCTTTCCCAACGAAAAGGACTGTACAGATGGTAGTGGTGGCGTCACTATTAGATTGGAGAGGGCTACAGGCTTCACCGACAACCATAAAAGTGAGACCGCTCTTGATGGATACACTTTTGAATACTTCTATGAGAACAACGGCTCACTAGAAGACCTAGAAATCTTTATTAGAGAAACCCTGGAGGAAATTGAACTACTATGAATGAACAACAACCGAACGTCTATGTCTCGGGAGACGAGGCTCGACTACTAATGCAGCTATTAACTGCTACCCCCTTGATGCAGCTTTACACGAAGCTGAACGTCATCAACACCGTGCAGCCCGCACAACAACAACAGCCTACGGAGGCACCAAAAAATGAATAACAGAGATCTTGCCTTCACGCATCGTCCGCTGACTGGTGTCAGTGTTGGTGCTTACAACGCGAACGGTGTTCTTTATGTCGCTGCCGCATTTACGAACGATGGCACTAGCCGCAATGGCAACTACCACGAGGAGCACAACGATGTCTTTTCGCGTGCTATCTCCCGTCGTATTATCGCGGGCCGCATTACCTTCTCGCAGAAGATCGCTACCCGCTTTGTCTTCGAAGTAGAGACTGACATGACTGGCCCAGACTTTATGCGTGCCTTCCGTCAGTCATTCAAGCCTGAGCTTGATGAGACAGATAATGTATTGCATGACGCATTCGTTCAAGGCGGCACCGAGTATCGTGCTCGCAAGACCGTCAACGATATTTGGGACGTGATTGGAGATCTTGCGAACATCGTCGTTAACGCCCCCGTTGCAGTTGGGACTGAAACCACTGGTAACTAATGAGAGTATTAGTTTTTGACACCGAGACGGGTGGCGTTGATTCCACTAAGCATTCTCTGTTGACTCTTGGTGCCCTGGCGGGAGACCTTGATACTGGCGAAGTATTCGAGCAGTTTGAGGTCTTCCATCGTCTTCCGGACGAAGCCGACTATAACATCTCTGATGGAGCCTTCGGGGTCCACGGCATCACTGCCGAAGATTGTATGGACAAGGGTGTTAAGACAACTGAAATTCAGGAACGCTTTGCGGACCTGTATATGAACCATAATTGCGTCCTGCTTGCAGGGCACAATGTTGAGTTCGATGTCAGGTTTATGTGCGATCAGATTTATAAGTTCAGTGTAGCTGAGTTTGATAACACGTTTACCTATCGCAAACTAGATAGCATGCCGATTGTACGCTTGTTCGCAGGCGTAGAGAACATGCAGCAAGGTGCGACTCTAAAACAAACCGTGAAGTCACTGGGAATTGATATGAGTGATGTTAAAGGTGGCGGCTATCACGCCGCTCTCTATGATGTCATTGCCACGTTCCGAGTGTTATGTAAATTCCGACAAGTTTTATCGTCACCCGAAGTGGTGACACAACTAACAGGAGGCTAATATGCGTGCCCGTGATAAGCACCGTCGCTTTCTACGAAAGAATGGTTGGATCGCCGTGGAAGCTCTGAAAGATAATGGAGCTTTCCAGTGGAAGTGGATTCATACACGCTATAAGCGTGCGTATTCCCGCCAAGCTGCCGTAGAAAGAACACAACGATGGTCTAAATGAATAAAAGATTTGATACAAGAACCGAAGAAGAGTTTAAAGCAGAAATTGCCCATAGAACCCTTCTTGAACGTGAGCTATTCCTAGAGTGGCTCAATCTACAAGAGAAAGAGACGGGTGTGCTGCCTAAGTTTACTGACACAGGGTGTGGTAATCATGGTGAGTTCATCGAGGACAAAAAGGTTTCAACTGCTGCTGACTTTGACGTGGAGGGTATTGGCCTGGTAGAAGTAAAATTCGCCAAGCCAATGCTCAAGCGTGACTTTCACCTCAAGGTTGGACAAACTAAATCATACATTAAGCAGGGTGCCATGATCCTTATGGTGATTGGAGCCGACGAAGACGTACCAAAATTTACATTGATTAACGTTGAAGCTCTCGAAGAGATTGTTGAAACGTGTCCCATTGTAAAGTGGGTAGGCTTCGGCTTCAAGCCCTCGTATAGAATTGAAATTGGGAAATTCGTATGGCGAGACCTAAAGTAACCGGCGAACCTCACGACGTGCTGGGCCCATTCGAGGTGCATCATAATCCAGAGCAAAACGCATGGATCATTAAGTATAATGAAGCGTCCGATAAATACCTCAATATGTTTGGAAATTTAGCCAACCTGCCTGATCTCTTTGCGACTCGTGCAAGTGCTATGAATCTCATCTATGATTTAGTCGCAGGTAATAGGCTTCTAAATACTACTCCCGTAGATGACTCATTCAAACTAAGCGGTGCCCTATGAAATTTGATATCATTATCCCTACTATCAATCGCATGTCTTTGAATGCAGCAGTAGAGTCTGTGTATGCCCAACGCTATACGGACTGGAGATTGTTTGTGGTAGGCGATGGTGTGATGCCTGATCTTGAAGGCTACGATAAGGATAGGGTTTGTGTCATGTCTATTGACCAACGTACTGCTGACAGCGGTGCGAGTCAACGCAATATGGGCATCCGAATTGGTGACAGCCCCTGGATCGCCTACCTAGATGATGATGACGTGTGGTATCCCGACCACCTGAGTACTATCGTTGAGCTACACGAGGAGTTTCGTGACGCTGACATGTTTAAAACAGCAGCTCAAGAAATGGTTATGTCTCGGAAAAGTCCTCGACATAAGAAAGAAAAAATGAAGTTGCGGTGTGTAAATGAGGACGACCCCCTTACTATTACAATAGCACATTCAAGAGACCTGTTCTATAAGACTTCGAAGTGGCAAGCAAAAGATAACCACGACCACATCTTATGGAATGAAATGCTGGCAGCAGGCGGCCAGCCAGCTAAAAGCAAAAGTGTAACGGCACTATATCTCAGATGAAAATTATCAACCTCTTTAGCGAGAACTTCAAGCGGATTAAAGCCGTAGAAATTAAGCCAGACGGCAACATCGTTTATATCTCTGGTATGAATGGTGAAGGCAAGACCTCTATCCTCGACGCCATCTGGGACACTCTGGAGCACAGAGCTACCAAGAAGCGGATCAAGGAGCCTCTCCGGGTCGGAGCGGAGAAAGGTCGCAACGAAATTGACCTTGGTCAGTACATTATCACTAGGACTTATGGCCCTGAGGGCAAGACTACTCTCAAGGTAGAGACGCCTAGCGGCAGCATCATCAAGTCGCCCCAGCGTTTGCTTGATACTCTCGTCGGAGACTTGAGCTTCGACCCATGGGATTTCATCCGACAAACAGATCAGAAGCAACGCGAAGCGTTGGCTGACCTTCTATATAATCTAACAGACGGCAAGTTCGACGTGAGCGAATTCGAACGCCGCCATAATAAAGCTTACGAAGAGAGGACTGCCGAGAACCGAGACAAGAAACGTCTCGACGGTATGATCTCTACTCTCCTGCCTCCGACAGATAAAGATCCTACTACAGAAACATCTGTTGCGGAGCTATCTGACAAACTGGACTTGGCTATTGAGAAATCTAAGAATGAAATAGAGATTGATACGCTGAGACAACGGGTCGTCGAGTTGGAGGCTCGCAACCAAGAGATTGGTGCCTTGGACCACGAAGACATTCGTCGGCAGCTAGAAAATATTGAGTCGCAGAATAAGAGGGCCCGCGAAGTTACGCTGTACCACAACACTAAGAAAGACTTGGCCGAAGTGGAGGCGAGGGTGGACGCACTGAACGATGAGATGGAATTGGTGAAAATTGAGAAAGCGGAGGCCCTAGAGTCCGCTTCGCTCCCCGTAAAGGGTTTAACTGTCACCGAGGACGGAATTATGCTGGCGAACTCAACAAATGATTTGGTACCTTTTTGTCAGGCGTCTACCGCACAGCAATTGAGGGTAGCACTCGCCATTGCCATGACTGCCAACCCAGACTTACGAGTCATTCGTATCGCGGACGGCTCTCTTTTGGACGATAACAGCCTGCAAATTATCGAAGAAATGGCAGGAGAACAAGACTTTCAGATTTGGATTGAATATGCATCGCGAAACGACCAGGATAGGGTGGGCGTCTACATCGAAGACGGATCCATCGTAGAGAATTAGTGTATTCGTTAGTGCGGCATTGCCGTAGGAGACTATTATGGCTATTAAACTTAACTGGAACGTCCTGTCTGATGTCAAATCCGACCTCGAAGATACCTGGAAACTGAAGCCAGAGACCAAGGTAACGTTCGTCCTTCTAATGAAGGACGGCTCCCATCACAAGAAGACTATTAAGTTTTCTGAATTTCTAAAGTTCTTTTGGTTTATTTATGACAGCACTAATTTTCACGTCAAGGGCCTAGTAGTAACAGATACTACAGGCAAGATCCTTTATCGCCACCGACAAACGACTGGCGAACACGAAGAAATCCCGAACGGTGGCAACGTACACATCTTTGATCGTTGGAACAATATGACTGACGGTCAAAAAGATGCCCACCTGAACATCCTACTATCTCAAATTTATGACTACACAGAATCCTCTCGAAACTCTAACGGTTGACGAATGGGACGCCCTAATTATCAGCATCGTTAAGAGATACTTTTCGATTGCTCGTAGAAGCTCTGGCATCGACATTGATGATTTGAAGCAGGAAGCATGGCACGCATTGATGCGAGCCTGCAAGAATCATGATCCCGAGAAAGCCGCTAAGTCTGGCGTGAAGTTTAGTACGTATGCCTATGCGTATATCGACGGCCAGCTTCGTAGGTATGTCTCCAACAGCTATAAAAATCCTGCCAGCGTAGACATCGACAATGTGACTATTGAAGATGAAGACTATGATCTGGAAGGAGATTTTGTCAAGGACGAATTGGCTGCCAAGATCTTTGAGCTGGCCGATGGGGCGAAACACTCTGAGCTATTGGTGGAGCACTTTGTCAAGGGTAAAACCTATCGTCAAATTGCATCTGAGCTTGGGGTCTCTCACAATCTCATTCACTTACGTATTCACAGCGTGCTGAAAAAAGTACAAGAGGATCTGTATGATGATAACTATTAAGATTATCTCGTGTAAACTGTGCGGTGGCCAGTACTACGGCGGCGAACAAGACGTGAAGCTGAAAGCTGGCAACGAACGCAACGCACCAACTGAGGTATATTTTACCACACTAAAGGTATCCAAGTGTGCCACCTGTCAAACACACGCAGACCGCACTAAGGCGGCTCGCAAAAAGAGACTCCATGATTGAGGAATACACACACATTGGTCACATGAGACCAGACACAAAATATAACAACGTGTTCCTGGTGCAAAACTCTGCGGTCAAGACAACACGTAAAAGTAGAGAGCCCTATCTCTCCGTTACCCTGGCCGATGTCACTGGTCGCATTGAGGGTGCTATCTGGAATTGTTCTAATACAGATGTTGTTAAGCCGGGGAGCTATGTGTCTCTTGAAATTATTACTAAGACATACAAGGACACCCTGCAATTCAACGCCAAAGGTCGTACAGTACAACCCTTCAACGGAACTCCCCAGAATGCAGAGGACTATGTGCGTGGACCTGGCGAGGCTGTGCTCGACTACTATGCCGACGAGCTGCGTCAGCATGTTGATAGTATCGACGATCCCGAGTACCGCGACATGCTTCACGAACAGGTGGACATCATTGATACACTGAGGAATGCGTCCTTCGGGCAGACTGGCCCGCTTGCTCATCCGGGCGGCCTCTTGATCCACACCGTCCACGTAATTCGATTGGCTCGTGCCTCTGTTGAGAAGTGTGGCGATATCGATGGCCTAAAAGTTAACAACTCCCTGGTCATTCTGGGAGGACTGCTTCGCAACATCGGCTGGGCAACCACAATGACGCTAGAGGGTAACTTCTTTCGTCCCCGCGATGCATTCTTTATGACTGGTGTTTACAAGGCGTCAGCCCGATATGTGGATCATCTTATGATGGCGGTCGAAACGGACAAGGGTATTGCATTAAATGAAAGTAAGAAACAATCACTCTCTAATATGTGTGGCCCCATTGAGGACATCCGTACTCTTGAGGGCAAAGTGGTGGCTTGGGCGGGCGATATGGCTGGCATCATGCACCTTGGCGGCTTTGCCATGAACCTCAAGCAAGATGGTAGCTGGAAGGGTGACTTCTTCGTGGGGCACCTATCATGAATCCCGATGCAGAACTAATGTATCGCGAACTACACACGGCCTATAACCATGGGCTCATCTCTAAAGAGCAAGCTGCCTCCATGTGGAAGATGTATAATAAGCCCTTGGAACAGGTAACATATAACTTTCCAGTGAGCAAACCTATCGTGGGCTACTTCAACTTTAATACTGGCGAATCTATGAGCCAAGAAGAATTCGAACGAGCTGAAAATGAATTTGTTTTACGAGGAGCACTATGAGCAGACTAGAACGAGCAAGAATCGCTGGTAAAGTTAATCGCGATGCTATTGAACATGGCTTCAGCCTAGCTAAGCCTGGCGTAACTCTACGCGAGCTAGACACTGAGCTTGGCAGCTTCATTAAATTTCACGAAGGTTGCACGCCAGCATTCCTCGGCTATAAAGGCTTCCCGCGTAACGCCTGTATCTCAGTGAATTACGTAGCCGTACACGGTGTTGCAGACGAACACGTCATCAAGGAGGGCGACCTCCTAACGATTGATATTGGCACTATCTATGAAGGGATGTATGCCGACGCGGCGAGTACGCGAGTAATCGGTAGTGAGCTAGAGCACGAACAAGAGTGGCATCTGTCTGAGTCTGTACAGATCGTCCTGCAAAAACAGTTAGAGGTAGTACGCGACGGCACCTCTCTTCTCGATATTGCACAGGCTGGACAAGCCGCTGCGGAAGATCTCTGTCTGCACATGGTAGAGGATCTCGGCGGCCACTATATCGGAGAGCAATTACATATGGATCCGTTCATTCCTAACTGCATCGATTATCGACGCGGCAAGCTGAGTGCGGACCTTCAAAAGAAAAAATATTCCCAACATCTTTTGCGTACTGGGGACATTATTTGTATTGAACCTGTTATTACTTACGGAAGTACGGACCTCACTGTTGGTGCAGATGATTGGACGTGCAGTACGGCAGCTCTCTCGGCTCACGCCGAGCATATGATTTTAGTTACTGAAACCGGATACGAGATTTTATCATGAATACTATCATTACACACCTAGACAACGACCGTTTCCCGATTCTAGAGGCAGAATCACAGCCAGTTAGTGTACCTATTAGTGCCCTCGACCTCGAACATATTGAGAGGATGGACGTTACTTTGAGAGATTTGGAAGACGGTGCGGCAGGACTTGCCGCAGTACAAATTGGATACCCCAAACGCATCTTCTTGCTTCGTAAGGATGGGGAAAACCGTGTCTTCATCAATCCCACTGTTATTGCACGAAGCAAGGAAACCCGGAAGCGTCCCGAGGCGTGCCTGTCTCTGCCTGGACTTGTTGTACAGACCACTCGTCCCAAATCTGTGACTCTAAAGTACTTCGATCTAGAAGGTGCTGAGCACACCGAAACCTTTGCTGGTTTCTGGGCACAGGCTGTTGCTCACGAGATGGATCACCTTAATGGTACCCTTCTAACTCGTCACTTGGAAGCTCAGTATGCCAAGACTGACACTCGTACCAAGTTCGGTATGAAGATGAATGCCCATCGCACCAAAGCGATTGCCAAGCGTCGTGCAAAGAACAAGCGGTCAAAGAAATGACCAATAGCAAGTCCAAGATCGTGGAGGATCTAAACCTCCATAAATTCCAGCAACAGATTCTTGGTGAATTCAAAGAGTTCACCATGCCTATTGTTAGATCAGGGTTTCCAAGTACTCCGTTGAACGAGTTGTATAAAAAACAGATCATGACGGCGAAACCGGCCTCGATCAAATGGAACTTCGTGTACAGCGAAGAGGATAAAAAATGGAATAGCGTAGATGAACTTCCTCGTGAACAGGTAGAATCTGAGAGCGATGAATTCGTATTGACCGGAGCCTTATAAAAAGTACCTTACCCCCAAGGGGAATTGTGAATGAAACAAGTGTTTAAGCCCGCCAGCCCACGTAAAGGACAGAAGGAATATTATGAATCAATGCACGACAACGAGATCACGTTCTGCGTAGGCAGAGCTGGTACCGGAAAAACATATCTAGCACTCAGTGCTGCGATTGAAATGCTCTACAAGCAGAGTTCAGGCATTCGACGTATCGTAATTATTCGTCCTTACATTCCCACCAATATCGGTGAGAAACTGGGGGCTCTGCCCGGCACGCTAAGCGAGAAGGTAGGTCCGTATGTCGAGGGTGTAAAAGATAACCTTCGCGAGATGATTACGGAAGAATCTGAGATCATTAATCTAGTAAATAATAAGTTTGAGTTCGCAGTTCTAGGTACATGCCGAGGCAGATCATTTAACAACGCTTTTATCATCGTTGAAGAGGCTCAGAACGTCCCGCTAGACGGTGGGGCCATGAAAATGCTGCTGACACGTATTGGAAAAAAGTCTAGGATGGTAATTGCTGGCGACCTGGACCAGTGTGATATCGCCAGTGATCGATCTGCCCTAACTCATGCCATAAATGTACTTGACGGAATGAAAGATATTGGCATCATTGAGATGAACGATCTTAATATCATTCAGCGTAACCCGTTGATTAAAGAAATTTTAAAGAGGTACGAAGAAGATGGGCAGTAAAACAGTAGTATTTTGTGACCTGTGCAAACAAGAGGCTGAAGAAGACAATCTATATTCGCTTGTCTTTAAGAAGCCAGGAAAGAAAACAGGGAATAGATACGAACTTTGCTCTGGCTGTGCTGGTAAACTACAGGTGCAGCTAGTAGGTGAAGGGGAACTTTCTTCCGGATGGGGATTCGGTTCGGGGCCACCGCAAGGACCGGCCACCGACCAGTCTCCACCGGAAGAGACTGCTGCTGAACGTCGTAAGCGTCTCTCTAAGCCGCTGCCAGAGCCCGATGCCGATGATGCCTTTGTGGCAGAGAAGCAGAAGGAGGCGGCAGCTATCAAAGAGCGTGCTAGTGGAGGCCCGAAGGTCGAGAGCGGTAAAGCTACCGATGGTAAGTGCCTACATTATAACAAAACATCTGCCGTGATGGGCACGGTAGGTGGTGAACCGGGGTTCGTTCGCAAGTGTAAGGACTGTCGCGAAACCTTACCCGTACATACTGCGGAAGAACGTCATTCCATTTCAAGTGGAGAATAATCTCATGAGAAAGCATTTAGGTGTACTTTTGGCCCTGGGTCTTGTGATCCTGCCTGTGACTGGAGTCGCTCTAAGCGGCTGTGTGTCTACTGGTGGTGAGCAAGGTCTAGAAACTCTCGAAACCATGACCGAAGCCGACTACCAGCGTCTCAAGCTGTATAGTACGCTCGGCGTCAAGATTGCCGCGAACCGTCTGGTTCAAGAGGGCACTGTGTCTGCTGCTGACCTAACGTTGGCCGCCGACCTTCTTGATTCTATTAAGTCAACCCCCGCTATGGGTGGTGCTGAACTTCTTATCGAAGATCTACTGGCCGACAGCGGCCTAACCAGCACCGAAGTCGAAGCTCTTCTTCAAATCGTTGTATTTGAGCTACAGGCCCGTGGAGTCTTCGACAACCTTGGCATCGGCGGTCTCGTGGAACTATCTCCGCGTACCGAAGACTTCATTGATTCCATGATTGACGCCGTGCGTAGTGCCGGAACCGTCAGCCAGGAAGAACTGCAAGAAGCCCACGCCATGGGCATCAGTGAATGATCTGCATTTACCTTAACGGTAACGGCTACTATATTACGGGGGACGGGATAGAGATTGCTCTTTCCTGTTCCCCTAATCTTGATGAGCATGGTGAGCCCTTCTACCCAGAGCACTGTCATATCTATGCTGTGTTATCAAGAGCTTTGAACGAACTGAGGGGACAAGAACTGCCTGGCGAAGTTATGGTATATAATGATAGCCGCGTGGTTGACGAGATGAACGGTGCCGTATCGCCGCTCGACGACCTGGGTGCAGAATTTCGGAATAGAATTCGTCGGGAGATCATGCCCGACATTGGTGGTACCGTCTTCTTTCGCAAGAAGAATACCCACGCTATCTCCCAACAAGTGGGTGAGGCTAAGCGTACGATGGTACAGGTGCCAGACAAGAATAGAAAATTAGAGGAGCTAATGCAGCAACACGCAGAGGCTCAACGAACCAAATCGCTACGAGCGTTAGATAAATTAAAGGAGAATTGGAATCATGACAAGCGAAACTAACAACGGAACTGAGCCGACAGTTGATCGCATCCTGCGAGAGAGGCTGGAAGACTTCAAGGTACCCATTGAGGTACGCAATGCAATTGCTGAGGAAATCCTGGCACTCATGCAGCGTCCAGAACGCAAGCCATATGGTGCTGCGGTGATGACGCCTGAGGCCAGTTTGGCTGCGGATAAGGCACGCCAACGCGGTGCTCGTTCAGACGACGCCAAGCCACAGATTATGTAAGAGCTATCGCTCTATAAAATAAGGGGCGTGACCATTAGGTCACTCCCCTTTTTTCGTATCTATATCAGTAGGGCTACTTGCCGTCAGTTCGTCTATCGATTCGCTCGATAGCTTCCTTGATACTGTTTACGCAGCCCGTCAGCTTGCCGATTACTCCTGTATTTTTTTCGAGTAGATTGATATACTCCTTGATTAAGCCCTCGTATGCCTCAAGCTGCTTGGCTGTCTGTTCGTCATTTTTATCTTCTACACTTTGAAGTCTCTTACTCTGTCGAATATAGAGAACTAGTAATACAGAAAACATAAGACCCATAACGCCGTACTGCTCTACCAACCCGGTTAGTGCTCCGGGATCTACCTGTGCTATTAAATTCATCATTATGGATTTGATACTTTATTTCTATTAAATTTGCCGAACCTTTTTGGTCCTAGATATTCGATGGTCATGACATTACCAAAATTGAATACCTCAACGGTATCAAAGTCTGGCATGGGCGTGGGGCTTACTAAGTACTTCATATACAGGGCTTCGCCCGCCTCAAGGTCGGTCATCACGAAATTAGACACAGACGAGAAGGCCGCTTCGTCAGAGTTGATAAGATTGAATCCGTTAACGGCTCCAAGAATATTATCTTCTCTGCCAAGAGTATATCTAATACGCGGCTCAACTTGTACGGCCTGTTTGAGATTACCAGCAGTCTTGTTAACAACTCCAATGTAGGAAATGCGGTAAGCTCCTGCAACATTAATAACCACACCGCTACCCGCCACTGGTCGCATGAATCCATCCGCAGGGAAAATTGGGAATATATCAAACGTGCTGTCCAGGCGTGCTGGATCCCCCTGTTCGAACGCTACGCCCGTGGCATTAATATAGTTGCCAATACCAGACGAGATCACCAAGTTGGTAATACCAGAGCCAGTGTTATACATAGGCAGGGCGGGACCTAATGAACGAGCGTCAGACTCAGCTTGCGTTGTCGGTGCGGCAACACCGTTTAAGCTTGCTTCGACGGGAGCGGCATGAGCTTGCATCCACAGGGCACCACGCTGATTGCCGTTAGTAACCTCGGCAAGCACGCCAGACATTTGAATATGCGGGAATGGATCAGTCTCGCTCACGTATAACGCAAGAGGCTGTACGTCAGTACCTACAATTTGTACTGGACCATTCTGTGCTACGCTAGTGAAGATATTCGGATTGCCTTCATACGCTTCTTGTAGAGTGCTTGCTCCACCGCCGCCCCCGCCATTCTCCAGAATCATCTGAAGAATTTGACCAGAGTGGGGGATCGGCCAGTAGCCATCGCCATTCGGCCCGGTTCCAAAGGGGCTAAAGCTCTGCTTCTGGTGCCACGATTCATATGGACCAAAGCGATACCCAAGGCGACCACTACCATTAGAGGTATTGCTAAAAGCACCTAGCTCAACATCATCTCTAGAGAGAACACGTAACTTCTGCGTTTCTTCAAGACTGTTGATAATAAAGTTGCCACCCTGTTGGACCCACTGAGTATCATCAAAAGCCGTAACGAGCATCCGGCCACTAGTACCGATAGTAAAGATATCAGCCTGGGTCGCTCCACGCAGATAGCCAATTGAAGTAGTGTGCGAAAGATCACTCTCAACCACCGAGCCAGTAATACCGGACGACTTGAAGATGATCTGGCCAGGGTACATATCTGTTAATGAATATGTATTTACATTCTCAGGAGATGCAGAGTGGCCGCTTGCAACAATTAGGCCGCGACCCAACTGGTCAATAGGTGCAAGATCTGGAATTACAGGTAGGCCACCATGCGGTTCATGCACAATAACAGGATTACCTTCGTCGATAGAAATGGTCGCACCATTCTCATAGGCATCGTCCAATGATGTGTTGCCTGCGGGTGCATTCTCCGCAATCATCTGAATGATTTGACCAGAGTGAGGTAGCGGTTGAGCACCAGTGCCCTTCGGGCCACCAGTTGTTGCGTAGCTTGGCTTCCAATACCAGGCTTCATGTGGCCCGAACTCATATGTCAGTTGACCACTAGCACCACTACTGTCGAATGGATTGAATCTAATTTGGCCGCCGCCACGGTTTGGATTAACTCCACCGTTGAATTGAATATCATTACCGCTGATCTCGTTATTAACACTGAAGAGCGTAGCTCCTCCTTGAGAATTAATAAGGAATACACCACTAGACGATAGGAAGTTGCCAAAGGCTGTGGTTGCAAACGTGATTGATGGGGCTGGGGACGTTGCTGTGCCCGAAGCCTGCAACGCTAGATATCCGGGTGCTAGAACACCGAATGCAAACGTGCTTGTTAGGTCGGGAGTCGCCGTGTGCCCACTAGCGACGACGCCAGGCAACTGTAAGATCTGTCTAATAGACTCAACGCTGCCGCCAACGCCGCCAGCACCAGGAGTAGTTTCCTGGATAACAATAGGGGCGTGCTCTGTTCTGAAAATGTTATTTGAAAGCAGTGCAGGAGCAGCGTCCAGCTCAACCTCGTTGCCGCCGTCATAGGCTGCCTGTAGCGTATGTGGCGTGCCGCCAGCATCAGAAATCATTTGAGAGATCTGACCGGAGTGCGGCAACGGCCAGAAACCATCGCTGAACGGCCCACCGGCAGAATCGTGCGTTAGCTTAGCGTACCATGCCTGATGCGGGCCGAAGCGGAATTCAAGCTGACCACTCGCCTGGAAAGGCGATAGATTGATTTGTCCACCAGTACCAACATTAGCAAAACCAGCACGCAGATTAATGTCACGGTTGCCGGTAGCACTAATGTCCACCGAGGCTGTATGAGCAATATTACCAAAAGAATTGAGAGTGATAGTGCCGCCACCGCCAGGTTGATTGGCGGTAAAACTAATATCAGGAGCACCAACATTAACCTGTTGAACAGCCTCCATATCGATCTGTGATTGGGAACTCATTACTAAGTTGCCACTACTTAGAAGATATAAAAAGCTAGTTTCGGCAGCTAGACCCTGAACAATGCCATGCGGACCAAGACCGGCGAAGCCATCAGTTGCACCACCCAAACGCAATGGGAAGTTGGCACCACCGTCAACAGAAATCTCGATTGCATCTTGCTTGTTGCCGATAACAGTGCTGGCAATAATAGTACCAGGAGAATTGGCATAACGGATCACACCCGACTGACCATACGCATCGTGCAAAATTCCACTGTTAAAGTGGACGTTCGCATACGGACGAATGTCACCAGTAAAGCCGCCCATACCATTGGACATTTCTGTACCAAGGCTGGCTGACCCGCTACTGCGGGGCAATAGATCTCCTGTAAATACACCCATTATAAAATTCCGCTAGCTTGCAAAAGCTTAAGGACAATATCTCTTACTTGATTTTCGTCTGGCATTAGATTGTAATCTAGAGAATCGCTATGGCGAACATACCAACCCTCTTCTTGACCAAGGCCAAGTCTATACTCGGTGAGACCACTACCATTGAATGGATTCAATTGGATAGTGCCACCTTTGTTTTCAATTGTCAGATCACCAACGGGAGCACTCTGCAATAGCTGCACAACACCGTCGCCCGCAATCACAAACGCCCCACTGGCGGCGATCACTGCAAACGGAATTCCGAATGGGCCGTTGGCCGCCGTCAGAATCATGTTCGCTGGCGTACCAGAACCTTGCAATGTAATGATACCTGGACCCATGGTCGTGTGTGAGAACGAACCGAACACGTCGGGAGTAGGCGAATAGCCACTCGCGACGATGCTGGCATCAAGAAATGCTTGTTCTAAAGAGTGACCAGCCGCACTGCCCGCACCAGGAGTCGTCTGTCCAATCACTACCGGCTCATGACCGAAAGTAAATTGAAGCGTCTGTAAACTAGACGGCACCGGCCCTGTATTTTGCTCAATAAAGTTGCCCATATTGTAAGCAAAATTTAAATCTCTCTTAGCGTCCATTTCCCCTATCCTTCTCTTTTTCATAATTTAACAGCCTAGGATTACAACTCTACCACCCTGGGCTACATTAAATCGTATCGTTACGTTGTTCGCGTCGGTGATTTCAACTTCATCAGGTAAAATCTCTACCCGAGGTGAGCTGTCATCTAATACCATTACACTAACATCGCTCGTGCCGAGCGAGTGAGTAGCAACCCATGAAGTGGCTGCAACGAAGGTCTCAGAGTAACACCTGGCTAGGCTAGAGATTTCTACGTCGGCCCCAATCGTCATGGTTTGGCCAACAATGTCTACGATAATGCCAGAGGCACCAACCACGTTGATGACACCCTGTGCCTCAGTACCATTGAAGTCGGTCAGAGCATTAACAACACGCCCGTTGAAGCCCTGTGTGGGGAAGTCCCATAGCCCTGAAAGGGCTAAGGTATTCACAGACCACGATAGCGGCGATGCACCAGCGTTATCTTCAATCAGAAGGAAGCCACTCACCGGGAAGGCGAAGTCAACCGCACCCGTTAGGTTCGCCCCACCGACCACGCCGACAGATGTTACGCCGCCTGCCGTTGCAGTGGTCGTGATACAATCGAAGGTCAAGCCGCCGTCAGTCGATACTTCAAAGCAATCAAGCTGTTGGTTGAATCGCAGCACACCGGACTGACCGTGTAGTGGGTCGTGGAATACACCACTGACTTGATGGATGTGACCAAAGGGTCTAATCGCACCCGGAGTTGCGTCGAATGCACCCAGGTTCGGGCCTCCATCGACGCCAAGATGTGCTCTACCGGAGACACTCGGTACTAAATCGCCATTGATAGGAAATCCCATTATGCTAACCTCTTAATTGTTACACTGCTGCCATTAGGAATAAACTGTGGGCCTTCTTGAAAACTCATTCCAGTAGAGTTCTGACCAACAAGACATTGAAGACGAGTGCCCGCCACTACGTCTGGTAAAATAACGGTGATATATGCTGTATCCTCACCGGCTGTATCGATTCTATGATAAGAATATGCTCGGGAGCCAGCAACCTCAGTGAAGCTTCCAGTATCCGTCGCCGTTTCAATCCATGATCTAAAGGTAATACGAGTGCCACCGCCCAGAGCTGGAACGTGATCCCCGCTCATACGATAAGTTACTTCGTATGTTCCTGGATGCCAAATACTTACAAAGTTGCCATTTGGAGACGAAGTATCGATAGTAAAATGATCTGCACTACTAACAGATCGAATAACACTTAAGTCTAACACGTCGGGGTTGGTAATATTACCAATCGCTTCAGAAGACGTATTATAAATATCGATGTATACTGCTGGCGTTACAACTTGGGCACCACTCTGTGAGGGGATAAGCTCTAACAGCTCATGATCCTGGTGACTATTATAGGATAGAATACCAGATTGTGCCGGGGCACCAGAGTCATGAAGCTCCGCTCGTCTCAGGTGGACATCCAATAGGGGCACGGTTGGAGACGGGAAGTCAAGACTGTTGCGGCCAACCGCAATGTCCACTCCACTGTCGGGGATGATGTCCCCTCTCCAAATCTCTTGAATGCTTCCCATTATGCTAGTTTTTTAATTGTAAGACGCGAACCATCTGCGACCGTCACACAGTCCGCACCGGCAATACGAAGGGCTCTGACTCGGAAGATGGTGCCGACCGCCACATCCTCAAGAATGCATTTGGCATTGGCAGTATCTTCTCCCGCCGCACTAAGTCTGTTATATGTAAAGGCTCGGCACCCCGTCACTTCACTGAACGATGAACCGCCATCGGTTGATTGCTGCAAAACCGTGCGACAACTTGAACGGGTGGTTGCGTTCACCGCATCAATCGTCACTCCATATTCGATTTCATACACGCCAGGCATATTGATTTGCACGGCGTCAGCCACAACGCCATCATGCACAAAGACATTCGGATGAGTGTTGACTCGCTCGGTATCAATAGTCACCGTGGCAAGCGTCGTGGTAACCGTGGTGCCGCCAGTGGCGTCATACCCGTCCCAGAGGACAGCGGTCACAATGGGTTGGGCTCCACTCTGACTGGGAATTAATTCTAATCTATTCTCTGAAGAGTTAAATGAGACAACACCCGACTGGGTGGGGGCACCAGTGTCATGAAATTCAGCTCTACGGAGATGTACGTCCAGGAGGGGGACCGTGGGGGACGGAAAATCGAGGCTGTTACGACCGACCGATACATCCACGCCGCTTTCGGGGATGATGTCGCCTCTCCAGATTTCTTGAATGCTTCCCATTGTTATGAATACACTAAGTTAGAAAATCTCTCGCCAGATCATTCCGCCCGTGGCATTAGCACTACTGCCGCTGGTACGTCTGGCAGCAATAGTAGCTACGTCTCCTCGTGCCATCTGCAATCCCATGTTTACGATGTCGAATGTATCACTAGAATTCGGTCGCACGAAACCGCTAATCACCTGTAGCCCACCCGTGAGTGCCGTGGCTGAGGTATCAATTTCCATCACCGAAGTATCTGTATCAAAGTCTGCAAAGGATGCACCAGTCAAAGTAGCACCAAACAAGAATACAAACTCAACAGCTTGGTTGCCGTCATTGTTACCATAGGCACGCAACAAATCAACAAGCACCTGATTTTGTCTATTCTGAAAAACCTCTTTGACTCGGTATGAAATGAGCGGAACTAATGTCGTTCCAATATCGGCTGTAGCACCGCTAGCAGACACAATACCCCTATCAATCTCTCTACCTTCTTTGAACCCGGCAATAGAATGCACGCTAACTGACAAATCACTGCTATTGCCAGTGTTGAGAGCCTGAACAGTAAGTGGTAGATGAGGATTGAGCGTAGATGGATTTAGTTGTGCATTGGAGAACTCAAACCTATGCACGTTCACGGTATCTCCCGTTACGCCATCTTCAATACCAAAGTCAACGTGACCAAACCCCATTTGCAACCTAATGCAATACATGTTACCCAATGATGGATCAAGCGTTGGGTACTTATTCAAATTCCATTCTGACTGTGGAACAAAGTCGTCAGCCGCAACACAGCGATGCACTACGCCAAATTGTACCCCGCTATAGCCAAAGAAAAATCCACATAGATTATCACCAAGTCCAACAAGTTGTTGTGACTCGGGTACACCACTAGTAAAAATGGCGGCAGACTGAACGTGCAATCCCTGACCCGGTGTATAGTAAATAGCTCCACGACTCTTAAGAACGCCACTGGCCTGGGTTGACGCCGACGTAGACACAACAGCCATGCCGCTTGCGTGAACGATTCCGCCACCGCCGCCGCTTTCGTCTCGAATGAGACGACTGTTGATATTGTAAGGAAAATCAAGATGAGCAACAGGAGTGAGTTCCGAGTTACGGATTTCACCAAACGCCGACTCTCTCTTTTTCAGCGGGTCAAATTCAGGATATTGATTGATAGACATTAGCTGACCTCCGCTCCAAACGCCGTGAATGTCAAAGCACTTGCCGTGCCGGTACGCACGGCTAGATTCCCTGCCGAATTATTCAATGCCATAAACGTATCAAGCTCCAGCGTTGTGCTGCCATTAATAGTTACGTCCCAGAAAATCGCTGTCGATTCATCGTAGGTTGTGCCATCATCATCAGCAAAGATTCTGAATGTCACTGGTGAAGATGTAGTGTTGCAAATCCAAATTGACTTGACGATGGCTGTCACGCCCGCCCCCGGCGAATACAATGACGCAGCCGTAGTGTTCGCTGGTCTTAACTGTCCTAATTGTTGTTCTTGTAATGTCATTAGCTCACCAGTAATGCGTATCGTCTACATTCTTCGAAGTTTGTATTCGTCCCACCGCATCCAGCAATTACAACACGACCTGTTTGTGGTGTATTGAACTGTAAACTGATGCTGTTAATATCAATGACGTTAATAACATCTGGGATCATAACATTGTCGCCCGCGTCAAAAACGCTAACCACTACGTCCGATGTGCCTAGGCTGTGTGTAATGGTTGTAGACGTGACGCTCGTGAATGAGTCAGCGAAACAACTGCTACTGCCCGACACGCCAGAGAGGGCCGCACCGTCAACAACAAAGTTGCCACCAACCTGTTGAACATCAATACCATTGACACCAACCACACCGGACTGCGAAATGCTGCCAGTAAAGCCAATATTAATTTGGTTGGGAGCTACGGGTGCAACAACAATGCCGCTGGTCCCCACCAACGTTACGGAAGGGCCAGTTTGTCCGTTGAGATCTGTAATGCCAGAAGCACTGCCGCCACCACCGCCAGTGCCAAGTCCGCCAACCGATACGATGCCTCCAACGTTAACCATTAGGCAAGCTCCATCAGTCTGATATCAGACGTACCGGCAGAAATCAACCAAATACGCATGTTGGGATTACCAACCATGTCGATGGCAATCTTTTCTGAGCTGGCCAGTGGGAATCCATTGCCCGCCGTAACTGCGGATGTAAATCCCATATAAACTACGCTAGTGCCATCGTTATGAATTACCAATGCCCTGCGAAATTCCAGAGGGCTTGGTAGAATTTCGACAGCACTCGTACTAACGGTGACCTGAGTAGTACGCCCACCAATACCCACCGAAAAATCAGATGGGTTTAGGATTGCTACCGAGTCAGCACGGCGATTACGTAGAGAGTCTCTGGCATTAGGGACCGGAAAGGTTCCTTCTCCAAAGTCATAGAGCGGACTGTTCGGCTGCATGTTAGCAACCGTGCCGCTTCCAGCTACCGTATTAATCTCATGGTTCATAGGAAACCTCCTTAGGGAAGGTCCCTATTAGTACACAATGATCTTTAATGTAGTAGTAGCGGACGCAGACCGTGCCCAAATTTGGTTGTTATGCAGCAGGGGCAGCTCAAGTGGGGGCAGGGCTGAGCTGGCAGGGATGGTGAATCCATCAGCAACAGTTGCAGCGGCTTCCGTGGGGGCAATATAAGCATCCTGTCCACCATCATTCTGGATGACAACTCGCCTGATGCGTGGTAGATCAGTGATTTCCGGAGCAATAACTTGCACTGGAGCAACACCAATAACAACGCCAGAGGCGGCCCAAGCATCAACCGCCAGAATATCCTCTGGGTTGATAACTACTACGTTTGTGCCGAGACGTTCGCCTCGGCCCTCGGCTTCCTGACCACGCTGGGCAGGTGTGAGAATTCGTGTCGTGAAAGGTAGCGTTCCGCTACCGACAGCAGCATTTGACTGTACAGCCATTACATAACCTCCTAAGTTTAAAGGACTTGCGGAGCCACCCGCTACAAAACTTGGCTATGTATGAATACACTAAAGGGGCGGCTCCTCTTACGAAGAACCGCCCCTAGGCTATTTGAGTGTTTATATTTTAGTTATCTTCAAAAAGAGAACCAGATACCCAATCATGAGTGCCTGTAGCTAGTCGAGTTAGTCCACCAGACAAAACCGCACGAGTTCCTGTAAGGTCAATATCGTTTGATTCGCCACCCACAATAACTGCATCATTACCAACGGGTCTATTATCAAATCCACCCACAACCACAGTACGTAATCCAGCCGACTTATTATTTAGCCCACCTACTGCCGTTGAATATAATCCAGACGCAAAATTATCCTTACCGCCCACAACTACACCATGAGTACTGATTAGAGATTGATTATTGAGACCGCCCACTACAACAGAATAATCTCCACCACCATGATTTAATTGTCCTCCAACAACAACAGAATATTCTTGGGCGGCTTGATTGCCTGCACCGCCTACAACAACGGACCAGTCATTATTTGAAAAATTATCAAATCCACCCAAGACAGATGAATATGGTAGGGCAATATCATTACTAGAGCCGCCAACAAGTCCGCCATAAGATTGGAATGCGTTTTCAGTTCCAAACACAATGTTATGAGAGCCAGTACGTACATTCGTACCACTTTCCTCATTGTAGCCAATAATCAAATTACCGAGACCATTCGTTGTAGCAGTTGATCCAGTTGTATTGACAACCTGCAAGTTACTCTTGACACGCAGGGCCTCCACCGTGCCACCCTGACCATCTGGAATCTGTACGACCGCGAGTAAATTGAGTACGTCTTTTTGGCCCTGCGTTAAGCAGCAAAACTGTTGTACTTGAGGGGCGGGTGCTGCCATAGCAGACAGGCCAATAAGGCCCAGCGTCAGCAAGGCACCAGCAATAAGGGATTTCATATTCATATTAATTATTTTCAAAGAGTGAACCGGAAACCCAATCGTGGGCTCCGAAAGCTTGGCGGGTTGAACCACCAGAAAGAACAGACCAAGTGCCATTAGCAACATTCGACTGTCCACCAACGCTAACGGAATCATTTCCACTAGCAGAATTGTTTTGCCCACCAACAGCTACAGACCATAGACCAGTGGTAACATTTTGACGACCACCCACAACAACGCTGTTGGTAGAGCCAGGGACATTTAGTTCTCCTCCGAGAACAGAAGAGATAGGAAATACCGTCGAGTTATTCGTGCCGAAAAGGACGGTGCCGTAGCTGGTATAACTAAGGCGGTTGCCCGCGATAAGATTATGCGAGCCGGTGCGTACATCACCCTGAGTGGCACCGAGATCATTGTAGCCGACGATGATGTTGCCGAGCCCATTGACCGGGCCGATGGTGTCGCCAGAGCCATCAACCACTTGAAGGTTGCTTGTGACTCGGATAGCTTCCACAGTGCCGCCGATGCCGTCGCTCAATTGAACAAGCTCGAAGCGAGCGAGGATGGCCTGTTGGGCCGGGGTAAGAACGGCGAGCTGGGTCTGTTGAGCCATAGATAGACTCAGGAGAATGCCGCAAGTTGCCAGCACTCCCAAGAAGAATTTTTTCATTGTTTAGTATCCAAACGCTTTCAGTGACAAATCAAACTGACCAGTCTCCTTGACTAGTCTCAACATTTCCTGTGCAATTACCCTAATCTCCACCTGTGCGTGTTCGCTATTGCGGAGACCCTGGAAATGCATAAAGGAACGAAAATTAAAGCTGACATCAGCCGTAATTTGGTTAGCATAAGGGAGATAGAAGCGGGCCGACTCCTTCGCACGCTTACGGGTGAAGCCGTGATCCTTCACGAGACGTTCGAGCATCTCGTGATACTTCTCATACTGTTGCTCCATATCCTGGAGAAAGATTAGACGCTCCTCAAGAGGCCAGTCTTGGGGAATGTAGATTTTATCCTCTTTCAATTCCTTGTAGCGGGCAGACTCAGCATTCACACTGACGCCAATCCTATGCTTGATGATATGGATATGACTAGCAATATCTGTGGTCACCAGGAAATGCAGATCACTCTTCTCAAATGGCGTATGATGTCCAGCCTCGGCCAGTGTCGTCAGCATCTTGTTAATCCGCCCACGCTTCTCATCGCTAAGCTCACGACTGGTGGAGGTCCAAGCTGACAGGGCGTGAGACTCGTCGCCGCCATAGGTTCCAATCAATTCTACTGTGTTATCGTTTGCACTCATATGTTTTAGACTTAAAGTCGTTCTCGTGGGTGTGGACAAACTTCCACTGTGGACGGGACGTGTATTCCCTATTTCTGGTTTTACAATAGGGGCACACGATGTTATATTCTGGCTCATCACCTGATGTCCAATAGTCACCGCCTACTCACCCGTAGGGTGACACATAGTATTTCATAACAATGAGATCCAGATTGCTGATCCTCTTGCCACGGTTACACTTATTGCAACGCCAAATTCGCTTGCCCCGCAGGTCTTGCTTCTTAGCTTTCAGCTCCTCGATCTGAGCTTCTATCTTCTTCTCGGAAGTCATGGATGATCTCGAAGTTGTTGTCATAGACAACGGTCTTTTGTAGTTGTGCGGAGGCAATGGCCCACTCTTCTTTGATGTGGGCTACCTTACCAGGAATGGATACAGCGGGCGTGTAAAACATTAGGGAGTTACTAGTGTTGGTGTGATGATGCCGCTTTGAACAGGGCGGATAGCTTCCACGATGGCGTCGATTACGTCTTGAGCGGCGTAGGTCTTGGCGACCACGATCTCCATACTGTAGCGACCGACCGGCTGGTAAAAGTCCATACCCTCTACGCTACAAACAGCTTCGAGCATCTTTTGTGCTGTAGAAACACCCGCCGTCACTTCAGATTGCAAGGGGGCAATCGGCTTCTTAGCCGTGAAGATAAAGCGGTTGTCTACGTCGTTCCCGTCGTCGTCCTTGGCGAACTCGACATGATAATCTTTAATAGGTTGTGCAGTCATACAAGCATACTGACATGCTAGGCAAGACTGTCAACTCATAAAGTGCAGCTATCTCCATCACATCCACGCGGAGCGTTTTGCTCGACGTGGATATCCTCAAAGCTGATCGGACGAATGTCTCTAGACATCTCCTTATACTGCTCTTCGGTGATAGCCTCATAGGGGGCTTGAGCATAACCATGGTCATCTAATGGTAAGAAAGAAATACCTTTTAGTTGATCTTCGAACATCTCAAGCGTGTGCTGGACATCCTGTTGCTCGTCCTTCTCGAAAGTAACTGTGATAGAAACTTGGTTGTCTGCCCACTCACGCTGATACGCGACGGCGTTTGAAACCTGCTCCCAAATAGACACGTCTCTCTTGCCGCGTACGAAGAATGGCTCATACACAGGAAACTCTACAACCATCGTGCTCTCCTCTTGGCCCAGTGCTGGCTCTACCTTGTGTCCAGCGGCCTGAGCGGCTCTCCAGAGTTCTGAGTGGAGGCCCACGCGGATACGTCTGATGTAGTATTCCGAGTGAGGATAGTGAATGCCGGGCGGCTCGCCGGGCAACAGGCTAACAGTACCGCTGGGCTTCACGCTCGTCTTTTTGATGGAGCGTGGCACGCCAAGCCAATTACTGTATTGAACATCCAATCCGTTGATAAATTCATAGCCTTTATCACACCAACGAAGTACTTCACGACGACCGTGACGATTGAATGCCTTGATAATGCCACTCTGGCTTAAGCCGATACGTCGGTTCTTACACATTACAGCATTTGTCTCGGGCCAATGCGTAGGAACCAGAGTGACAGTTTTGGCATAGAGATACGCAATCTTAAGCGTCTCTAAATACTCATCGAGACTTTCGTGCCTTGCGGGGAAAGTCTCAACTAGAGTACATAATTCATAGTTGTGGAGGGTTTGCTCTAGGCAGGGATTACCGCCAACGGCGTCCTTGTCGCCCCACGTAGGAGCGTCCTTCATACGACCGTAGGCACGGGCGTTATCCATCCACATGTACCCAGGCTCACCATTTACTGACGTTTGGCGAGCATGCCATGAGTAGTCCATCCCGACCTTGGCGAAGATGGAGTTGTTGGAGGCCCAACGATGACTCATTAGCTTTTCTTTATCTTGCTTTAATAGAGAGAACTCTTCATCAGTGTGCTCCCCAAATACAATTTCAGCCGACCGTCTCACGTTTCCCGCTACGACGCATCGGCCAATAAGGTTACCGATATCTACAATATCAGATGAACTAAGTGTTTGTCCAATTTTAGCCTGTAAAATGCTTTCAATATCAATAAGCATCGCCTTCAACGGCTCGGGACCACTAGACGTGCCGCCAAAACCCTTGATAGGAAGACCAGCCTTGCGGACTTCTGAGAAGTCAAACGTTGGCTTAGCCTGATCGAGTGTGGTATAGGCATCAATAACTAAGCGGAGAGCTTCGACCCAGCCCTCTCTTGTATCCGGCACCACGAATGTAGACTCGTTCGCCTGCGGCTCCACGACGGTTAGCTTGCCAGCTCCGCGAACATCAAAACCAACGCCCACACCCACCATAGACATATCCATAATAAAAGCCGCCCACTTAGACGGCTCTTCGGCAATTTGCTCTGTGGACACAAAGGCACAATTGTTGAGTGCGGCCCCACCCCTAGTGGAAACGTAGTCCGTGCCCATCGCCCAGAGACCACGCCCCGGTGGCAAGAACTTAAAGTCCCACATCAATTGATACATACGCTTGGCGGTACGCTGTGCCTTACGCTCGTCCCAGGGAAGATGGTTTCGCGTGCAGTGATTCTTTTGAATAGAGAAAGTACCCTCTACAATACGCCGCACGGTTTCCGCATACTCCTCAGTGCGTACCTCTTGGCTGCCGCAATCCGTGCAGAACCAATCAAAGTCATCCTGGTTTTTATGATAGTCTAGTTTATAAGAATGACAGTCGTTGCACAAGCTACGAGCGTATGTTCTTTTAAATGTAAAATAGCCAACAGGACCCCATTCAGGTTGTTTGTTTTTGAACTTGCTAAGAAATGTATCGGATAGGTCGAATGAATGATGGGCAATGTTAAACACAGATTATCTCCTCTTCGGGTCGAATAGGGCGGCACCAGGAAGCAATGACTCACCCTTCAAAATTTTATCTCGTACAATCATACCAGCCGTGAAGGCGTGTGATACACCGTAGCCGTTGAAACCAGCAGCGATAAACTCATTTTCCCTGCCGGGAAGTTCTCCTACGAGGGGCATTCGATCCTCTGTGAGACACATAATGCCAGACCATACGTGAGTAAACTTGGCATCAATAAATGGTAAGTGATTTTGGAGGAACTCTTTCTGACGCTTAAAAACAGTTTGACTGATTTCGCCGTCATAAATAATACCCTCCTGCTGTCCCCTAACGTTCTGTCTTTGTCCTCCAAAAAGGAGGCGACCGCCGTGAGTGCGGAAATAGTCAGAGCCGTTATTACAGGATACACTCATGGTTGGCAACGCTTCGATAGCAGACTTAGGCAGGATGTCAGTGGCCACCATCTGGCCTCTGCACGGCGTAAACTTATCCTTCAGTTCTGGCAACAAACCAGACGAGTACGCATTCATACAGTACACTACTTTCTTAGCGTTGATGACTCCCTTGTGTCGAATCGAAACACTCAAACTCCCATCGTCATTTCGGTCAACACTTTCCACACAGGAGTTCGTAAGCACGCGGGCTCCACTGGTCTCCAGTAGGTCGCGAGTGCCGTTGACAATTTTGTATGGATTTACAGTGGCCTCACAGGGGAGATAGATGCCGCCCAGGAATCCCTTAGAAGGAAGAAGGGACCGAACCTCAGCCTCAGTCAAGTCGATGCACTTTACGCCAGTTTCTTTTGCAAGATCATTAATAAATGCCGACTCTCGCCTAAGTAATTCTAACTCCTCAGGGGTCGTCGCCAGTCGGAGGCCACCACCCTGTACGAGATCAGTGTCAAACTTGGTGCGTGTCAGGGCCGAAGTAAATTTACGAATATTAAGGGCAGAGAATCTTAAGTACTCTTCCGCCGCCCCTTCACCCAGTCTCTCGGCAAGCTCAACGAATAACTCATGCCCTCTAAGCATAAGCTGTCCACTAGCTCTACCTGAGGCGTGATATCCTACTGTCGCTTCCTCTAAAAGATAAGCATTAGTAACACCACCCCTTACGAGGTGGAACAATGTGGAGATACCGGCGATACCGCCACCGATTACTAGAACGTCTACATTCTTAACAAACCCAACCCCGTTGTGGCACTTGGTTGGGCAAGTCTCGAACCAGTAATTGCTGTGTTTCATTTAGAGCATTTCCTCTAGAGAGGGACCGTCCTCCTCGATCTTACCTTCCTGCATGGCACGGAGAACTTTTTTGAGATCTGCTGGTGATGGCTCGAAGTGCTGAACCTTGTTGCGATCAATACAAGGGATACAAATATCTGCAAATAGATCAATCGTACCACCCGCGTATGTATCATACGTTTTCTTTTCTAGCGACACCGTGTGGTCGTGCGGGCGAGTCATACGCTGCTTATCACACTGTGGACAGCGAAAGACACGTTTGCCGCCGAACTGTTCTAGCTGTCTTTGTCGTTTCGCCTCGCGTGCTTCTCTGGTTTTCTTGCTCATCCTGTGCTTCCAAATCCTGCTTCGCCCCTGTTCGACTTGAGAATCTTGGTCGTGTTCTCAAACGATAGAGGGCCAACATCTTTAATTGTAATGGGGATACGTTTCACAAGCTCAGCTTGTACAATCTTGTCGCCTCTCTTAATATCAAAAGACTTTCGCTTTCCATCGACCGGCAGCCATCTAACAACCGCCTTAAGAGGACCATGATAATCTTCGTCAATAATACCAGCACCAATGATGATACCTTTAGTGGCAAGGCCGGAACGCTCACGGAACTCTAGGCCGTAACCCTCGGGTAACACCAGTTTTACGCCTAGATCAATCAGTTTGGTTTCACCTGGATAAATTTCGACATCCTCGGCGGCATACAGATCCATGCACTGGGCACGGTCTGTCGCCTGCGTCGGAAGCTTTACCCCTTTGTCCGTGCGGAGTACTTGAATCTCAGGCACCAAGATCCTCCTCGCGGCCTTCGTCCTTATTCCAGCGGACCCACGTCTTCGGGAAGAGCGTCTTGCCATTGTCGTGCTGGCCGAACGGTAGTTTGGCGTAGCACGAGCTGCAACGCAGCTCGAAATACTTATGAGCCTTGCCTTTTTTGTCCTCCTGCACACGAACACTATACCTCAGATCCTCGCTTTTGCAACCTCCACATTGAGAAATCGCGAAAACTTCCTGATATTCGGCCAGCGTCTCGAACAGTTCTTTTTGCCCCTCGGCCTCGACGGTTACGTTACCAGATGTTACAGTTACTTTAGCCATTATTTATCTGCCTCCTTAGCAGCTAGGAGTTCCTCCTTACGGGCGGAACGCTTAGATTTTTTCTTGGGTGGTAGGGCATTCAAGTAAGACATGGCCGCACTACCTTCGGCGGTCGTGAATTGTTTCAACTCGAAAATTGAGTTGGCACGGGTCTTGTCTTCTACCACCCTGTTAATGATATCTACCTTTTCAACGCCACGCTCATCGCAGAGACGCTCGATTGCGGCAACAATGCTGGACTCCACCGGCTTGTCCGGTGAGGCGTCGAGACTTGTCTCGGCAAAGCCGATCTCCTCTGCGGAAAGCATGCGAATTCCGAGTGCTTTCCGCAGGCTACGTGCTTCGGCACGAGACTCTGCAACAGCCGTGGGGAAGTTAACGAATGGCTCAGTACAGTTAGCAGGGCCACAATCAGCAGCACCATCCCACTCAGTACCGTCATCAAAAACAGTGGTATAAATACACTGAACCAGCTTGGGAGATGGCGTCATGATCTGACACTTACTCTTAATGATACCGGCTTCCTCCCCCAGTCGTTGTAGCCCCCTGAGTAAAACAACTTGCATCGTCTTACCCTTGTCTTTTCGGTCTGCTACCTCGTCAGGCTGTAGTTCTTTTTCCCAGTCTGTGTCTTTACGTGTTTTACTCATGATTGAATAGTCTTAGATTTTCCTTTAAAGGATTTGATTTCGTCATACACACGCTGGCATCTTGCTCTTGAAAGTGAATTAGAAATCTGCTCCACAATAAGGACTCTGTATTTGACGGCGTTGAGGTCTCCTGCGAGACGCTCGTATCGTGCATTAAGTTTTTCTTGAGCCTCGGGTCCGTATACGGAGACGGGCGGCACCAGCTCGATTACCACCCGTTCCTTCTGGAGTATAATGTCAGAAACATGCCCTGGTGTCAAGCTACTACTGGAAGTTACTTCGTGTCCATGCTCGGTTAAAAACTCAGCTAGAAGCGTGCCGAATTTGGACAAGCTACCCGCCTTGGGACGGGGTGCATCTCGAAGCTGTGACATTTTAGCACGGCGGCCTTTTCCAGTGGCCTGTTTCCACTCGGCACGCCGTAAATTAGCCAACTTCTCCTTTTGTTTCTCGCCATCATTCGAGTCCCAATATTCCCTTGAAGAAGTAGAGATCTTATTCTTCACATCGTCAGAATGTGTGCTACCAAGTCGTTGGTGGCCAGACTTTTCAATATGAAGTTTTTGAGCCTCACTCCGTGAGCGACGTTTGACGCCAAGCTTACGCATATGATAATATAACGTAGACTTGGCCATCTTTAGATGGTCAGCCATCTCACCAACTGACATTTTGTCTGCCAGTTGTTCAAGGTATTCCTTACTAAACTGCATTACTTCCGTAGTGTGTCCCAATTTAACCTTACTCCGAGACGTTCAGCTTCGGACTTCAGTTCGCGGGCACTGGCGTTGTACTTTTGAATACAAAAATTAATACCACGGTTCACGAGGTCATTCTTATATGAAGAAATGATATCGGCATCAAAGGAGTCGCGGCCATCTAGCTCTAGACGCCAATCCATAATGGTGGTACGTTGGGCGACCGACTCTTCCTGTTGTTTGTCGAACAGGCGTTGGCGATCCGCATCTTCTTGACGAACCATGTCGCCGTCAAGATCCGCACGATTGGCTGCACGCTTAGCTGCGGCGGCCTCCCTCTTCTTATTTTCTAATTCCTCCAGGCGTCGTTGTGCGACAGCCTCAGCTTCCCGCTGCTTCTGAATGTTCTCACGAATACGTGCTTGGACGGACTCCTCTGTCTCGGTGGCTAATCGCCTCAGAGCACGACGAGCGTCGTCAGGGTTTTCTACTCCTAATTGTTCTTTCAGAGCGTCTACCTCACGGGGAGATAGGTTCAGCTCACGCTGGAAGTACACGGGTGAGCGTACCTCTGATACGAGTTGAAAAAATCTTTCCTTCTGTCTTAATGTTAGTTCTTCCATATTTCCTCCTAGCCGACAAATTCGTCAGCCTTTCTAAAAAAGGCGGGATCGGGTGACTGTAAGTGATGGTCATATCGACACATCTTATCGACTAATTCGTCGAATTGACACTCCGGTTTCCAGCCTAATAGGTCTTCGGCCTTACGTGGATCACCCAGTAATACGTCAATGTCTTTTGGACGCATAAATGCGGGGTTGATCTCAAGTACTTCATTGGGGTCTAGCTCAAACCAACGGCATGCCGCCTCGTAAAATTTACGAACGGAATGAGTATTACCAGTAGCAATTACGAAGTCGTCTGGCTCGTCGGTTTGCAACATTAAGTGCATAGCCTTTACGTAATCACCAGAGAATCCCCAGTCTCGACAAGCATCCATATTGCCAAGCTGAATCTTGTCTTGCAGGCCCCACTTAATACGTGCAAGTTGGCTCGTAATCTTTCGCGTGACGAAATTTTCGCCACGCAAAGGGCTTTCGTGGTTGAACAGGATGCCAGTCACGGCGAACATATCAAATGAACGACGATAGCATGATGTCATATTAAAACCAAACACCTTCGCTACCGCATAGGGTGACTCAGGTGCCATGGTTGAGGTCTCACTAAGCTTTACCGTGCCTTGTTCTGGTTGAACCCCCATGCCGCGATAACCGACACCAGGAACATAGGCCCTTTCGTTGCCCGTGGGGAGCGAGTTGCCAAACTGCTCACTGCTACCAGCCTGGTAGAACTTACAGTCTGGCTTAGTCTGGCGAATAGCCTCAAGGCAGTTCAGCACGCCAAGTCCGGTAATGTCGGCAGTAGATACTGGATATTCCCACGATAATGCTACGTGCGACTGTGCCGCCAGATGATAAAATTCATCTGGTTGAAATTTAGAGACCACCGCCTGGATGCTGGGAAGGTCAGTAATGTCTCCGTGTACTAGATGTAGGTTGGGACTGCCTTTTAGGGTACGCAGTCTAATATCACTAGGTGTAGATGTCCTACGAATAATACCGACGACACGATACCCTAGATCGAGAAGGTGTCTCGTTAAATAAAAGCCATCCTGGCCAGTGATTCCAGTGATGACTGCTGTCTTGCTATTTTCCATGTGCTCTATACCACTCAATTGTTTTACTCAAACCCTCTTCGAGAGAGACTCGCGGTTCCCACCGCAATACATTACTTGCACGAGTGATATCGAGGCTGCGTCTAGGTTGTCCATCAGGGTTCCGATTGTCAAATAAGATCTCAGCATCATATCCTCCTACCTTCTTTACTAACTCCGCAAGATCGCGGATACTTATTTCTTGTCCCGTACCAATATTGATAGGCTCTGGCCCTGTGTTCTTATTAAGAGAGATAGAAATAGCTCTTGCAAGGTCGCTCGCATGGAGGAACTCGCGGGACGCTTTGCCGCTGCCCCACAAATTCACACACGTAGGCGACGGGACACCGTTCGGTGATTGGTCTGGATTCTCAAACTTCGCAATCAGTGCTGGAATGACATGACTACTATACAGGTCAAAATGGTCAAACTCTCCGTACATGTTAGCAGGGAGTAGGTTAGTGACCTCAAGCCCGTACTGCACATGATAAGCTCTTGCCATTTCCATAATGGTTTTCTTGGCGATTCCGTATGGTGCATTGGTTTCCTCCGGGTAACCTGACCAAAGGTCAGACTCTACGAACGGAACGTTCGTGAATTTAGGATAGGCACATACTGTGCCCAGATTGACAACCTTATTGATACGTGCAAAACGAGCAATTTCAAGCACGTTGACGCCCATCTGCAAATTCTCATAGATGAATTTACCTGGATTGTCTTTATTGATGCCGATGCCGCCGCAGGTTGCGGCAAGATGAACTATAGCGTCCACGTTTGAACGCAGAACAAACTCGGCTGCCCGTGAGCCATTAAGTAAATTCAGCTCTTTAGAGGTGGGCGTAACCAGCTCGTGCTCATCCTGTAGTTCTGGCACTACGTGTTGACCAACAAAGCCGTGTGCTCCGGTAATTAATACTCTCATTTATTATATCTATCTACATAGTCCGTGCAAATTGCTACGGCTTTAGTTAAGTCCCACTCGGGATGCAATTCCGGCAGGACGGCAATACCTCTTTGCTCGGGAATAGGCTTGCCTGGATACACCCACGCAAAACCATTGCTCGTCAAAGTCATGTCGTCCTCTTGATGCCAGAAGAATACGGTTGGTGCATCACCCAGGAACGCTTGAAGGGCACTAATTGCCTCAACGTTCTTACAGTGGATCCAGAGGCCCCTTTTACTCAGCCACCCCATATCTACGAGGTGTAATGGCTCATCATGACCCAAGAAGAACTCGCCATCAATAAACCACAAATCGATTTCTACGTGACAACCCCTCTCAAGAGCCGCTTCGACGTATTTCGGGCTGTTTTCCTCATTTGGGTTGGGGCCGTAGATATTTCCACGGTGAGAGATTAAAAGCTTATCGCTCATAGCCTAGCAGTTCCGTTAGGTTGCTCGTTTTGTCATAGTAATAGTCGAGCACCGAGTCGGGCATCTCTCGCCAGGTCCCAGTCTTGCCAGTACGGAAGTGCGAGTCTTTCTGTTCTTCGCCCTTCACTCTACCGCCAGATAGTTTCTCAAATGAAAACGTCTCCGACAGTATCTCAAAATCTTGATACGGCACGGAGACATCAATCCACTCGAAGAGATCTAGGAGATTAGTAGTCCAATCTTCAGTAAAAAAAAGTTCACTATTGTAAAATTTGATACGCTCATCATCGCAGTCTTCCATCCAGCTACGCATCGCGTCAAATTTGCCCAGACGATCACCCAGCTCATCAATCGTCCACATCAAGCCGTCCTCAAAACTCAGTGAGGCAATCTTCTCACGGTTGGGATGACCACCGATATGGTTCTTGCCCCAGGACCAGTACGTGGAGACGATGATCTCCCTGGGGTCCTTATAGAAGTAGAATCCTTTATAGTCTTCTGTCTTCTGGTGTTGTAGAAAGCTCTTGTAATCACAATAGATATTAGATACGATGGCCGGGTGCGGCATCCGAACTAAGGTCTGCTTGGTGTAGTTCTCATATACCTGCCGCTTGAGGTCCGTCTCGTAATGGTAGACGGGGAGCGGATGGTTACGGAGGAACGCCGGGTGTCGGAAGAGATCCCGAAACCAAGTGCTCGCCGCCTTGTGAACCGTGCAGTGATAAATACTATGCATTGTAGATGTAGCCGAGATTATAGCCGCCGCGTTGGCTGCCAGGAATATAGCGGCACTGCGGAGGTACCGTCCATGATTTACCGAAAGTTTCTACCAGGAAATTCTCTACATTCTCGGAGAAGCAGTGAACGTCATGGAAGAAGACGGCATATCTGTCGTCGAGGAAAGGAAGAATGGAATTGACATCTGCGATGATCGCCTCGTCATAGTGGAGGGCGTCGATAAAAACAAAGTCCAATTTCTCTTGTCCAAAGACTCCAGTAATCGCACCAGCAGTGTCGTCTGGACTCCAGCCGACCACTGGTATAATAATGTCATCCAAATCAAATGCGTCAATCAAAAACTGCATAGATTTGTACCCATCTGCGTCTTTATAGGTAGCTTTTTTAGATCGGTAGGCAGCACAGTCGTTGTATTGCTCTTCGATATAAGCATCCATCGTGACCATCTTGCCGCCCGTCTCTTTCAAGCCTAAGCCGAAAGCTGTAGCGGAGATTCCGAACGCCGTAGCGATCTCATACCCTCTCTTTAAATTATGTTCAATGACAAAATTCTTGATGAAGGTGAACTCGTCGTTCTTAATCGACAAGGGCATATTGTGGTTAGACATACGCAGGCTACCGTTTTCTGGCAGATATTTAATCTCTGCATCATCAGCGATAGCACGAGCATGAATGTCTCGCAAGTAATTATCCATGGGTCAAAAATACCTCTAGATCTTCTGGGGTTCCTAGTCCCAACATACGATCAACAAAGAAAGGCAACACGATGTCACCTTGTTCAATCATTTCATTAAAGACGGGAGCAATATAGAACTCACCGTTCGTACGAATGTCTTTCGCAATCATCGCTTCCGCCGCTCTGACAAAACGTAGCCCACTACGAAAATAATACAGGCCACATGTAGCAACATTAGAAATAGGCCGTTTCTCAGCCACTTCAACAACTTCAAGCTTCTCGTCCAGCCGAGCAAAACTCCACTTAGGATGACAAGCATTGAAAGAAAAAATAATACCGTCAACGTCTCCATGGCGTCTCATCACCTCGAAGTTGCGTTTGTCATACTGCACAAACTGGTCAGAATTAGCAATAATCAATGGCTGATGGTCGCCAATGATGTCCTTGGCAAGCAATGCTGTACACGCCGCCCCTTCGGTCAGCTCTTCTACCGGCACAACTGTTGCACGACCGTTGGTCATGTGTTGTAGCGTATCTAATAGCTCATACTTTTGTAGGTGCTCTGTTCGACACAGAAACACATACTCATCACACTCGGGCAGCGTATCAATCACCACCTGAATCATAGGCTTTCCTTTAACGTCAATAAGAGGCTTAGGGAAGGTGTATCCCTTCTCCGCAAACCTACTACCTTCACCGGCCATCGGAATCAATGCTCGCATGTTTCAATACCTCCGCAATATTTTTCCACGTCACTTCGTGTGGCCCTTGAACGTGCCAGATGTGGGCTCCGGTAGCTTGTGCCGCCTCTAGCCCCTTGCTTGAATCTTCTACAATTACTGTGTGCTCTGGCAAGAGGCCGAACTCACTCATTCCCTTCCAATACCCCTCAGGGTGAGGCTTGGGACAATGTACGTCCTCATTACTGATTACACACTCCATGGCTCCCCATAAGTCAGTGGCGGTTAAGAGCTGCTCAGCATTAGATCTAGTTGAATTAGTAACGCAACCAATGCGATAGCCGTCAGCCCTCAATACGTCTAGCATGAGACGCTTCTTGCGGTCTCTTTTAATCGTATCTTCAATGAGTACCCTAGTAAGCATTTGCTTTTTATCAGAGATAGCATCAACATCTGCCTCGCTGATGTCGCCCCTGCTGACTAGCATCGATAACTTCTTGCGTGTTGGTAGTCCGTTCAGTTGAATATCATGAAAGTCGTCCGTGATAGTAAAGCCGCCAATTTCTTTGACCGCCTGAAGGAATGCCTGTTTGTGTAGTTCAACAGCGTCCACCAAAACGCCATCAAGATCGAAAAGAATAAGCTTAATCATAACTGCGGCAACCTCTCCCAAGGTGCGGGGTCTTTCTGCTTGAGGAATTTCACAGACGAATTGGCATTCATCTTGAAGACCTCTGGTCCATACTTGGCATAGGCGAGGCGAGACCACTGTACGTCTTCTCCCTGTCCCCATACTCTGTTTTCATCCAGCGGAATCTCAAGCATGACTGACTTTTTGGCACAGAAATATGCACCAGAATAGTACTGCCAACGTTCGTGTCCCGTTGTGCCATAACGCATCAACATGCCGGGTGGGTGTTCCTTAGGTGGCTCCTCTTTGTCAATCGGCGGCTTCATCCAGGCGTCATTATAGATAACGCACCAATCACGGAACCTGCTGCCGTTCGCATTCTGAACGCACGTCATACAGGTCAGCCACTCTTCTCCAAACTCTTCGAATCCAGCCAGCCACCCAGGCTGTAGAGCCACATAGTCATGCAGATAACAAATATTGTCATGGTCTGCATACCCAGTGATTAGATTCTTCTTGCGTGTAATCCACCCATCTTTTTTCTTTTCATCAAAAGGAACATGGAATACATTACCTACGACGTTGACTAATGCTTCGTGGTCTTCGCCCTCTTTTTCGCCGCCAACTACGATAATTTGGTGTTCGGGCACTTCCTCAACAATAGAGCGAATCACTTCGAGCAAGCGAGCCTGTTCTGTCCCTGTAGTGATAATACCGAACGTCCACTTCATAATGCACCGTCTAAATTAAACGACTCGATGCCGCTATTATTTGGTTCTTGATAGAACTTGGCATGCCACTCGCCAATGATGTCAAATTGATATCTGTCCAAGAATCTAAGCATAGAGGTTGTGTCTTTGCGGCCAGAGATTTCCCCGAAGTCCATATGGAACCTCATCCATAGGTTGCCAACCTTCCAAAGACTAAACTGCCTGTGCATATTACCCCTGGGTCGTCTAGCTCTTACAATGATTCCATTCTTCAGATCTTTATCAGTAATCATTTTTGTAGGCGTACGATCAAGTCGTGATGTGCCGCTCCTGGTGTGGGAATAATCTCACTTGTCATGCGAACACCAAGCTCTGCGAAGAAAACCTGTAGCTTTTGCCAACTGTAAGAATTCCAGAAGTGTGTAACCTCGGGATGTCCTTCAACGTTCGAGCTTCGCTCTTCGATGATGTCTTCTGCTCCGTTGTGGGGGTGTAGAAAGAACACAATAATCAGCTCGGTCTTGGCAACCTCAAGTGCCTGTCTGATAGTCTCCTGGTATTCTCCAGCGTGAATGTGCTCTAGTAGGTGGCGTATCAACACCACGTCAAAAGAGTCGCTCTCGAACTTCTCAGTCAATTCCTGACAGAAGCCTTGCTCCATTCGTGCTTCGGGATATTTCTCGGCAGCAATATCCACGAACTGCTGGGTAAGATCAAAGCCGGTGTACTGATGCTCAACGTTCATGGCCTTCCAGCACTCGTGGTTGACAGCGGTGCCACAGGCCACATCAAGTACCCTGGGATTCTCATAGGAGGCTAAAATTTGCCCCAAACGCTGGCGACCAAAGTTGTCAATGCCCGTGCGGTGATTACGTAGGAAATTCGCCGCATGTTCTGCGGTGAAAAAGTCATGGTCGTTGCTGTGTGTCTTATAGCTCATAGTAGCCCAAGCTCTCCAAAAATATGTTGGAAACGATGTTCCCATTGGTGCTCTTTGAGCATGCGTTCGCGGCCCGCCTTCGCAATAGCCTCACGCTCATCTTCGTGTTCAAGATAGTATCTACTCTTCTCAATAATCTCTTCCGCACTTCTGACAACGACGATCTCTTTGTCTGGTACAAAGTAGGACTCTAGGTCGTCAGCAGGAGTTGTCAGTTGAAACTGCCCAGTCTGTGGGATTTCAAAGTGACGCCCCTTGATCTGAGGCATGGTGCCATAGTGCCAGGGGTTAGCAATGTTCAGGCAAATCTTAGAGCTATTAAAAACATCTACCACACGCTGGAAGTGCGTCAAGTAACCTTGCCAGTTGTCGTAGCCATCCCAGTAATTACCAAAGAGGTCAATGTCTAGACCGGCTGCCATAATGGCATCAATAACTTCAGCACGCACAAACTTCATGCCTTCGGCTGTTTGGTGTTGGCCGTGTTTTTGACCAATAAAGCTGAGATCGTGTACCTTCTCTGTGCCAGGCACATGCTGGTAGAACGGCGACCCCGCCCATTGAGACTTGATAGCATTCATGCCGCATTTTTCATACCATGGTAGCGTAGCCGAGTGCGTAGTCACAAAATGAGAGACGCGATCCTTGCGTTGCTTGATCCAGTTCCCAAAACGCCAGCTCGTATCACAGTCCCACTGAATGACAGGTATGTCTTTCTTAAGTGCAAACTTAGCCACTGGCTCGGGAAGGTCTAATGACTCATTAAATGCAACATGAAAGACTGCATCGATATTTCCATCGATAATAAACTCTAGACCAGACTGATGAGTATTCTGACAGGCATCAGGATATAGGAAGCTAGCTTCGAAAAGTCCTTTATCCACACAGTTATGAAAACCAGCCTCTAGGTTGTGATGCTCGTAAGAGAACCCTTCCTCTTCTTTGCCGTAATTATACAGTAATCCTACGTATAGTACTCTCATCGTGGTACGCTCGTGTTAGCTGTCCAGACATATAATCTCTCTGGAATATTATGGAAAGTAAAACCACCCTGCATGAGCTTCATCCAGGTTGCCCAATCTTCTTTGCCCAGCATGTCCTGGCTGGTTACGTAACCGCCAACGTGAGTTAATGCAGAGCGACGAATCATAAGGCTGCCGTGACACATGATGTTCTCATGCGAAAGACGCTCTTGAATTTGTGCGTGCCTCTCATACTGGCCAGGCTTGAAGCAAGACGGCTCCATATGTGTGCCGATTCGATCCCACGCCAGCGTGCCACACACGTCCACGTCAGGATTGTTCATTAAAAACTGACGCTGAAACTCCATCTTACACGGCATGTATTCGTCATCAGCGTCTAGGAATGCTACCCAGTCCCCCGTGCAATGTTGCAGCCCGAAGTTCTTAGCCTTAGCCAAGCCCTCTTTTTTAGGCCGCTCCCAGTATGTAATAGACAAGCTCTCCAGAAAATCAGTTATCACTAACTCGGTATGCTCCCAGCACTCGTCTAGCACAATGATGGTTTCAAAGTCGCCAAACGATTGATTGGCCAGAGACGCCAAGGCACCGTGTAGGAGATCGTCATGTAGTTCATCTTGACTGTGAACACAGATCAAGACACTAATCTTATCATTACGCTTCATGAGGAAATAATGTTTGGAGGATCGTCTCGCAACGACTCTCATAAGTATGATGACCTAAAATCAGATTTTGTCCAAGTGCTCTTTGACTTTCTTCTAATGTTTTAATATCTTCACTACCTTGAATGATATCATCTATCGTGCGATAAGGAATATGATTACAGACATGCATCAGGCCCGCCTGCATATTAATCTCTAAGTCTCTCGCCTCGGTCATCACAATAGCACCAGCAGCCTGAGCCTCCCAGTAACGCATGTTCAATAGGCCAGCACCCTGATCGGGATTTTGATTAATCACAACCTTAGCCTTAGCTAACGCATCGATATACTGTTCGCGGAATAAACCACTAATAAGTTCTAATCTAATTCCTTTCTTAGAAAGAGATTTGGAAAGGGATACGCGATCTGGGCGAGAGGTTCCTGGTAGAACAAAGTCATACTCTTTTTCCACGCCGTGACGTACGTGAAGCTCGGCATCTACAGCATAAGGTAGATAGGTGCTATTGGGAAACTTGTCTAGGTCCAGTGGGTTGGCGATGAATTGGTGCTCGAACTGGAAGAAGTTGTTAAAGCCCGTTAAATGATCCTGGTAATAAGATGTATCAAATAACCAGCACGCAGTTTTGCGAGCCTTCACCACCTTGAAGCCGCCGTATGCCGGATCGGCATCGTTGCACTCCATGTAGAGAGCCAGGTCATACTCGTGCTCACGCACAGAAGCCGTGGGATCTACCTGTTCCATCCAGGTATCCGTCTGGTAGTAATTACCATAAGGAGTCACGTCGTGGCCCAAGTTGCGAAACGCTTTGACTACGAGGTCCCCCGTGGCCCACTCGGGGCTTTGGGGGATACCTCTATATGCTACTAGTATTTTCATTTTCTGCGTCTAAATCTAATGCTACGCACAACACGCTTGATGCGAGTAGCAACCCAGGTTACGATAGTGGGCTTGTCGCCTGGAATCATAGCCAGCAAGGCTTGCATCTTGATGCCGTCCTCGTCTTGATATTCAGATGCTCCCCACGAACCGAAGTTATTGCGTTGGTCGCTGATATCATTAAAGTGATGGAAGATAGCAACACCACGATTGGATAGCTCTTGCAGATATGTATCGTACAAATCACGCATGCGAGAATCAAACTGTGCATTCCACGCGGCCACATTCCAGGTTTGCTTAGGAATAATGCCTTGCCCGCCCTCGTAAGTTACTAGGGTCATGCCGTTCTCGGTCGCGAGCGTCTTCTGGGCAGACACGTTGCCTAAGATGAAAGGCAGTGCATCTTCGGTGTCGTCTAGAATTTGACTAGTTGTAGTGGTAGAGTCATAATTCCTAGAGACAGGGCGGCGAGGAGCGAAGTAGGGGGCAATAGCCAGCTCTTCACCCTCTAGACCAGTCGCCAAAAGCTTCTCGGTATAGCCGGGGTTATTGCTGTGAGTACCAATCACTTTGATAAGACGATCAGTCTGTCCTTCGAATACTTCATCCCAAATAGCCCAGTTACGTTCGTGTTCTTCTTTGGCTACTTGATATGTGCTGATACCACGATTTACGGCCTCTTGCTGTACCCAATTGTAAACAATAAACTGACTATTCCAAAACTCATTAGACCACTCTAGGCGAATCTTACGCTCAGGGTCTAGCGTGTCTCGGACGATGGTGGCGAACAGTCTCACGTATTCTTCATCGAATAGATGGTACATAGAAAACCAGGGATCTACCTTGGCTCTATTACTAAGCTGAACCATAAATTCAATAGCCACACCGTCGCTGCCCTGCGGTAACGCCTTGCCCGTGCCTGTGCCATATTGCCTAATGCTTTGAGGAGTGTGTCGCCCCTCCACGGTAGGAGTTGACGTGCTATTGTTTACGCCCTGCCAGTCCATGAAACGCACATGTCCAAAACGCTTAACGTGATCTATGAACGGCTGTTGAAACGAGCCGCGAAATAGTTCACTCAGGGGTGAGATATGAATGTTACCAATAGGATTAGAGACATCAGAGTTTTCAATAACAACTCCTAAGGAGCCCATAGTGGGATCTACCTCTAGTAGAATCAAGCCAGGGTTGCTAGAGACAACGGTGGCCGCTCGCGAGAAGCTCAAGTCACCCTGTCCAGTATAGGATACAAAATATGACCCGCCAGGATAATGGCCGTTAGAGTTTACGAACATGCTCGTTGTTACCGCATCGTCCGTGATCTGTGAGAAGTCTGGGTAGCCATCGGGGAGCAACGGTACTGGGGCGTTGCGATCACCTACAAATTGCCAATCGCGAGACATCTGAAATACGTTTGAAAAGGCCCAAGCACGCGAAAAATATACGGGTGCAGCCAGATTGATTCCGATCTTCATTAATAGTTTACTTTCCTGCACCGTGCGGGGTGCCTTCGTAACGACCAGCAGCCGTTACCTCAACCCACTCGGCCCGCTGACGAATCTGCTCGATGCTATTGGCACCACAGTATGTCATACCAGACCGAATGCCGCCCATGATGTCGCTCAATACGTTGGCGACTGGGCCTTTACATTTGATTTTAATTTCTACACCTTCAGCGGTCTTCCAATCTGTCAGACCGCCCAAGAAATCATCAGCAGCTTCTTTGCTGGCCATACCACGGAACACTTTATAATTAGTGCGGATTGCATTAGCGGGCCACGGATCCGTATTCACCTCTTCAATCACTTCTCCCGGCGTCTCGTTTGTTCCAGCCAACATGCCGCCCAACATGATCGCATCTGCCCCAGCGGCAAACGCTTTAACCGCATCACCAGGAGTTTTGATACCACCATCTGCAATCAAGAACACGTTCGCCTTACGACACTCGCGAATCGCAGTGAATTGCGGTACACCAAAGCCAGTCTTAATACGTGTGGAGCACACGCTACCAGGACCCACGCCAACCTTGATAGCATCAGCTCCCTTATCGGCGAGGTATTCAGCACCAGTAGCATGACACACGTTACCGCCGATGATGAATACCGAGCTGTCAAACTCTTTCATCGCCGTAATCATATGCCCCACCGGCTTACTGTGGCCGTGAGCCACATCCACGCAGAAATACCTGGCACCCACTTCGTAAAGTGCATGAAAACGATCAAGCCCTTCATTGACACCAAGTGATACCACGGCTTCTTGACGCATCGGACGCTCGTTAGGAATAACGCGGTGAGGAGCCACGGCCTCCTCATACATAGTTACATTATCTTCAATAGAACAAAAGCGATGCAGAAAGCCCAGGCCACCCCTTGCTCGCATCGTGCGGGACATGATGGAGCCTGTCACCGTGTCCATATTAGCTGAAAAAATTGGAGCAGCCAACGTAAGGTCTCCAAACTGAACACTAGTGTTCACGTCTTTGCGGCTCGCAATATTATTGTATCGCGGGACTAGCTGGATATCGTCGAAGGATAGGGCTTTCATTTGCGTCTCATCAAATACTCAGCCAACGGCTGAATGTGGTCTTGCGGCGTACTGCCGTCTGCTTCGAATACTTGGCCAACAAAATTGCAGCCATCCCGCTCGGTAGGGAACGGAAGCCTGTGTGATTCAAGTGCAAAAAACTCATCGTGGACCATCGCGTCGTCAACGACGCGAGGATATACTACTGCTTTGAGAAAATCTTGATCTGTCTGCCAACGATCTTCCTGATTCCAAGCAGACATAAGGTCTCTAAAAATAGGCAGACAATCTTTCTTCATGCCCCACATACCACCAAGGATCTGAGTCCCGTGATAAGGGTGGTCACGCATAATATGAAAGCCTTTATCGCTATCGAGCCATTCTTGAACGGCTAGTGCTTCCCGCTCACTAAGGCGTGAATCGGTATCACGCAGAATCACGGCATCAAACTTGTTCTGACACACTGGCAAGAAACGCCAAAACATTCCACGCCAATCTCCGCGAGCTTCCATTGAGATAATACGAGACAACTCATTTACCTCTCGGATCTGTTGCAAGTACGGCTCTAGTACGGGAGTTTCTTCACAGTGACCAGAGACGTGAAACCAACACTCCCAGTCAGGATAAAACTCTTTAGCAAGACGAGCGTTCTCAACCGCCCCCTGCAAGTATTTGGGATCATCGCCCCAGAAGCTAAAGCTAATTATCTTCTTCATCTAAAATCCACTGATACATACTGCCTAATTTACTAGCAATACAAGAAGCTTCAAAATCACGCATGGCACGGCGGCGGGCCTCGCGGCCAAAGTGCTCTCGTACATTGGCGTGTTCTACTAACTGACCTAGCACCTTAGCGTAACCATCAGTATCGCCCACGGGGACACAGAAGCCGCCCGACTCGATGATCTCTGCTTGACCATTGTAGGTGCCAGAGTAATGTGAGACAATAGGAAGGCCGTGCATCATGGCCTCTTGAATATTACAGGGACAACACTCGCCATCGCTACGGGCGTGAGCATAGATGTCCAGGCCCATGTAGAATTCGGACAGCTCGTCGTCCTCAATGATGGGGCCCAGGAAGTGGACATTATCTAATCTCAAATTCTTGGCCATCTGACGCCAGTTGTCACAAGGGTTAACTACAAGGTAAAATGCCTTGTCCGAATCAACCTTCTTGAGAGCCTGGAGGGCGATAGGATCAAAGTTGTCAGCTCTACCTACGCGGCCCATAATCACAGCATCATTAGGCATACCGAAACGACGCAATAGCTTCTCTCTACATGCTAAACGATTCTCTGGTGTCATATCTAGCACTGGTAATTCAATAGGATTAAAGAGGACGGGGCCTTCTTGGTTGCCAGCCTTGAGTGCTGAGTTCTTGATAAATTCAGAAATATAGATATTCAAATCAATCTGGCTGGGATTGGTTGCGTCGTTAAAGCCAAAGATGTTGGTCTCTACCCACTTCGCTCGCGGACAGATACTACGTACCGCTGGCCATTCCGCAAACCCGCTACGATGAACGTGAATGATGTCTGGATCAATATCTTCTAATACTTGATCTAGGTTGTGGGCTTCAGGCAGATAGGGTGCGACCTTACCTGAGCGACCTGGCACCCACTTGTAAGGAATAACGTGATCCTCTCCTAGCCAACCCTGGACAATCTCTAGACGCTCGTTCTTGTCGCATTCTCTATAAACGATATATACGTCAAACCTATCGTCTTGGGCGAGGTACTTACACATGAGCTGGGCCGTTCTGTCTGTGCCAGCAAAGCCCACGCTTTTACTATGATGTACAATTTTGATCTTATCCACTTACTACCTCTCGATAAATGCTCTCTAATTTTTTAACGCAAGCAGAGACGTGGTATTGCTCTTTGGCCTTACGCACACCCTCTACCCCCATACTGACACGGAGAGCTGGGTCGTCAATGAGTTTCTTGAGTGCTTCTGCGTATTCGCTTACGTCGTTCTCGACAATAAAACCTGTCTTGTCATGGTCTACTAATTGAGTCTGTGACTGAAAAACTCCCATGCCGGGAAAGCTCGGCGTAGCCCAATGTGTCACGACTGGTTTAGCATGAATCATGGCCTCAGCAATGTTAACCCCAAACGTCTCTCCGTCCGCTCGTGCGTGTGCATAGATATCTACCGTATTGTAGAATTGACTAAGTACTGACGCAGTAGTGGTCGGGGAAATAGTGTGAAAAGGGATATCATACTTAGCAAGGTCATCGATCATGTTGGACGGCGGGGCCACCACTAAGAAATGAATCGGGTACCCCTGCATTCTGAGTAGATGAGCAGCACGCACGCTGACCGAATTATAGATACCATTGTCGGGGCGGCCACAACGACCAAGAACAATGGCGTCATCAGGAATGTCTAGTCCAAGCATCACTTGAGATGCGGGATCCTCCACGGGGTTATTCACAAAGTCAAAGCGTCTGGCGGGCATGTTATGTCCGACACCGTTTAATTGAGATAGAGAATAATTCATTAGCCACTCGCTCATATATAGCGTGCGGTCAATCCTGGGGTTAGGGTCGATGTGCCCGAACACATTTGTCTCTACAAAGTGCGGGACCTGAACGTGGAGACCGGGCTCGGGAAACTGCTCGAAGCCGCTGCGGTAGACATGCAGAATATCAAATCCATTCTGGTAAATAACGTCCTGTAGATCGGCACTGCTCTGTAGGGGGAACAGGCTGCCGCGACACACTTTGGACGCCATAACGAACTCGTCGAGCCGCGTCATGTCTGCGTCGGCCTTATACGCTACGCCAACCTCGAACTGGGTAGAGGAAGAGTGCTCAAAGAATAGCTGAGCAGTCTTAGTCGTACCGCCAAGATCTAGGTTGTCTAGGTAGTGTAGTACCTTGATTTTCATTTCCATTTCTTTCCTGTGTGCATATGTGCTACCCACTCATCCTTAGATGGCCTCTCATCAAACTCTTTGAACTCTTTAGCATGCTTAAGATGATTCAGGAAATTGTGAGGATAAAACTCTGAGATGGACGAGTAGGTCTCCCAGTTGTTGGCCCACTTATTGCTGTTCTCGATGGAATCAGGACGCTGCACATAGATCGTTAAGATCTCCTGCACTGATAAGCCCTCGTACCCCTGGTTCATAAAGTAAAGCCAGAGCCAGTAGTCAAATGCGGAACGATACTCGGCTGCACGCACATGCATCAGCTCCCAGTTGAGTGAGTCGCGGAACTCTTGGTCGTTACGCCACACCACCTGTGGGCCGCCCCAGCACTCACGAGTCATTACCTCGTAATCCCAGGCGGGCTTGATGCCACCGGCCACGGTCTTACCGGACTCGTCCACAACGTGGATGCCACCGTAGGCAAAACCCAGCTTACCGAGAAGCTCAACATTCCGCTGCTCGAACTGTTCGCTCATAACCTCTGTGAAGCGAGGATAGTGTAAGTCGTCTGTATTGCTATTACATACTAAGGGTGCGGACGCCGCCTTCCACGCACGCAGCCAAGATTCACCATACCACTCACGTTCGTTGTGATATATGTACTTGACACGCTCGTCGGCTGCTTCCCACTTACGGGCGATCATGTCGTCCGTGCCTGGTGAGTTAGGGTTAACGATTATGATCTCAAAATTGGGATCAGTCTGACCCTCTAGTAAATTGGTCATATGACGATCAAGGAAATGACCGGAATCATATGTAGAAACTAGGTAAGAAATTTTAGGGTTCATACTTCTACGCCGTTATGATAAGTATTCATAAACGGCTGTGACTGCTTCGTCATGCAGAGATAGATATTGCCATAGTCCTGCTCTGCTAGCACTTGCTTGTAGAACGGATCTTCTGACCATAGCTCCTCATTGGGATAGTGGGTTGACGGCACATTTGCAATCGGGTGACCACTCATGATTTCAGGATGCTCTCCATCAAAGAATAGCAGCGGCTCAGTCTTGGCGAACCAGTCCTTGATCTTCTGATCGAACTTGGCATTAGCCCCACCGTGAGCTGCTAGCTCTTTGGTGTAGTATTCCTGCTTACGCTTCATGACTTCATCCATATTCATACGGGCATAGCCATAGTGGTAGATGAACATGGGGACACGCATCATGCCACGACGTGATTGATAGTGTGGCGAGAAGTAAGTACAGTGACCTGTCTCGTCGGTTACGACGGGGTGACTATTATACTTCATATTGCGACCACGCTTGAAGATGCGTTGATGCTGCGGCTGCCACTCAGGGCCAGGCACGGCAACGTGCTTGAAGTCGCGATAGAAGTGCAGGAACGTCGGCACGAACTCGCAGATATGCGGGTGCAACTCAATAGCTTCCCTCAGCCTGCGAATATCAGCAGGCTGATAGAATTCGTCCGCATCATTGATGATTAGCCAGTCACCGGGGAATGACATATCAATGAACGTTTGCTTGATCTCTTCCAAGTTCTTCCAGGGCTTCTTGATCTGGAGAAAGACAACCTTCTTGTCGGGGTCGTGGTTCTCTTTGAAGTCCTTGATAATATCCACGGTCTTATCTGTCGAGTGGCCATCCTCTGTCGAGTTCGGTCGGTTCTCCACGGCACCCTCGATTACGATGATACGATCTACCTCGTCATAGATGGAGCGTAGCACAAGCGGGGCGAACTCCTCCTCGTTGTGCATCTGAATACACTGGACAAGACGGGCGGGATTATTGACACGCTCAGCGATGGAGGCCATCTGCGGTACATAGATAGGCTGTTGTTGGTTCATAGTGCTCCTCCTAAATCGAAGCTATTTGTTACGGGTTCTGGCTCAGGAATTTCTGGCTTAATATATGTACTAAGGGTCTTAACATCATCGGGAACGGTGTCGGTATAACACGTAATGTCAAGACTAATATCATGGTCTACCGAAATGAGAACAGGTTGCATCTGACCAATAACTTGTTGCGTAACGTGATTCATAGAACAATGAATATCTAGCTTGGTGATCTGCATTCCATTGTTTGATAAGTACTCAATGATTCGATCCTTATCTAGCTCGGCGTTATCAAGACCGTGAGCTTGAATGTCTGAAGTCGGACATTGGTCTACTGCCATACTAACGCTCTCGCTAGTTATGGCATAACCAAGATTGTTTAGTAACACGTCAACAGTCTCCGGTAAAAGATTACTCACAGTGCTCCACCGATTTCAAAGTCGTCATCCTCTTCTTCTACTTCGATAGAAGGCAGATCAATTCCGTGTCCGATTAACTTCCAGACACCGCCCTCAAACCGTTCAATCGTATTGGCTTCTTCATTGAATCGAAGAGCACCCTCGAATTCAAGACCATCAATCTGAATAATACCAGGAGTATTGATAGTGATACCAGTAGATGCTGGAAAAACAAATGGCGGCTGATTCAAAGGGTCAGGCGGGGGCCACTGAAAGCTATTAGGATCACCGCCAGTATTGTCTACGTATCTCCACTCAGGATTAACTCCCGTGCCGTCATGAAACGGCACGTCTTGCGGGTCTCCCGCTGAAAAACTCACGCTATTAGAATAGCTTACACTCATAATGCTCCCCTTAAAGTAAAGACTTCTTCTTCTTCTGGAAGTTCCTCCATCAAGTCTTCAAAGCAACACTTGTTAAGTAACTTAGAAAACTCTAGCATAGATTCAGACGCCTGCTCCATCGTCAAACCCAGTTTGCGTAGATTCTGGCTCAGCTCCAATATGTACTGGTGTGTCTGCTGCTGGCTGTTCTTGGGTGAAGATAATTGGTTCTCCATTACTATACTGCTCCAAAATTTTCTCTAACTGAGGGGTAATCTTATCATGAGTATCCTCATAATGGAAAGATGCTACCGCCTTGCGGCCATTCTCCTGCCGTTGCAGGACAGCATTCCACTCCTCTTGTTCCTCTGCCGTCAGAGTATTCTGCATGGCTTTCCTGCGAAGCGTGTGGTATTTACGCATCAAGAAGGCCATCTGAACGGGGGACGGTTCGAAGCACTGCTCAACGCCAGTGAACAAACCGGGGTCAGGATGATGCATGTCGAAGAAGAACGACTCAGAGCCACCATAGACCAAGGCGTGCTCGGGTCTCACAAAACCCTCAAGTCCGCTGCTCATATTCGAGATCAAAACGTTGCCGTGACCTAGTGCGTCGAAAGGAGGAATACCCCAGCCCTCAGCACGAGACGAGCAAACGTATGCATGGCCACGATTATGTAGTCCATGAATCTCATCATCCGTCATGATGTCAACAATCGGCAGAACAGGCGGCAGCTTAGGTGCGGGGATACGACAGCCCTGCTTAATCTGTGCGATATAATTCTTGATCGTTGCCATGTCCTGAGAACGATCTTGCATATTGATGTAAGTCTTAAGCACAAGCAAGACATCATCAGGAGCATCAGCAAAGGCAGCAAAGTAAGCTTTCAATAAAGCGTCTACTCCCTTCTTCGCTGACAATTGACAGATAGAATAGAAAACAGTGCGGTCTCCAGCGTTCTCTAATTTGAAGGGCGGGTACTGCTTATCATACACTGCGAAATCGCAGGGCGGTGGAATCACTAGGATCGGCTTGGTGACACCCGAACGCATTAGGGCTTCGGCGTTGTGGCGACAGGGCACAAGTAGGAAGTCAAACTCATTGGCCTTCTGTGCCCAGGTCATTTGTAGGCGATCACTCTCAAAGAACGTATAAAGTCCATTACAAATACCCGGAATAGGTACAGCTTCGACATTACACGTAGTCATCTGGATTGCCATGTCAACATCTTGCAAATCCTTTTTTAGTAAAGTGTCCAGCCACGGTTCGGGTACGAATGCGGTGTCTGCCCTGTCGTACTTGATGGGGCGAGCAGTCAATTCTATAGACTTTGAGGCGTGGAGGGCTCTTAAAAAGTTGCGTGAAGCGTGTGCAAAGCCGCTAAAGTCCAATAAAGGACCCGTAAATAGTAATTTCATTATACCCACTCCTGATTTGTTGCTGCCTGCGGGGCGGAAGGCTGTTGTCCAGCGATTGCCGCACGAACATCTTGGCGGCGACGATCCGAATCGGCTTGCTGATTACCGATAGCAATAAACTGTTGTAATAGATTGTCGCGAGAGGTGCCACCGGCCAAGTGTTGTAACCACATCTTGGCACCAGCGGGATCAATCGCCGGATACTCTAGAACGTCTGTGTACAACCAGTCAACAAACTGTTCGTCAGTAAGACCATCGGGGACGGGCTTAGAGTCAACGGTGGGGGCCGTCACAATGGGGCTATCCCATGTGTTTTCACGATCCAGCGGCTTAATTTGATCTAGGACAAACTCCCACTGTTTCCATAGCTCGTTCCAGTCGTAATTATCCTCCACACACTTACGGGCTTCGCCACTAAGCTTTTGACGTAGGGCTGTATCGGTCACCCATTCGTGCAGCTTGTCAGCAAGCTGATCGATGTTGGGCAACGCTCTCTTGCACGAGGTCTCGGGCTCGTAGTAATAACGGTCCACCTCAATCGAGCCGCCGCCCTTGTGGCAGCCATACTCCTCTGCTGAAATACCGCTCTCCTTTAAGTGAGAGTATTCTGCGGGGAACCTGCCCTTCTCTGCCATGGCCGTGTAATCCACAACAAGCGTGGGAACACCACAAGCCTTGGCTTCTTGGATGGGCATGCCATCACCTTCGCAGATGGAGCACTGCACGTAGATGTCCATAGCATTATACAGGCTGGCCAGTTCTTCTCGGGTATATCCCAAAGAGGTGTTCGGAGGCGAGCACTCTTGAGCACCACAATGAGGGCAGGGAAGCTTGATGCGACCGCCCTCTAGGGGACGATTCCAAAGATGGATAGCAAATGTGATAGACGTTTCGCCACAGGCTCCACACTTCATGGACTGTAAAACATCTCCACGAATACCCTTGCGTGCATTCTCCATCCACTCATAAGAATCCAGACGCATGACGTGTCGCGGATAATCAAACGAATGTGCGTTGTCGGGCCACGACGAATGAATCATCAACACAGCCTTGTCCACCGCATCATCACCCTTATACTTAATCTTCATGCGAGAGAACGCATCAATTAGATCAGGATAAAGTTTACGACTCTGGTTACGCATAACCGTACCGATCACCACATTCTCAGACGTGAGATTGAAGTGTGCCTTGGCGTCTGCCTTGACGATAGGCTTGAACGTCGCAAGGTCTACACCAGGCCGCATCGGCTTGGGTAGAATCTTCATCTTGGGACGCACGCCTTGCTGGGTAGGGATTTGACTGGTCTGACGACGCAGCGTATGAATGCCATAATCAGAATAACAGAGAACTACGTTCGCGTTTTCATAGGTTTGAACCCACTCCTCTTGCTGAGGCTCAGCGTCCACAGTGGGCATGACTACCCACTTAAACCAATCGCGGAACACGCTTCTCTCCTGAAACTCAAGCATCCACCAGTCGCGAATATCTACCACGATATCAGGCTGGAAGTCAGCACAGGCTCCCTCGAATTTCCACTCACCAAACTGGTTGGTGTTCTGACCCCGCGTACGAGGATGAGGATTGGGCTGAGAAAAAACCTGTTGTTCTTCTGGGGTAGTCGGCATAGTGCCATAGAACTTCCAGCGACCATCAATAAACTCCGCTACGCGGGGATCATCTTGGCGAGCATATGAACCAAGCTCTGCAATTTCATACTTGCCAGTCTCTACTAGACGTGGTAATAGTTCTCGGTAGTAAGTAGAAAAACCAGTATGTAAAAAACTGGCTTCTCCTACGAATAGGATTCTCTTTTTTCTTTCCATGGTCAGACGATATTCTGGATAGCAATTCTAATACGCGATTTCAAACTAGACTCTAAATTATAGAACTTCTTAACCGAAATATCCATTTCGTCAGCCATCTCTTTGGCCGACTTATCGCCCAAAATACGTTCACGTAAAATCCGGCTGTCAGTGTCATTTTGCACAACGGATTCTAGGAACTGTTCGATGTATAGCGACTCCGGAATTTCTTCTGGTTCAACTTCCATAGACACAGCATGACGGCGAGTGTACGCAAGCCTCAAATCATATACCTTGTTCTCCGTCCAGGCACGCCCAGGGTATCTTTCATTGAGGATGGCAGCAATCTCGACATCCGTCTTACCAGCCTCTACAAACTTATTAATTTTAGCTCCCATTTCTGTCACACGATGGTCAACCGTGAACACGCCTAGGAAGCGGGCGGCTTCATTATAGATGTCTTGTCTTACACAACTACAAACATAAGATTTGATATTACGTCCACAGGTGGGGTCATAGGTACGGAGTGCTCGAAGCACTGCGAGTTGCCCGACTTGGAATAAATCATCTACACAGATCGATGGCGAAGAGGTTACGGCAGTGTATGCGACCTTGCGAATAAAGCCAGCGTAACCTTCTAGTGCCCGTAATAGTTCCTCGTCATTCAGTGTCATAGTCATGGGGTCGATCCATAATCTTAATGAACCCATCTGCTGATTGGGTCACTAGAATAATCTCACGTTGTTCACTTTCGTCAACCCCTGCTTCTCTATTTATTTCATTATCTAGAGATCCCAAGACATTAATTAAGCGGCCACGTAGGCCACCCTCATCTTGACAGCGGGCAATGTAGTGAGCAAAGGAGCCTAGAGCAACTACCTTACGAAAGATGGATCGTACTTCGATGTCTTTCGATTTGCGATAGCCGATGTTGCAGGCGATAGTAAAGATAGCACGAGATGTGCGGTCAGCGTCTTCTAGGTTATAAAACTTAGCATCGCCAGTGGCACGGCCCATGAGTTGCACACGGGCGTAATCATACATCGGTCTTTTCTCTCCGAAACCACATCGAAGGCAATTGAATGGGCATCATGGCTTCCCAGCCATCCTCGCCACGCTTGTTCATTTTCTCTTTGATAACTTCTTCGACCTTAAATTGTTCGGTCAGCCCCATCTCTAGGGCGGCGACCTGTTCTTCGTTAAAAATTGACTCGTAATCGTATTCGTATTTCATGATAAACGTTCTACCTTGTCAGCGATGTAAGACCCACGATTGTTGATCTTGCCATACACCTTTATCACATTCCCCTCTTCTAACAGAGCTTCACAACGCTTGAAAGTCTGGGGGAATACTACAATACCATCTAAGGAATAAGTCTTGTCTCTGCCGGTCACAAAGGCCATTGGTTCGCCCTTAGTCTTGGTGAGGATGACTCGTACGCTGTCTAGACAGACTGCAATTTCGAATGCTGTATCGGGCTCGCCACTCTTGATGAGATCCACGCACTTGTCGGGGGCACGGAACACGTCGGCCTCAGAGCCGCTCAGAGAAACTCCCAGATAGAACTTCTCCCACACAATGTTCTGCATGGCACTATCGAACAGGTTCACCCCGTCGTGCTCCTGGAGAGCATCACGCAATTTCCTGCGTCGGGCGATATCGGGCGGCCTCTTCAGTTCGTAGTGCTCTTTGATGGCCTCGCACTTCTTTTCATCAGAAAGACCACGCACAACCCGAATCCATTCAGAGCTAGTCAGCCCCTCTTTCTCAGCCAGTTCAAAGACTGTTACTTTTTCTTTTGGAGTGAGGAAGCTGAACAGCCTATAGCGGGCGAGCATTCTCACGCGGTGTTCCCCGAGATCGCCAAACGCACCAGACTTAATTAAGGCATCTACTACTGTTGTGCTGACACCAGGCTTCACGTCGATACTGGCAGCCAGGAAGCCGTCAAAGTCAGTCACGTTCTTGGCGAGCGAGATAGCTCTACGTGCTGCGGCATCTCCCACACCCTTGAGGGCTGTAAGCCCGAACGCGATATGGGTATCATCAGTAATAGCAAAGTCAATAATATCTGCTGCGGAATTACCCGGCTGTTGTACTAACGGCGGTGTCACTTCGATACCGAAGAGCTTAGCGTCGTACATCAATGCACTCATACGCTCGAATTTGTCGGGCGAGTCTTTCGCGTGGCGAAGTTTGGCACAGATGAACTCCAGTGTGTAGTTGGCCTTGAGGTAAGCGGTTTCGTAGGCAAGTAGGGCGTAGCCCACGCCGTGCGATTTGTTGAAACCGTAGCCCGCGAACTTGTCAACGTAGCCCCAGATCTTGGCCGCTGTCGATGCGGCGATGCCATTCTTGACACAGCCATCAGAAAAGACGGCTTTCCACTTAGCCATTTCTTCGGGCTTCTTCTTGCCCATAGCCTTACGAACCTTGTCCGCATCGACGAGCGAAAGACCGGCGAGCTGCTTACAGATCTCAATAACCTGCTCTTGATACAAGAGGGCCGACTTGGTTTTGCTCATGATAGGCTTAAGAGCAGAGTGAATGTAGACCGGCTTGTCTTCTCCAAACTTCACACCTTTGTACTTGGTGTGCATATCCGACTCCATGGGGCCAGGACGAATAATGGACACAAGGTCAGATAGCTCCTCGATACTTTCGGGTTCGATGTTCTTCGACCAGATTCTACCGAGTTGCTTTTCGATTTGAAATACACCAATAGTAAAACCCTGGCCGAGCATGGCAAATGTCGCACCGTCAGTCAGTGGCATAGTGTCACGGGAGATATCTAAGCCTCTACGCTTGTTGACCAACTTACGGGTCACGTCGATGTCGTCGAGTGTGCTGAGGCCGAGGATGTCAAGCTTTAGTAGGTGAAGAGTGTCAACCGTATCCATATCCCAACCGAAGATTAGGGCACCATCTTTTGAGCGTGCGAGTGGATACGGACTAGATTCAAACGGAGTATCAGAGATGACAACCGCAGCGGCGTGAATACCCGTGGTCTTGTAGCAGCCCTCAAGGTCGCTAGCAATCTTGAACCATGCGGGGTACTTCTGCTCATACTTACGCAGCTCTGGCGACAGGGCCAATGCCTCTTCTAGAGTCGGATCTGTGTGATCGTCATTCTTGCCGGGCACACATGCCGTGATCTTGTTTGCCTCTTCGAAGTCCATATCATATGTACGGAACACTTCCTTGAGGACAGCCTTAGCTTTGAGACTATTGTAGTTGACAATCTGTGCAACATTACTGCGACCGAAACGATCACGAATATACTCAAGCACTTCCTGGCGACGTGATCGCGGAACGTCAGTATCAATGTCGGGCAGACCGCCACGCCCCTTGTTTAAGAATCGTTCCCAAATCAAGCCATACTCTAGCGGATCAATATTAGTAATGCCAAGAACATAACTTACCAGACTGCCGCCAACACTACCTCGGCCATAGCCCATCAAGATGTCATTCTTATGGCAATAGTTGATAACGTCATGGACGATCAAAAAGTAATCAGCAAACCCCATGTCCTCAATATCAGCCAACTCGCGGTCAAGACGGTCTCTGTATTCTTTTGCCACGGAGGCCGCTTCGGCAACATTGAACTTGCTAAAAAGACCACCATATGCAAGCTCACGAAGATGCCCCATAGAAGTCTTACCGTCTGGTACAAATGCATACTTAGGAAGCCTATGCTTCTTAAGATCAATATTAACGTTACAGCGGGAAGCTACCTCAAGAGCCGCATCAAGTTCAGTGGAAAGGAGGTTTTCTGATTCTAGGAGGTCTTCGCGGCTCTTGAGGTAGTACTCTTCTTCGTCAAAGCTGGTCTTCGTTAGTCTGTTATACCTATTATTTTCCATTGAAAGCAAGGTACGATGAGACTCTGCGTCAGGAGCATTAACGTAGTGAACATTGTTGGTGGCCACAGTAGTTAGGTCATACTTAGTGGCGATAGCACGTAGCTTATTGTTTACATCTTCCTGCACAGGATCGTCTGTGTCCTGCACCTCTAGGAAGAAGTGGTCCTTGTCAAAGATTTTAAGGAAGCGACGAATTAACGCCTCGGCACGGAACGGTGCCGCCTTGCCCATGACTTCCCCATGTTCATCGGTACGGTCAAACAAAAGAGACGGAATAATACCATCGCGAGTATTGCCCGTTAGCACAATCACGCCCTCGTTATACTTCTCTAATAGTTCGAAGTCAATACGTGGGTTGTAGAAGAAGTGCTCTGGATCATTCGATAGCGAGATCAGTCTAGTAATATTCTGCCAGCCAATATCATTCTCAGCCAGTAACACGATATGATTGAACTGACGTGCCTTCTGTACACGCAGCTCAGCAGCATCTTCACAGAAGAATAAAGTCGCACCAAGAATTGGCTTAACGCCCTCGTCCATCGCTGTACGATAGAAACTAATGGCGTCATAAACGTTGCCATAGTCTGTCAGAGCGACTGCGGGTTGTCCTAGTTCTTTGGCACGTTTGACCAAAGCTTTCGTGTCAGCCGAGGCGTATAGCATCGACGCCTTCGAGTGAACGTTAAGATGTGCGAATGTCATTATTCTTTTGGCTTGCCGGGAAGACGATCTTTGGAGATATTGCGTGTGCGTTGCATTTTCTTGAGACGTGCCTTGTTGCGTTTCTCGAACTCAGTAGCCTTGTATTCGCCGGGAGCATTGGCATCGCCAGTCACAGGATCGGCCACGCCATACTTACGCCAAACATCCTCTACACGAACCTTCGTTTTAAAGTTCGAGAACTCTGCATAAGATAGAGAGGCATCATCACAAGCTTTTAGTTTGCAGCCACAACGCTTCCCGTTCTCCTTAGTATGTTGACACGAGATGACCTTCTGGTCAATCAATTCCGGCAATTCGTCGATGCTGCCCTCAACATTCTCACGATCATCGTAAGAAGGCCCCCATGAAACACCTAGGCGTCGAGCAGATCTACCAAACGTACCCACCATAGTTAAATGACCATGGCGACACTGATAAGACTTCTGATCGAAAATTTTATCCGCTTCGTTATAAACTGTCGTGAGCTGCTTATTCTCTGGACTACAGTCTGGACAAACCTTTTTGAGTTTACTACATTGCTCAATGAACTTACTAACTTTACTGGGAGGGATATTCAGTTCTACCGTATGTCCGTGATCCCAGCATCTCATAACTAATTTACTCATCGTCTTCGTATGCTCCTGAGCGTTCAACCCAAAGATAATCTACAACACCGAACTCAATAGCCTGTTCGGCGGTGTAATAAATGTTACCTTCTTTTTTAGCCTGGCCTCTCCAGAAAGCAACAGTTTTGCTAGAGTGTTTTGCTAGCAGTCTATACCAACGTTCCTCGATCTCGCGATGATGAGCGATCTCAGTTTCCAGATGCCCAAGGCGATTCGGCCCCTCGCCCTCTGCGTAGTCACTAGATTGGTGAAACATAAATGCAGTATTGGGACAAGCATAACGCTTCCCCGCCGTGCCTACTGCCACTAGAAGCGGGGCAGCACTCTGACATTTACCTACAGCTACAGTAACAATAGGACAAGTGACCGTGTTGATAACGTCATATAGACCAAACATTTCATACATCTCACCGCCATATGAGCTGATGAATAGTTCAATGGGCTTCTTATGATCGTCAGATTGGAAATAGTAAATACCCTTAATAACGTTGGCGATATTGATTTCGTTAATTTCATTCAGGAACAGGCGGCGATTCACGCGGTCAATACCATATTCCATCATGACCTCAAGGTCATCGTGGGTCATCTTTTCTTCTGGTTCATCACTCATGGGTTAGGCTTAAAGGCTTTTTGCCACTTAGATGCACAGACTCCGGTGTCACATAGCGAGCGGCATTTCCATGCCCACCGTTTCTCGAAATCACTATTGTCCTGGACAATTCGAGTGATCCAATCTGTGCTCTCGATCTCATTAATCTTATCACAAACGTACGCCTCGGTCTCAGCGTCCTCTTCTGCCGTGAAGGCTAGGGTGATGGGACTCTTGGTAAAGTAGTCGAACGTCAATAGAACGTTCTTGTACTTATATCCTTTGTTATTGATATCTTCGATGAATTCCTTACGGGCGGCGAGCGAGTACATCTTAATCTGAATGTCTTCTCGACACTCTTCGTATGTCTGTGTCCACTTGCCAGTCTTGTAATCATAAATCCTAATGGTGTCCTCATCCTCTTCGATGACGAGATCCATAATGCCAATCATGGGCACGTCCGTACCGACGACAGGTAGTCGATACGCATACTCAGCTCCAGCGATTCTGCCCTGGTCATCGCGTAAAATCTTATCCCAGGCGTCTGCATAATTGTCAATGACGGTTTCCAACATAGTGATAGAACTGTCAAATAACATTCTCGCACAACCAGACAGGTTGTCAAGCGGCTCCTTGGAAATAATACAATCATTTTCACCCTTGTAGCAACACGAGTCGCATTGGGGCTTCTGATTGTGGAATTCCTGTGGCTTAGCCCATCTAAGTGGTGACTCCATGATGGTTGGTTTGCCGTAACGATCAAACGTCTCCAGCGTGCCAGCATAGCCGCGATACAAACGATCCATCCAGTCTGGATCTGCACCGTTAGACTTAAACTCTAAGATGTCATGGAGGAGAGAACCGTGTGCCGCACCCCAGTTGGACTTAAGCTCTACCTCTGGCGAATGATATGTAAGCCAGTACTTGAACTTACACATGTCAAAGGTCTTAATGCGACTAGGTGAAATTGATTTTAATTTTAGCATGACTGAGAAAGGGGATGAAAAGTATCCCTGATCTCTTCTCCTTCCATGTCACCTGGGTCAACCCCAAGGGGAAGCTCAACACGATGCAGTCGGAATAGATCACCAACTACTTTGTGAATTCGCTCCCAGGCGACTTCGCTTGATGTGGGTTTGTTAGGTTGTTTTCTAGGGTCATTGTCGTAAGCAACGTACAGGTCCGATACACCATGCTGAATCAGCAGGGATCGATGAGCGGGACCAAACGCAGTGCTTAGGGATGCAACCCAATTATAAATGCCATACATATCCAGCTTGAAGCCGTCAAGCGGACCTTCAACCAGAATCATGCGACCATGAGGACGCAAGAACGTCTTGGCATTATTGAGATTAAATAAGATAGAGCCCGTAAATAACGAGTCATCTTCCTTTGGCAGTCTGTCGAAGTAACGACCATGCAGCCATTTGTTATAGTCTAAGTCACGCTCCGCAAACCACTCCGGATCCCTGACAGTTCTCCCAGTAAAGCCCACGAGAAAGTTGTCTTGGTCTCTTACTGGAATAACTACTCTATCGTGCATATAGCTACCAACGCGGTTCCAAGACCCAACATTGAATTTGTCCAATACTTCTGGGCTGTATCCACGGTTCAATAGGTACTGTGGGTGCTTCTTCAAGAAGCGTAAACGGGTTTCATCAAGGGGCTCATGAACATGAATGGCACCAGGCTTGCGGCGAACCGGGGACGGAAGATTGTCCACGTCAATATCGTCGCCTAAGACTTTTGCAAGCCAGCGAACAGCACTTGGAAAATCACACTCAAGAACACTGCGAACCAGACCAAAGATGTCGTTACCAAATTGATCTTGACAGTGGTGAGTCCAGCACATCCAATAACCAATGTCCATACGCCAGCTAAAAGCCGTGGCGTTATCACCGTCGCCACCGTGCTGCTTACACGGACATAGTGCCTGAATAAGATTGCCTCGATCATTATATGTAACGCCCAACTTGTCTAACACCAGAGTAATCTGGCGATTTGCATTGAGGCGTAACTGATCTTTATTAGTCGTCGTCGTCATTCTTTTTATACTTTGCTTTACGCTGTTGTTCTTGGCGACGATTACGCTCTTCATCAAAGTCTACCGCACCAATACCTAGTTCAGTAAACTTACCGCACGATAGGTCGGCGTTGAAGTTGATGTATCCATTCGTAGTGCCCTTGCCATATCGAGCAGCAAATACATTCACGAGGTGTGTGCCATTGGCATCCATGGAACGCTCCTCTTCACTCTTGCACTTTAGATATGTGATAGAGGTAACGTTCTCGCTGATTCTCTTGCCCCCAGCAACACAACCGATGCCGCTATCGATCTGCTGGTTGGTTTGTCCGAATGCGATGATGGGGATGTTATACTTGGTAGCAAGGTCGTGCAACGCCGCCACGTTCAGGCCGTGGGCCTGCCATTCAGCCACGCCACCCTTGATCTCATCTCTACTTGCCAGCTTCAGATAATCATAAACAACTAAGCACTGAGGCATCTTGCTGTTGCGATCAGGCTTAACTCTCGTAAGAAGCCAGCGACGGACGTGAGGGATAACCTCTTGAACCGACATGCCAGAGATAGACACGTACTCGATAGGTAGATTTTCTACTACCTGCCAAAAGTGATCGTCCCTCATGCGATTACTATAAAGAGTAATTCGATCCAGTTCATCTTGATCTGTGATCCCCTCTTTGCGTAGCTGGTCATTGGTCATCTTCCAATAGCCAGTTTCAATGATATCATAAGGAACTTCGGCAAGCTGTGCTACGGCTCGAATCATTTGATCCTGCTTATTCAGCTCGCTATCTAGAATGAGCACGGGTAGGTTGAGCTTATGTGCGGCGATCAAGCCAGCCCTCAGGCCGAACTGACTCTTGCCAGACTTGGTAGTACCCACGAAGAAGGAGACAGAGCCATTACGGAATTGACCAATGCGACTCTGTAATACAGGGAAGCCCAGGTCCAATCCAACGTGTCCAGGGTCATCAGCAATTGACTCCACCTTAGCACGGGCATCCTCCAGCAAGTACTTGATAGAGTGCTCACCCTTGTCGAGCATACTGACGCGACCAACAACAAGGTCTTCTACCTTGCCAATCATCTTCGATAGCGGATCAGATGTGTTTCTAAGATATTGTCTTACATCTTCTGTAGCCTGGATGTAGTCAGACATGAGCGACTGGCGTTTGACTTCAATGAAGTGTTCTGCAAGCTCGTGCTCGTTGACTTGTTCCTGGAAAAGCTCATCTAGCCAATCACCGTTACGTACTTGGGCAAGGTAGTTAGGATAGCCTAGGCTCTTGGCGGAAGACACCAGCTTAGCTTTACTGATATTCTGAGCACCCTGGTTAATCATCAAATGATGAAGTGCCAACCATGTCATCTGAGCACCGTCAGACGAAAAGTGATCCTCATCTAAATACTGACAGTATTCAAAAAAGGAATCGGGATGTCGCAACATCCCTGCCAGCAGAAGTTTTTCAGCAGCATTATTCGACATCGCGAGTCTCCTGAATAAGCTCCATAAGTTCAGTCGATGATAAGTTACTGTCTCGTACTTCGATTAATGTAATGTCGTTCAATTCGCACCATTCGCGTTTTTTGCTGTCTCGAATAAGTTGACGCTCAAAGCCGTCTTTGTCGCCATGAAAATGTTCAACGTACTTGTCGTGCTGTATGCCCTGAAACTCAAAAGCTAATCCATGCTGTGGCATATAAAAGTCTAAAGACAACCTGCTATCTGGGATGGGAAATTCTTCCAAGAGGGTTGCGGGGCCATACAGTTGTTTGATTTGTCTACCAAGATTGAACTGACCAAACGACCTAGACTTGTCTCTAGATCTCACAGGATACCGTGAAGGCACAATATCCATACGCACCTCGCGGTTACTCAGGGTCAGAAATTTCATCTAAGAAGTTGTCCACGGCATGGTGGCCGGGATTTAGTGTTTTTTCGTACATGTCTGCCAGCTTAAGTAATAGTCGCTGATCTAAGATCAGCCTCCTGGCTGCATCGTACTGCTTCATAGCAATGGTGACAGGTTCGCCTTTCTCGTCAACCGCAAACTCGCCAGTATCGATATCGACAGTCGGCAGTAAAACTTGCTTACCGCCCCGGCCACCAAATCTTAAGACGCCAAGACCAAGACAGCGAGATACTAGTTCACGCTCACGGAAAATTCCATTCTTGAGAAGAATATGGAACTCACCTTCGTTACCGTCAGGAGCCAGCTTGTTTTTGACAATCTTATATCTGATAATGACACCAACCTTTTCGCCATCAGTGTCTTTGATTACATCATCTTTACGCGGCTTGTTGAGCTGAATACGTTGTGAAGCATAGTACTTCATTGCCAGTCCACCAGGCGTATCATTCGGGTCGCCGTACATCGTAATCTTCTGACGAATTTGATTGACAAAAATGAGAGCCACCTTGTTGTCCTCGGCGTCTGCCACGAGCTTACGCATGGCATCAGACATGAGCTTCGCCAGGTTACCAACCTTTGCCGTGCCAATCTCTCCAGACAATACGGCCTCGGGTTGGGCGGCATCAATCGAGTCAAGAGCTGCTACACCATTCGGAACCATCTGTGCAAACCGACGCATAGCCTCAAGCCCTTGTTCGCCAGTGCGAGCATTCACAATCCAGAGAGGACATGCGGAATGAGGCTCAGGCTTACCCGCTGCTTTGGCTTTCATATTCTCAACCGCCTCTTCCAAGAATGGACGAAGAGGGCGGACAGTACGCATCAAAGAAAGGTTAAGGTTCTTTTCCATATTAACATATAGACAAGTCTTGCCTCTGATTAATGCTTGACCAATAATCTCCAGAATCAAAGTGGTCTTGCAGGTTCCTTCTGCTCCAAATACTTCTGTGATACGCCCCTCCGCAAAGGGAGTGACGAGATCATAGTCGAGATTATAGGAACCGCAGTAATTAGGTAGGGGATCTTCGATGTCACCCGCCGACATCACCCGCACTCCATCCTGTTCCATCTCCTGCTTGAAGAACTTAAAATCTGCCACTACCGGCTCATCATCTGTCTTTTTCTTACGCTTGGCCATTTTCTAACTCCTTCAAAAAATCTACTAGGCTCTTGGGTTTCTGTGTCTTGTACCCAGCTACATCGACACCAGTGGTTTGCAATGATTTACGACGCTCGTCATACATCCTGACCAAATCATCAAGGTCGTGGCGACGTAGGAGCTTCTTCGCCACGACCGCCATCTTCCCGAACTCCATCCCTCGGATGGTCACGGGGCGGCATTTATAAATATAAAATGCCAATTGGTCGGCATCAATCTCAAAGTCCCGCATCAGCTTCTTGATACACGCCACCATCTGGCCCCACTCTCGCCCCGTAGCTTTTCCCTTCCAGGGATGATCTCCTAGCTGTAGGTTCTTATTTAGCCAGATGAGTTCAGTGAGCATATTTGCAGCGTCATGCAGAACTCCCGAGGAAGTGATAGAAGGATATAACATCTCATCCATTGTGTTCGTCTCCCTTGTTAATGATGGCGGCCTGGTCCTCAGGATCGAACTCGCGGACTTCCTGGTTGATGTTCCCATTGTCGTCAACCCAGATGATGGTTACTTCTTCGTCTTTAATAAAACCAATGCCTCGCCAAAAGGTTTCACCTATTGCACCGCCGAACCACGCTCCCATCTTAGAACTCTGCCAGTAACCATCGATCTGTACTCGGCCATCGTCTGCCTTATAAGCGAGGAGCTTGACGAACTTGCCGTAGGCTTCTAATCGTAGATTGGTGATCTGTAAATTATGAATCTCTACATAATCCTGCAATCTTCGCCAGGCTGGCTTGAGCTTGGGGGTCTTGTCTTCGAATACTGTGCTGCCATCGGACAAAGAGGCGATCCAGCGGTTGCCCTTAAGGACGTGTGGGTGTCTTGAATTAAATGCTAAAGTCATGGCGTTCTACAGTGTGACGGTAGAATGGTGTCATGACAGGGCCTCGTGTCAAACAAAAAGGGCGACATTCTTTGACAGAACATCGCCCCTTATTTTCTAATAAATCGGCTTACAGGAACTCAAGCTGGAGATAGTAGGCAAAGTTAATCTTACGCCCCGCCGCACCAGGAGTAGCACTGAGGATTAAGTGATAATCGTGTACGTGTGCTTCGGCAGCTTGGTCATCCAGTGCTAACTCGGCACCGCCGCTTGAAATTTCTGACCACGCAGTATTGCCAGTAAAGTTTTCAGTGTCCGCAAGCTGAGCGGCCTGTACTGTAATGCCTGTCGCAAGATCCGACACATCGAGCACGTTGTTGTTGGCGTCCAGATTAATAGCACGTAATACAGCCTGCTGGGTAATAACCGCAGTGCCATTGGGCTCTGTGAATCGTGCAAGTAGTGTGCCAGACTCAGAAGGAATGTTTTCTAGACCAGCAGAAAACGCAACGCCAGATACCTCTGCTAGAGCGGCACCCGTGAACTTTACGTTAATAAACGTCCCTAGGTCAGTGCCAAGCTCATCGGTACGGTGACTACGGTCTTGATATTGACCAACAATTACTGGACTACTGGGAGCACCATTTGCACCGAAGAACCCAAGGCGGTTCGGCGTACCAGCGGCGGCGGCACTGTGAAGGTTTACGATCTCAAGAACCGGAGTAGCACGGCCTCGGCCATATAGGGAGGCAATCGTGTCACCAACGGCTCCAGAGCCCGAGAAGAATCTAATTCCACTAACCATTATATTTTATTCCTTTTGAAGGAGGAGCTATCCGAGGAATACTACTCAATTCTAGCTATGGCTGAAATACCAACGCTCTAAAAAGTACACTAATCAATATCGTGGAGGATACCCTCCCATGGGAATTCCTCAGGGACACCACCGAATGGAATAGAGGGGGCAGAATGATTTCTGAATCTAGTGCCCTCTACAGCCTCCCAGAAGCTACCTCTCTCGATAATGCGGAAGAGCCACATGTCATCATCGGCTTGAAAGAACATCCATACACCATCTCTAACATGAGTCGAACCAGTCACTTCAAAGATTTGATGAATAATAACCCTGGACGGTGCGATCTGTAGGAACTTTTCTAGACGTGTTGGTTTCGCAGAGTCATGGGTGAATTCACCAGCTTCGTCAGCAGGAGCAGATGGTTCAACACTGATGCTCCATACGCCGATACCGCTTGATGATCCAGCCCCACCAGTCAATGATAGTAACGGATCTCCCGTTTGAATATTTCCACCGATAGTATACAAAAGCTGTGAACCGTCCCAGTGGCGGCGACGAGCAATAGCCGGGCCGCTTCCTAAGAAGGTGCCCGTATGAGTATAGCTGCTATTGAATCTATCGATAGTACCATTTTCATTCCATACGTAAATACTACTGCCGTCGTATACGCACCCATCAATCCGTGAATAGGCGACCAGATCAGCGTCTTCGCCAATCATGACAAAATTAGCTTCCGTCTCGGCGGCATGGTCTAGTGTTGTTTTATTATATCTCTGAAAAAAGACAGAACGATCAAATTCGTCTAACGCATCGTCTGCATCAGGCGTCAATACGGCTCGGAAAATTTGACTGACACGCACAAACTGTCCACCAATATCCATAAGTCCCAAATGATAACCGAACGCACCTGGCTGTGGCGGAATCGGACGATACCCAGTGGCCGATGGGCCAGTAGAAGCAATAGTTAATTCAGCAGGACGATACCATACTGGAGTTCCTGTGTATGGAGAGATCGGATATAAGCCACGCGATAAGACTGTGCCTGGCGGGCTAGATTCACCACTGCCATGAGGGCCCGTAGTCCAAATGGCGTCGTTCATAACATGAATACCCAACGCAGAGTTTTGATCTAACTCGAAAGCATCTCCACCTGAGTTGCCCCTATCAACAAGCTGTTGCCCATCAATTAAATTTGAATTAATGGCGGGAGACAAGTCCGGAGTACCAGACAGCTTACGCACCTGTCCTTGTGGGAACAGGCTAACGAAACCAGACGGGATCGCAGTAGTCGGCACGTTAGCTTTTGTGTTATGAACTAATAGGCGGTATAGACCACTTGATTGGACGGTCGGAGTACGGTAGCATCTGGCTGAACTGTCATTCCTGCCAACACCATCACGAACAGCTCGTAAGCCTTGGACGTGATTTGTATAATCATTAGTAAACGTTACGGTCTGCTCAAAGTTACTATCATTGCCTTTGACTAGCTCCATAGTAGTTTCGGGAAGTAGGCAATAACCATCAATCTGTACTACGCCAGATTCTAGGGCGGCAAAATTTGTTTGTAATCTAAACGAACCCGTCACGGTATCTGACTCGTAACGTGAAGCTAATACGCTTGGGATTGCACCGAGAGTAGTTTGTACAACTGGATACACGGGGCCAAATCTAAACCTAAGGCCATCAGTTGTGCCAGTGAAATTATTTCCAAAGCGAGGGAATGGAAAAGGATTGAACACTACTTCGCCACAGTCGATATCATAAATTACGCCAGAGCCACCCAACCAATGGTCATCTGTTGTGGTGATAAAGTCCCCACCAGTCACATCTTCTAGGGGCGGATGTAAAAAATTGGCCGCGATCAGGCTAAAGATCTGTAGCGGGAAAAAGGGTTGAGCAATAACGTATCCGCCACTAGGGCTTTCGGGGTATGCCGTTTGTAACCAGGCGATCTTAAAGTCAATTTCTCCATATTGGGAGTCGTCCGCATAGAGATCAAACAGGAAGGTGTCAAACTGGAAACGTAACTGTTCAATATTATCGATTGACTCTAACGAATGAACATTACCAACATGCCCTTCAAGCGTATCTCCATTAGCCTTGGGCTCAAAGCCAGACGATGGAATATCAGGATGAGTATAAAGCTGATACGTAAGAAAATCTAGTTGTTCAAAATTCCACTTACGTAACTCGGCATTGTAGACGAACATAGCCTGCTCAATAGTGACACCGGACATACCGATGTTAGGCGTATTAACACCAGGCCATGCACCCTTGGGAGCACGGATGGGTAACGGGGCGTCAAATTCGTAGGGCATTTGCCCCGATGCAACTACCATTATCCGAATCTCCGCTTAGCAGGTCTTACGATCTCGACAAAGCTTACAACATTTGTCTTTCCAAAACCACCACTCGGCGTAGTAGTAGACGTTGATAGGTAACCTCGATCACCCGAAGCGGCTAGTTCTGGGAATGGAATAGGAACAACATTTGAGAACGTCTGGCCTGATGCAATTGAAAACGAGCCATCTGCATTCAGGCCCAATTCTTTGCAAAATGCTCTGGCGGTGGCTTCACCAACATTGGACGAGATGGAAACAATCTCTACAGCAGTTACGCCAGCGGCATCTTGAATAGTACCATTCATAAAAATAGTACCATTAGATGCACCGGGAGACACGGGAGCATCTCCCTGTGACACAATAGTAGTCTTATCGCCAATTTGAACACTGCCATTCAATACTTCAATGCCGAAGATAGCACGCTCTGTACCGGCGGCGAGAGCAGACGGATCAACAATCGTCACGTCGTACAGGTTGGAGTCAGCCACGTTAGTACGCTGCACTTCGACAATCGTGCCATTGGCAAACGCTCGTCCTTGTGTGAAGTAACGCTGAATAGAGTTGCCGCCGGGTAGCTCAAAGTCATCGGTATGATATAAGGCTTCATCTGCTAAGTTTAGGAAGCCATCAATACAGATAGCACCATCTTGGAAGTCTTGCTGTCCACCGCCAAACCCAAATGATTTAGACGGCTTCAGGTATTGGTGTTGATCTCTACCGCGATAACGCTCATCTTCTTCTGTGCCAGGAGTACTAGCGAGAGAAAAGACATTGTTTACTTCAACAATCGTAACGCGAACGGCTCGCTCTTCAGAGTCAAAGAAGGGCGGCGGTACAAACGAATCACCCGGTACGCTTGGGCTCGACGCAGGCGGCGGATTCTGATTCAAGAGCTGAAGATCAGTAAAGTCAATTGGGTTAATAATGCCATTCAGAATAGCACGGACACGCTCTCCGAGCGGTGCTTCTTTTCCAAATTGCGGAAAGTAGCTTTGAATCTTGTAACGGGTAGAGAATCCTGTCTGACCGAAGCTAATGTTAAGCTCACTGACGCCATGGCTAATCTCGCCGTATTCACCTGAAGTGCCAATACCCTGATCGGCAAACGCATCAAACGACAAGAGTGGCAAGCCTACTTGCTGAAAGTCGCCATAGCGAGAGAAGCTCTTCGGTACAATCTTGCCTTCGATACGACGCACCGCACGATCAGTCATGATTTGAAGAGACGTTTGGTTACCATCGGGAGAGAACGCCCACGGCACAAATTGGTCATCAAGCTGTACGTCTTCATCTCGCTCGTAATGGAAGTCTCCCAAGACCCACTGACTTGGATACGTCTGACCATAACGCGAACGAGCCTGAACAGGAATAGCCACGCCAGAAAGAGAATCGTAAACATTCAGGATCTTGGCCGGGTCTAAAATATCAATCAGACCGGAGCTGCTCAGTTTTGAATTCGTCGTAAGCAGAGTGGCCAAGCTAGAAATCGTATTGTCTCGAACCAGCCCACCAGACGGACCAGCATTAATTGGCAACTGACACCATAGGGTGCCCTCTGGAAATGCCTCAAAACTGTACAGGTCATCACTACGTGGGTTAATGACTCGCTGACCGACAATCGTCAAACTGATAGGAATGTAATGCTTACCATCACCAGTCGGGTTGAATGCTGGTGCGTCCTCAGTCCAATTGCCAAAGCTGGCTGGAACATCGTCGCCCTGCGGGCCATAAATAGTATCTGCTGGTAATACGCAGTGTGCTGCCACGCGGAAGTCATCCGTCACAAAGGGGCTGATAGGACCAAGCCCTCTATTGATCTCATAATCTTCTACAAATACGCCACTAGACGCCAACGTGCCAGACGCACTGAGCGTGTAACCCTGAACCTGATTCTCAACGTTGCCCCAGGCCCCTCCTACAAGACGATAAAAGCCAGACGCCTCGTTGAAGAGAATCCCCTCAGCGACATAAGATCTGCCATAATGACGAGAAGCATGATTTCTAATACGATTGTAGAATGATAAGGTCCAGTTGTTATTCTCATCTCTTCGATTGCTAATAACACGAAGACCAGAACCTTCGTTACCTGTCGCCAAACCGGCCAACGGCATGATGGGATCGAGACGACTCTGGAACGTTGGGTGCTGAGCGGCTGTCGCTCCTGGGTCGCCCGTCAATCCAAATCCGGGAGGATCATCAGTCGTAGCAGTAGTCTGATATCTTTTAAAGTAACTCCACGTCTCAATGCCAGCAAGAGCAAACTGTAGCTCCTTCTCAGACGGGATGTACGTACGATAGAAACCATCGGCATCATAGAAGCCAATTGAAAGCTGATCCCAGATCTTAGTAAAGACTACGTTGTTATCAAGGCTTGAGGTGTCTAGTCCATCGATTGGACTGATAATATCAGAGTTGATAAAACCCTCTTGGTGCCCGCCCAGCACTCTAAAGCGAGTGGGGTCCGACACAACGTCCTGGCCAAAGCCAATCTGCTTCGTCTCGTTCAGGCCGCTCGCACTGCCAAACTGAGAGACCAAATCTAGGATGTCCGATTCCTCTAGCTCGAACGGCACCTTCTTGTTGATGATGTTGACACGCTGGTTGTCCATGCCCCAGTACCAATCATAGCCGGTGTCCTGCAATACCCTGGTCAGGGTTTCATCTAGCTGGCTTAGGTTAAACTGGAAGCGAATCGCATCTACTGTACCATTGATATTCTGTTCGATCTGAGCAACAGAAGGTAGGATAGAAATCGGCACCGCACAACGACCCTCGTTAAAAGCAAGGTCGATGGCCGAGAGAACCTGGGCATACGTGCAGCCGAACTGCAAGATTCGCTCGTACTCTTTGATGAGTGGATCAGACGGGTCACCATTGATGTCGGTCAATCCATTTACCTTGCGATAGGCTCGGGCTACAGAGATCACGCCGCTTGGCACGTCCTCTCCTAAGTCTTCGGTGTGGACCTTAACACGACGAAGGCTCTTTCTCTCGTCCTCGACGGTGACTTTAACTACTGTGCCATTAATACTTGACGTATAGTCTGCATGGGTAATGACGCCACGAACTAGGAAGTCGCCAATAAATACCTCTAACGAATGGCCGATACGTGGTAGTTGTCCAGAGGCACCGTGGAATTCGCACGCCTCTCCGCATGGTACCCATTCTGTGTTGAAGGAGTGGGGAGTTAGATTAAAACCAAATGTAGAGTTGACAGACGACAAGAACGCACAGAGTTGCGATGCGGGTTGCCCTGGGGCAAACTGTCCGGAAGGCCACTCGATACCATTCAGCGGGGCTCCAACGCCGCTAACAACAATGCCGTCGCTTACTACAATATTCATTGGTCGTGCCCCGACTCTAGTGTGTCACACCATAAGAAGCCTCGCGTATCACGCACGCACCAGACTGGCTTGTAAATACCTGGCTGAGTATATGCGTGGGTCGGATTGAAGGCTGTGGTTGTCTGCCCGTCATCAAACAGTAGAAGCTGCGTGGAGACGCCGACGCCAGGCGGTAGTGAATCTACGTTAGTATCAAAGTCAACGATCAGTGAGGCGTTACCGGAACGAGGTACGCCAGAGATTGTCACGATGACCTCGGGGATGCCAGAGGCCACATTGATAATGCGTGTGGCTGAATTGTGAATACCGTTAGAGTCAATCGCTTCAAACTTAGCGATGAAAATACCACTGCTGGCGTAGCGATGTTGGGTTGCATAACAGCCCGCCCCACTTTCAGCCACACTGACTGTTGGCGATAGGTCACCAAACGTCCAGCGTGTCTGCGTGATAGACTTGCCCTGTAGGCCAGACGCCTTACCGATGAAGTACTGGTTGAATGGAGGCACAAGTCCGGTAACGGTATCGCCAGGAATAATGATCCCAACCTCAGGCGGCTGTTCCGACTGAAACACAATCAGCTTCGCATCGAAGTCAGATGTATTTTCCTGTCTTGCTTCTAAGATAGCATCGAAGTCTTGAGCGGCGATGGCCTGCACGGTATACGAGGTGTCAAATTGTAGGTTACCCTGAAGGCCACCGAGCATCCAACCACCAATCATTCCAGACGCCTGAATACTACCTTGGATATAGCCGCCCAAGATGCCACTTCCGGGGGTAGAGCCAACAACGTATCCACCGATCATCCCAGAACCAACATCGCCACCACGCATCAGGCCGCCGAAGACGCCAGAGACAATCTCAGAGCCCGTTAGGTAACCACCAATATGGCCAGAGCCAAAATCAAGACCTTGAACATAAGCACCGATATGACCAGTACCAAATACAACACCGGAAACAAAGCCGCCAATAATGCCGCTTACTTGAATAGATCCATCTACGAATCCACCAACAATACCTGACCCAGTGTCTTGCCCCTGTAAATAACCAGCAACAATACCAGAACCAGTATCTTGACCATGAACATAGCCACCAATAATACCGCTTGTCTCAGTGCCTACTGCGTTGTCAATACCGTTCATCGCAATGTATCTTACTTCGGGCTCTGTTAATACACGAGAGAAGTAACATACGTCTGTAAATACAGATTCCAAATCTGCCATGTTTGTTTGAAAGAACGTCCAGGGCGTCGTTTCCGACTGTTGATGCGTTTTGAATGTAATCATCCTATGTGCTGGATTCAGTGGCACCTGAGGACGAATAGGAAGTCCATTAAATGGATTTTGTAATTGTTCTCCATCTGAAGCGTATGCATTAACTTTTTGTTGGTCAACAAGTACGCCATTTAAATACATGCGTAATCCACTGCCTTGATTTGGCTGAGGATCATAAACCCAACAATAGTGATCCCAAAAAGCTACACTTGGAGAAACTGACTGCCCCTGAGAGTATGTATTAAATGATCTTAGATCACTTGGCGAGTATGTGAATGGTACAACTTGAGCAGTAATCTGACCAGACTTAGAAGTATTATTACCAGTATCTAGGTACATATTACCACCAAGTGAAATGGTCATCTTATATGATTCGTTGTCATCGCTATAGATTGCCCATCCACGATCAGGTGAGCGGTCAGTAGCAGTAATAGTACCAGCCGTTGTGCTTGTTAGGGCACCATAGCACATAAATACATCAGCACCATTATTCGGCAAAGCAAAATTTCGTTTCGCCATTAGGAATCCAACAGAGAACCCCTCGTATGGTGTATCAAACGCTGCTCCAGACACGGCAAAAATAGGCAACTGATCCGTGGAATTAGCAGTTAGAGCAGAATCACTTTGAAAATGAAAGCCACTACACTGTACGCCCAGGTCTGAGTTGAGGTGAGGGCCGGGAATAGCACGAACAAGTTCTGCCGTTTCTACGCCCGTTTGTTCATTCTCCCAATAACGCTGAGCAATCGCGTCTAAATGATTAGCCTTAAAGCTTAGGTCCGTTGTGCCAGAGCCACCAGGGCTCTGAGTCATCTGGCCAACGTTTCCATCAAAACCATTAAATCTCCAGTAGCCTTCTAAATTACTATCGGCAATACTAACTTGTGTTGTTGGAAGCTGTGAAACAAAACCAGGAATAGATGGATTCTGAATACCACTAACAGCTAGTGCTTCTACTTCGCTCTTTTCGAAAATACCACGCATGATAAAAATTTCACGCATGTAAATTTCACCTAAGCCAGCATCATCATCAACCGCCTCAATAATACTATCAGTACCCGCGTAGCCACCAAACTGCGGCAGCCAATTTGCCGTAGTGCCTGGTAAGGTAATATCTGACCAAAGATCTAAATCAGTAGCAGGACCACGACGAGCATTTACCTTTTCTCCATCAATCCAAAGCGTAATGTCAATAGGAGCCGAACCAATAGTATACTGATTAAATGCATATGGCTCCGGAAACTTCATGTGGAATAAAACCTTATTAGGAATTCCATATGATAATGTTCCTGAAATCAGAGGTTCGTGTCCTGCGGCAGAATCTGTATTACGTGACGCAAAAACAATGGTAACGCCAGATGGTCCCGTCAAAGCATCAGCTCCTGCCGGATCTGGGTCAGTCGCATGAATGGATGTTAACATCGCATACAATTCACCATCCGAAGTGCCATCGCCCATGTCTCCTATATTGAAAATACGAGAATTGAAAAATCTTTGCTGGAGGTTGTCTGTTTGATCTGACATTTCAAGTGGCTGAATATTACCACTCGGCGTCACTTCGAATGAAACTAACCACTCGTGCATACTCTGTGGTTGCAATACCGGCGACTCTGTAGCGGGACGATAACGGGCCGACAAATTAAACGGCGTATTCCGAACCGTGGCATTATTAGTATTATTAAAACTAGCAAATGTCGAAAAACCCTGCGTACAGAAAACGCCAGAAGTGATGCCTAAGTTGCCAAACGTCTGTTGAAGCTCGTCTGGTGCTCGTGTTTCACCAGTAAATAAATCAGTATATGCTGTACCATCATTACGAAAAATAGTCTGGTCATTATTGTGCGGGAAAACTCTATCCCATTTAGTTTCACTATGACCTCGAACCAAATGTCCAAGCACAGGAGACATAGAGCGTGCTCTATCTTCTGATGCAAACACATCGCCTAAATCAAATGTGTCACAAGGCCAATAACCAAGCAGGCGAGGATCGTGCGGGGTTCTCCATAGCGACGATGTAGTAATACCGCTTTGAGCCATTGCACGCATTTCATCAGCACGTACTGGTCTGGATAAAACTGCGGTAGCACCAATAGTAGAGCCAACACCGCCATCTCCAAACACGCCCTTGCTAGTTGCACTGTTTTGCAGATCATCTGTGACGCCATTCATGAACATGAGCGGATATCCACTACCGGCCAATTTATATAGCTGATCCTGTAAATCAAATTCTAATGTGCCACTTGCTGCTTCATACCCATCAACATAAAGAGCAACACCCATACTAGCTCGATCATAAATAAAACCGTAATGAACATCCACGCCACGAGTCATGTCCCTGCCCTCAGCACGCATTAGGACACTATCTTCACCAAAGCCCCTAGGCCATACTTCTGCCGTTACATGGTCACCACCATTGAAGGGGAAATAAGATAGGGCAAATCCCATTGAGGCCCCGGTAAGGCTCGTTGTCGTTCCAGAGGAATTAATGGAGGTGCCTACAGAACCCCAGCTAAACATCATGCACTCATCACGACCATTTGTTACGCCGCGAAGCTGAAAACGACCGGCAATCGTAAAGCCACCAGCGGCTTCTGCAATATCATAGCAAGCACCACTTGGCATTGCTAATTGATCGGAAGCTATAGAAGCATTAAAGTTTCTACTAGTGTTAAACGGTCCAGGGGCATTAGTCCACATGTTCTGATCGCCCGGATCTAATTGACTAGTTAAGTTGTAATGATTTGCACTAGCATCTACTGTGATATAATTTTTACCTTCATAATAAGCCACAAGATTAGAGTCAGTAATCTCAATAGCTGTATTATGATCGTGTAAACCAATATCATATTGCAGGCCACCGCATTGGTGTAAGTCTAGTACTTCAGAGTCGCTTAAGACACGACGGAAATGATAGACACCAGATACTAAATGACCCCAGCCGCTAGCAAACTCATAAGAATCGGTACTAGAAGCTCCATCGGTACCGGCCCCAAGGACAAGAGGATAATTACCAACAATAGAACCTAGTACTAAGTCTTGAGTAGTTGTAGCCTGTGTTACTAGATTCCCATCTTTATAGAATTTAATAACATTGAAGTCACTATCAACATATTCAAACGAAAATGTTAAGTGAGTATATCGTCCAGCCTCAATGGGCGAACTCATTCTAGCAACTTCGCCAAAAGCAACATCTACGTGTGCGTAACCCGCCAAAGTATGAGGGCCACCAAATTCAGAATTGTTAAATTGAGCAGCACCAGCAAGCTCACCTGATACGCCAATCCACCAACCGATATCAGCCCCAAATTGTCCCATAACAGGATGAACACGAGCATTAAGTTTCTCCCACGGGTCTGTGGCACTGGGGAGCCATCCAGCAGACCCAACAACGTCAGTCCAACCGTCGCTCTGTGGGTATACCCAAACACCAGCAGTAAAGCCACTACCAGCAATAGTTTTACTTAGCGTATCATTTCTGTGGTGTCGAGAGCCATTACCTAAGACTAAAACATTAGAAAACGGATCACTCGCACCGGAAACAATTCTATCGTTTTCACCTCGTAACTTTAAACCACGATAAGTAACGCCTGATTCTAGATTGAAAACAATCTCTTGACCAGGCCATGGGCTACTCATGGTATCAGTGGCGGGAGTGCCTTGTGAGTCGGCAACATGAACGTGCATATCAAATGATAGTCCACTGGGATGACCGGCCCGAGCGGGAGAATAGTTCTTCCACGACGGAGCACCACTAGGCTCATGCAGAGGCCAGAAACCAACCAGGCTACCATCGTCGATTAAGTTAGACATTCACTTGCTCCATGACCTTGTGTTCTCCTGTAAACGGAGAAATACGATAACGCTTGACGACGTTGCCGCCACCATCAATCACGTCGAGGTTAACAAATAGATAGCGAGCATCTTCGATAGGATTCTTGCTCACCAACCATCCGTGACTCTTCCCTTCCATGTCTAGAGGATAGTACTCTGTAATCCAGCAATGCAAATCTGCTGGTGTCCAGTCCTCTGGCGACAATAGGGCGTCACCCTCAAAAGTGTCTTCTAGTGTACGGAACGCTTTGAAGCTACAGCGGTCGGGGTCCTCGTGAGGGCCTGGTAAATGAGTGATAAAACCCTCGTACACTACGACATCATTAGAGCCCGTGCCACCTAGGCGGAATGTCTCATCATCAGATTTTTCACATCTGATACGACGCTCCTGCCCAAAGTGGGTCTTAATATATAACGTGCCGACGTTACCGTCGTGCTCAAATTTCGCAGTTACCATTTTTACCTTACTCCCGAGACTAAACCGAAGCTATGCCTCGTAAGAGATTACACTAAAAAAGCCGCCTGGTCGCAAGACCAGACGGCTTAGATTATGAGCCAAAAGGCTCAGTCACTTAGGTAAGCAGAGTGAACGGCTCGCCAGCAGTGACGGTCACACCAAGATTCTGAACTGACTGAACTAAGCCGTGAAGGGCAGTGCCCGTAACCGCACGGTCAGTGCGATATTCCAGCGTAGTACTCCAGCCCCAAAGAACTTGGTTGACGTTGTTAGTACTAGATGTAGCGTTAAAAGTTGCCATTTTGTCAACCTCCTTAAAATTATCTACGAACGTTCGGATATATGTGGTCGCAAAACGACCCTGAAAGAGAATACACTAACTTAAGGTGCTCCGAACTGTAAAAGGTAGTCGTTGTTATAAAAATTAAACAACAGACCTAGACGCACGATACCTGAGCCACAGATGCCATACTCGCCCAGCGGGAATCCCCACGGAACAACTAAATTTAAATACACAAACTGAGAGGCATTCTGGTCGTCATTACTGATGAGAACCTGGGCCCCATCCTGCCTGATGACATTCGGATTAGCTGGAATACTCGTCGTGAGACGTTCACCCTCTCCCGAGCCCCACACTGGGTTGGGCTGCCAGGTGCCACTCGCACGAAACTGAAGAAAGGCGGGATCTTGACCAACGCTATTGGCTGGGATAGTAAGTCCTGTATCGTCTGCGAGATATAGCTTTAAATCAGAAATACCAGAACCAGTGCCCCCGACACCAATCGTAAGGGCAGTAATCTTAGATCCCTTATTATCGGGTGGTACGCCATTAACGATCTCAAATTTTAACCCTTCGAATACGATGGTTCCTGATGTGCCACCTGGGTTTGCCGACGACGCAGTAGAGCAGCCTAGGGCCACCCTCTGTTTGAACGCAAATGAGCCACCCGGAATATGCCGCGTCCCAACAGGACTGGCAACCTCCGCTGTGTCATACTCAAAGATACGTACGTCAGGCTGTGTCATTCTTTAATTACGTGCTTTTTCTCTAGGTCTAGCTGTAGTGCTTGAGGAACAGGCATCCAACGCCCGGCGAGACGCCGCACGAAAACAACTCGATCTCCTACGACCATTGCTCGTACCCCCTTAGGAAGACAGTCTTTGGCCTTCTCTTCACGGGTCTCTTCCACAGACTTTAAATTGATTTTATGAGAAGTCATAGAATAACCTATATCTGAAGCTACCGGCTCCAGCTCCACCATATGTACCGACCGGAACATTATTACTTACTTCAACTGCAAGGTGTACATACTGGCTCACATCATTGTCGAGCACACCACTCAGCCACGGCTGACCTAACGGGAACTGTGGCTCCTGAATAGTACCAGAAAGATTAGTCGTGTTGGGAACAACGGTCGGAGTATTGTCCGCAGATGGGGTAAGGGTTAAGCCTGGCTGGAAATGAATGTGCTTTTCTTCTAGGAATCGATATGTGCCAGCACCCCAGGCGGATGTACTAATAAGGAAGAACCTCATATTGAAGACGCCGCTGGCGTCACCAAAACTATTCACTCTGGCATACGTCAGCTTAGTATCTGTAATCGCACCAGATCCAGTAGTGTTGATACTGCCAAAATCTAGCTCTTCGGTTGCGGCAGTACCCAACAGCTTCAAGAAGCCAGCACCGCCACTCAGAATGTCGCGACTTCCCGAAGGGTCTGTGCTAGGGTCCTGCTGAATCCATTGTACGTCGGGAACGTTAACCATTATAGAGACCTCAGACTGATATCAGAGTTGACATCCGGCACGTTCGCCAATTCAACTGTGAAGGTAAATGATACTGTAGCATCACATGTTAGATCAGTGTCACTAAATGTCTGCTGTAATCCTCCGGGCGGAATTCGAATAGTGATGAAGTTGGCAGGGTTCGCATGAGCCGTCTTCAATCTGTTTAATTCATCTTGAACGAAGCTGATAGCACGGTTTGTATCCACGGTAGTATTGCCAGTATTTTTAGCCTGGACAGTACACTGAATAGCAATCGTGCCTTCAGATGTTGTTTTAATATCTTGAATAATAGGGCCGAGCGAACGGAACGGAATAGCTTGGCTCGCCTGCACTCGTCCCGCCTCTGTGATCGCTACGCTACACGTTCTATTGGAAATGCCACTCGGTAGGTTAGCTGATGGGTCATCTGTATACGTTACAGAGAAACTGATTGTACCACGACACTTGTTCTGTGAAATGGAGAAAGCAGTAGGATTAACTACGTTCAGCCCGCTACCGCTTGGGTTATCCTTGTACTTAAGATATACGCCTGAAGCGTCAGATGGAAGGAGCGGCTTGATTTGATTGGTAAAGCCCGAGCAGGCTCGATCAAATCCGAAACCACCCTCAAGACCAAAGCCTGGAGTAATCGTTCTACCAAGTCCTTGAACTGTTCCCTGCACTGTTACTGTGGCTACACCATCCTGGTCTTCATCGAATGACTCCGTACGAGCTGTGAAGTAAAATGGAACACCACTGACAATAGTAAATACCTCAGTGACAGAGTACGTGCCGTTGGCGATATCCGCCACTTCTTCTCTCTGGACAGATACCTCAAAGACTGGGCCGCCTGCCGGATTAGATGGGTGGACGAGGCCGAAGAGTCCAGACGCATTAGGCTGCACAAAGCATGGAAGCTGAATGGGCAGATTCTCGATGCCCAGCAGAGGCTTGACCGCAGCAAGGGCCTGCTCAAATTTGTCAGGCTCACCATCCGGCCCCTCGGCAGATACTTGATGACTAACCTCTACAGTGCAGCTTTCACCGTCTTCTCTGAATGACCACTGATTGCTGAGGCTAGACGTAATTCCGCTGACACCGGACGCGGCAGTCAAATCCTCTAGTTCCACACTATAGTCAATACGGTTGACCTGGATGTCAGGGGCGATATTGAGTGAGCGAACCTTGGGCGTCAGGCCAGAGCAGATAATCGTATCCTCTGCCAGAGTCTTGTTGCCAGGACCAGCAAGGATCAGGAAGTCTTGATCGTCAACTGAGAAAGCCGTGCGAAGCTGTTCTTGCTTCACGTACATCTGCTCATAACTACCGGACGGTACAACTAGAATGCTACCAGTTAATGAAATAGATGTAACTACGCTAGTTCTAGTGCCAGCATCATTGAACTGAGGCTCCTCGGTAAAATCGACCAGCGGTGCAGGCGTAAGCTGACATCCGTTATAGATAACCTTAACGGCAGCTAGATTCGGAGTGTTAGCTTCTGAGAATACGTTCATTTGTTATCCCGCCTGTCCTAGTGATGATAGTAGACCACGCTCCTGCAATACCTGCAAGATAGAGTCAAGTTGTTCAAGCAATACATCAAGCTGTTCGTCCACCTGTTCGGCAGCCGCCTCTTGAACAGCCGCACGGATCTCGGTAGTAAGATTCTCCAGTCCAGTAACCGATAGAGAGGTCTGGCCGTTAGTTTGCAGAGTAATATTAACGTCCTGGGCAGCACCAGCGGTCGCTGTCGTCCCAGTGTCCGTATCGCCACCAGTCGTGTTAGATTGAATAGCCGCGTTGCTATCGTTGATGTCGTCCAATCGTGACGAGATGTCTTGCAGCGTACTGACCGTTGCCTCTAGTAGATCCTCATTGTTGCCGCCGCCAGAACCAATGTCTGTCAGTGCTTGAGTTACAGAGCGTGCAATAGCAGCCACAACGGTCTCGTTGATAGCCTTGATAGCTTCAATGCCAGCGGAGATAGGGCTTACATTGCCGTCCTGGAAGTTCGGAATGAAGCCACGGTTCCGCATCGGAATGATAGCTTCACTTGTGTTAGCAACCGCAAGACCAGCACCACCCGGCATAGCACGCTTTTCACGACTAGCCGCACGGAGCAGTCCAGCAGCTTCCCCCGGAGTCAAATTGCCTCCAGCGAAATTCGGGATGTGTCCTGTCACAGCACTAACGGCGTTAGCTGCACCAATAACGGCAAGCTTGGCCGCAATGATATTGCCTACGCCCGCTACGATTGTATCGCCCACTTCGCGGAACGTATTGTTCTGCTCGGCAAACAACTGAGCTTCCTTCTCAATCTGCTTCAGGGTATTGCGATCATTAGCAGCAATCACGGCGGCAGTCAATTCCTGACGCTCTGCGTTAGCCGCGTTCAATACTGCTACCTCTTCCTGAATACCCTCACGGATCAGACCAAGCTCTTCACGAGCACGCTCTTCGGCAATCTTGGCGACCTCAAGCTGTTCTTCGGCTGCCTCCACTGCACGCTGAGCCTCAGCGACCTGAGCGAACTGAAGTTGAGCATCCTTGAGTGCAAGATCCTGCAACATCTGAAGCTGTTCTACCTGCTGGTTCGTCAACTCTTCAAGAGATGGCAAGCCAACTTCAGGATCAATACCCGCACCAACTTGCCCAAGGGCTTCACGCAACTGCTCTACGCTGAAGCCACCAATGCTGGCAGTGTCAGGTAGTGCAGACAGGGCGTCTAGAATACTCTGACGAAGTGATAGCGGCAGGTTCAGAAGTGTGTCGGAGATCGCGGCGAAGTCACCTGAGCCCATGTTCAGGAAATTCTCAAACGATCCACCAAGCTGCTCAGCGACAAAGTTCAGTGCCTGAATGCCCTGAGCTAAGTCAGCATTTTCAGCACCGCTTTGGCCGAAGATGTTTAGACCAGCATTGACAATCTCATCTCTCGCCTGCTGCAAGAACGATAGCGTTTCTTCTGAAAGTTGACGCTCAAGTTGAATACGTTGTTCAAGCGTAATGTTAGCCTCGTCCAGTACGTTACGGAACGATGAGTCTAAGCTATTTAGACGCTCTTCAAATGTAGAGATACCACCAGTTAAGATGTCGATCTCACGTTGTAAGCTGTTAGATCTAATTTGTGCTTCTGCTACTGCACCATTAGCCGCAAGAATAGCACCGACTAAATCCTTATACGCAGAGTCTAGATCAGCCGTAGCACTTAGAACATCCTGCTGTGCAGACTTCAAGTTACCTAGGGCGTCAGCTTCTTGGTTTGCAAGATCTGCCAAACGATCTAATTCAAATTCCTCGAAGCTACGGCCCGCATCACGCAAAGCATTTTCAAATTCTTCTGTAGATTCGGCAAATTTCTCAAGTGCTTTAATACGCTCTTCTTCAGCCTTAGCTGCTTCGGTAGCGGCCTTGCTTTCCGCTTTAGCTAACGCAACTCGCGACTTAATTGTTTCAATAACTTCTTTACGACCAAGATCTTCTTTGTTAAGAAGTAGGACGTTACGTTCTTGTGCAAGCTCAGCACGCTTCAGGGCACCTTCGCTGTTTTCAGTAGAACCAGCAAGACTATCAATCTCAGCATCGAGACTACTAATCTGTGCATTCAAAGACTCAACTCGAATCGCTGCGGCTGCCGACACATTGTCTAGTGCAAGCTGAGCCTTCTCAACGTCTGAGATGTTTGCAATACCGCCAATATTGTTCATGGCCGCCTGTGCATCACCACCAAACTCCAACATTGAAATGCGGAAATCATCCATTGATCGCTGTGCAGATTCGGCGGCTTGCTTCTGAGCTTCTGTCAACGCCTGATTTCGATTGAAGATCTCAACCTGAACAGCTTGCCCAGCTTCAGCAGCCTCAATCTGAGCCTGCATTCTGGTACGCTCAGCGGAAATGAACTTCTTAACAAAAGCAGCCTCTTCGTCGGGTAACTTCTTCAGGAACTTAACGATAGCATCTGTAGACTCAGCACCAGCGGGCAATTGAGCCAGCTTAATAGCGGCATCAAACGTCTCCTTGGCCTTGCCTAAATCACCAAAGGCTGCACCACCCTCTAGTGTACGCAAGCCCTCTCTGAATTGCTCAAAGTTCTTTTGTGCAATAGCGAACGCAGTAGCAGAACGATCAGCTTCAATACGCAACTTGTCTACCCCCTTAGCAACATCTTGCGGTGCCTTGCTGGCGTCCTCAAGTGCAATGGATAGAGTTTGTAATTCTTGGAAGATCTTTTGAGTCGCAAAACGACGTTGGAATTCTTCAAACGTAAAGATTAAGCTTTCGAGCTTGCCGGTCACGGGATCTACGGCACGCTCTACCTTACCCATAGCTTTGAATAAGAGTTCAAGCTGTTCGTCAAATCGTAAGGAACTTTCGCCAGTCTCGCCATACGAATCACGAAGCATGGCAAGAGCCTCTGCATTTACAAAGTACTCACTCTCTAGAGAGGTCAGGTTTTTGATAGTCTCTCTGCCCAGGCTCGGATCAAACAAAACACCCTTCAAAGATTCAATATCTTTAATGAATGCTTTTGACGTACTGTCTAGTCCTTTGAATGCTTGCTGGAATACTTTGTCAAAACTAATTTGATCTGATGTGCGACCACGAATACTCTTAGCAATATCTTCAATTAAAGTCTTGCCAACTAATTCAGCATCAGTAATCTCTACGAACGCTTCCTGACCAAGACGGGTCTGCTTTCTCTCAGCCGCACCTTCGAATGCTACCCTGTTCTTTTCAGCCTCTTCAGCAAAGCGGCTGATTGAGCTAGAAGCAACACTAAGTAATGCGGCAAACCCACCAAGTAGAGGATTGATGAGAGCAAACTGCAAGCCCATCTGCGTGGCACTACCACCAATGTCTAGTAGGTTATTAACGGCACTACGACTACCTTCTTCGGCAGTTCCTAGGGCACCCTTTAGTTTCTCAGCAGCACCAGCCGCAGCAATAGAGGCGGCGGTGAAGAATGCAATACGACCAACAGCATTATTAAGTACAGGGTTCAGGCCACGCGATACGGTAGCTTGTCCTCTACTGAGTGCTCCAGTAAACCGCTGCAACATAGTGGTAGACTGTACAGTCGCTCCAAGATTACGACTCTTAGCATCAACTAGCTGTCGAACCTTGCCGATCTCAACGTTAACCACACGCTGATTACGAATAGCCTGCAAGCGTAGATTAGCCAGCTCATTGGCTGCGGACTTAGCCTCAAGCTCCAACGGGCCTAGTCCAGCACCGCCGCCAGGCCGAGCACCGCCACCGCCAGCAGCACCGCCGCCGAGAACGTTACGGAGACCACCACCAATACCCAATACAGACGCAGTAGCCGTTCCTGCAAACAATGCAAGGATAGGAGCAAATGACGCACCCATCTCATCAATAAGGCTAACGCCCTTACCAAAGATTTCAATTAGCTTTGTTGCACCGACAACAGCTTGATTAAGAGCATCGCCAACGCCTGCTTCACTAATTGTACGGGCCAGTTCCTGACCACTAACCTTTAGCTGCTCCAGCTTCTCACTCAACGATGTAGCAATAACTTCGTTCTTACCTTGAGCCGTACCAAGAGCGTCAGACGCCTGAGCCGACAATTCGAGACCACGGTCCAAGGACTTAACAACAGCCAAGAAGGATTCAAACTGACGAACGCCAGCAATAGACTTGGCAATATTAGCCTGTTGCGATTCAGTCAGTCCATTGAACTTACCCTGAATATCAACAAGCACTTCCGCCAGTGGTCGAAGAGTACCATCAAGGTTAACTACTTCAACTCCAAGTCCACGCACGGCATTCTGGGCTTCGCCAGCAGCCGTAATACGTGTCGATAGGGTCTTGAAGAAGGTACCAACCTCACGGCCTGACTTTCGAGTCTGTTCCCTCAGACCGGCGATCAAACCAATTGTATCTTCGAAGCTCTTAGTAGCGAAGGCAAGAGCGTTACCACCTGTACGGAAGGCTTGAGCAATATCTTGAGCACCAACGGCAGCAAGGTCTTCAACTCGAATAACCTTATCAAAGGCTTCGCTCAGATCACCTAGCTCATCACCGAAAATCTTGGTTGCGGCAATAGCAAATTCCTGAGCTTCCGCAACCTCTAGCGTACTAACCTTAGCGGCGAGAGCAGCGGTAGCCGCCAGCTCTTCAGCCTGCTGAAGACTGAAACCAGCCTGTACGAACAATCGAATACCCTTGGCTGCTTCCAGAGCACTAACTCGGAATTCTGTACCAATACGGAATGCGGCATCAGCGATGTCATTAAAGCGATTCCCTAGACCATCAATATCAAGAGAGATAATACGCTTGATCTCAGCTTCCAAATCAACCAAAAAGCTCACACTGCCCTGAAGGGCCTTGTTCATCGTGGCGAAGGCGGGCAGAAGAATAGCGAACTGAGTCATTCTCTGCAAGAAGAGGCGAGCCGCACGAGCATTGCCCTCAAGAGCTGGACGCACAGACTGAGTGCTTGAGGCTAATTGACGCATGCCGCGATCAGCCTGCTTCAATCTCGTGTTGGTCTGACCCAACGAAACAGGAACACCCGCAATGGCACGACTGATCTTCTGAAAGATACGCGGATCAATATCCACGTCTGTCAGCTTCAGAATGCTTTCAATTTGAATTCTCTTAGCCATTGATATTCTTATTCATTAATTCGACAACTTTCTTGTCGATTGCTTCTTGAATCTTGCTAGTGTTCTCACTCACCCATTTGTCTTCATAGTTAAGTAATGCCTCAGGAAAACGCCAGAGACCCGAGCTACCCAGGGCACCTCGCGGCAACATCAAACCGCCGAGCGGCGAACCAAGACGAATAGACCTTTGTCCGCCCAAGACCTTCCGACGAGGAACGAACCCACTATTAACCTGCTTCTTATCAAAAACCCACTCCATCCAAGATGAAATGGTCAAATGACCAGTGCCAGCGGCGGGATGTTTGGTGGCCGCCTTTAGGGCAGCTACGTTTCCAAATTCTAACTTAAGAGTATCTCCTTTTCTTTTTACTCTAAATGCAGAAGACTCATAAGCCTTTAGTAGTTTGGGTGGCTCAGTTGATGGGATACCAAGCTGGCTCAGCCCATCAGGGCTGCTGATAAACCTGAAGAACTCAGTGTCCTTGATGCCCTGGATGCCCATGCCACCACGAACCATAGCTCTTACTAGGTCCTTAGACATCCAACGTTCCAGATCGTCCAGCGTCTTCTTCCACGCTTGCTTCAGGTTCAGCTTGATCTGTTTCGTCGGATTGCCCAGTATCTTGGCGTGCCACCGTGCCATCCTCTTCTTCTCCTAAGTTTTCTAATGCGTCTTCTCTGCGTCGGGCGATCTCTTTTTCTACATCTTCTTCAATCGCACGATCCATAATGCTCTCACGAACATCCTTTAAATACTTGGACTCTGGATACTTGCCTTCGATATCGTCGCGGACTGCTTTTAGAATCTCGCTCTGTACCTCAACGACTTCGAGATATACCGTGGATTTCATATTCTCTTCTTTCTCACGGACAAAATCTTCGTACGTCTTCCAGTATCGCTGGTCAGTAGCCGCCAGCCGCGTGCAGGCAGCCATCATGGCCTCTGTCTTAATCAGTTCAGCCAGTGCCTCGGCTGAATGCATGAAGACCGTTTGCTGAATAAGGAACAGCTCCCACATCTTGTCTCGCTGCTCATTCATATCCTGAGCAAGCTTTTCACACTCGTCATCATCACCAGACTGCTCTGCTTTCAAGAGTCGAGCATGTAGTAGTGCGATAGTGGCGACAATCTTCTTATATTTTACTTCGTCTTCCTCAGTCCACATGCCATGATCTCTCATCACGGAACGTAGCTTTTCTCTGGGGAAAATGCCTTGTGATAGTGCCTTGGAATATGCTACCTTATAATAGCGTTCACCCTCGGTCTCAATCGGTAGAGTTGGTGCCGCAAGCTTAAATTGCATGTCAGCCCCGAACTTGTCCTTCGCGTTGAATTCTCTTTTAATTTCTTCCATACCTAGCTCCTGTATAATTTAATCAGTTCCTCCCGCCACTGATGATATTCTTCCCTAACCCCCGCGTGTAAACGGTACCTATCCATAATAGGTAATACACAATTTACGCACGAATCGATACCAACAATTTCGAGAACAAGACTTCCGTCCTGCTCGTACACTACGCCACTACCGAATTCTGCCCTAATGGCCTGCAAAACCTTACTGCGGTCTTTAGCACCATAGATCTTGAAAAAAGGAGATACGACTACTCCAAACTCCATTCGCTGAACGGTCTCAAGGAAGGTCTTGGTCACAGCTAATGGCCGATCATCGTCCGCTCGCATGGGGCGAAACTCTACATCATAATCGTATAGCTCGTCGCGTTGGGCTCGCATAACATCATTAAATGCCGTGCGTAATCCTGCCTTAAATTTCTGACCATCCGTAGTGTCTTCCAGCTCAGAGAAACGACCCTCGAAGCCTTCTAGGGTCTGAATCATTAAGTGCCTTGTTCGCCTTTCTGTACTGCGAATGAGCTGGTCGCGGGAGTAATTTTGCTTTCTCATTTTTTAAATACTTTGCTGTCTGAGCCAAGCAGAATGCGTGACCTCTTCTTGCGTAAATCCTGTTCTTCGATAGTGCCGTGCTTTCCTACTGCATCGTGCTCTTGATTGATATGTGACCTTACCTGTGCTGAATTACGGTTATAAACCTCTTTACTAATCCTTGACTTCTCTTCCGCAGTATAGTAGCGGAAGGTACCAAACGGACAGTCGGCGGCGTGAGGCTTCTTAAGGCCCAAACCAACCGTCTTTTGCGGACCTATTCCACAGACACAAGCTTCACTGAATTCACCATCCAGGATAGCTCCTTGTTCGTGGTGATGACCACCCGCCTTAGTACCCTCCATCTTGCCCTCTTTTCTTTCAAGGTCTCGATTTGCTAGCCACTCATCATATTTGTCGTCATCTTGAAAGGTGTCCTCGCTGGGGCGATCCGGATCCTCATAACCGATATCGTAGACCCTGCTCCAATAAACCAGCATCTTCTGGTTCATGTTCAGATCACCAATAGGACGATCAAACAGTCCACTGAGATTCTCTTTATTTAACGTCCAAACCAATCGCCATTCAGCGTTACGAGCAATCTCACGTAGTTCCGGTTCATCCCACAAACTCTCTGTTAACAGATGGTGGGATAGATATGCGATAAGGTCGGGGTGCTTTCTTGTGGCTTGCAAGAATGCCTCATCGTCTGGCCAGAACAGCGTGCCGTCCACATTGAGTGCGACACGCATTAAAAGATGAAAGACCGCAACCTCATGAGCTTGATACTCAGAAGTTTGGGTCTTCAAATAATTAGACTTGGCTAAAACTCGGCTGCGTAATTTTTCAGTTTCTTTTAGCTGTCTTTCTAATAGCTTCTTGCGAGAAGCAAATTTCTGACCAGAGATTTCAGACTCCAAGAACTTAATGTGGTCGTCTGCTTCCTTTTGAACGCGATCATCTTCTTCGGTCCAATAGTCAGATTCACGGGCAGTTTTAAACACTTCCCGCTCGGTAGGTACTTTAACTTCAATACTCTTCTGCTCTTCCAGGCGACGGATATATAAGAAGTAATTCCAGTCTTCTACAACTGGATCACGCATAATGACCGTACGCACACCTTCTGGTGCTGGAATCTCTGCGGGAATCGTGACGTATCTACGATCCCACATTAATAGTCGAAGTTTATCCTGAACCGTTAACATACCTATACCTAGGGGGAAGAGTGACCCGGCAGAGGCTTACCCCCTGTCCCCTGCCGGGTTCAGCTCACCAAGGTATTTTAGAAGATACCTAGGTCACTCCGTCTGAAGGACGGAGCACCGACGTTGAATCGACTGTTACCAGTTTCGAACACCAAAACTCGGTGGTTCGGCTGGAACAAGTCGTGCGAAACGTTGAAGACGTTGAAGGAACTGTAGTTATACGTGATGGTCATGTTATCACCACCAGCGTCACCACCGCCCATTTCAACACTCGTCAGACGGTTCGCGTCCCCAAGGTCAACTTGGAGACCGTCACAAGTACGGAGAATGATTGTGTTAGATTCGGACGTGTTGTCCGGACCACAGTCAATATCCGATGTAGCGTCGATCAGGTCACCTTGAGAGGTGATAACTTCAACCGAGGCAGTAGCTTCCAGCGGGAAGGCAGGAACCTTCACGAATGGACGCTTGGAGCCAAGCTCGAAGATGTCGTCACGGGCCACAGAGAACGAAACCGTAATCGTCTGAATGTGCTCTAGGATGTTGTCCGTGTTGGCATCGCCAATTAGCTGGCTAGTGCCAGCAAGCGTACCAGGACCCTGAGCACCGAAGCCGCCATTTACAAAGGCGGAATCAATACCAGACGCGGCGAATTCAATCATACCGGGAATGTCTGCCGGTAGAACCGAACGTCGAATGTCGATTTCTTCACGACGCTGGATACCAGAGCCAACGATGATAACACCGAAGCGGTCAGTACCACCAGCAAGCTCAGCAGCACCACCTTCGACAAGAGCCGAAGTCAGTCCGTCGTGACCGAAGACACCAGAAGGCGTACCTTCAGGGGCGTTCGGGTTGTTACCGAGTGCGTCATCAGGCCAGATAACCAGCGGCTCGCCACCGTTACCAGCATTATGACCAGCAGTAACACCAGATACCGCCTCAATAGCACCCCAAATCTTGTCGTTACCAACCAGGGTGATGTCTTCACTTACGAAGCCATCAATAGGGAAGGTATACGAAATATTCGAGACGTACATGCCAGACGCCGTTACAATAGATAACGGTCGGCCAGTAGCACGGAATTGAGTATCCGGATAAATTTGCATAGTGACATCGACCCGATAATTCGCAGTACGAGCAACGATATCATTCGCCGCAGTCGGATCAGTCACCATAAAGAATAGGGCTTTCGTACCATCGATAGCCTTAGAGAGAGTCATCTCAATATCGGGCTGACGCTCAGAGTACTCATAGATTTCTACCTGACCAAGCTGGAACGTTTGCTCCAGATTGAAAGTAGTGCTCATACCAGCACTTTGAAGGCCGCGAGGTACCTCCCACAGTCCACCCACTTGGTCCACACCGGACGCCAGAGTGCCTGTTGAATATTCGAGGGCTCCGAGCGAGGCAACCGTACTCGTTGCCGCAGCAGCATTATCTTTAATCGCTACCTGCTCAATCGCCCAAAATACACGATTGTTAACCATTTTTTTCCTCCTTGAAAGAAGCTAGCTTAATGAGGATTAAACTTTGCAAAGAAGAGCCACACTTATAGCTCATGAAATATTACACTAAACTTAGAACCCCGTATCACCAATGGTTGGGATAGTAGAAATAGGTCCAAAAACATGCCCAAGCGGTGTCGTCGGGGCGTTAAGATAAACAGAAATATTAAAATCTACTACAGCACGTTCGTATTCCTCATCGGGTGGAACATTTTCCGCCGTAACTTCATCAATATAAGCTGTATATCGAACTGGAGCACCAGATCCCACGGTCGTAACCAGGACATTATTTCTAAGCATGTCTTGGTACGGCACGTACTCAGGAGATAAGGTGTTGAAGATCCCAGATAACGGCAGTGGTGCTCGATTAAAATCAAGCATAGGCACAGCCTTTCGCATTTGGGATGTAAGGATATCTACAATATTATCTCGCTCCATGTCATCTACTGCCCAGACATGCAAGCGAAGAGTATCCTTAATGATAAGACTTCGGTTACCCAGTTCGAATGCATCAAACGATCTGTCAGTAACCTCTAGGAATACCGCTGGGAATGGATACAATAATCCAGACGGGTAGACCAAGTTATTTGAAGTAAGCGGGTTGCTCTTGTATTTGTTCTCGATGACACTGGTTTGATACTGCTGATTAAACTGGTGTTCGAAAGTAGTTCTTACTTCTCGTGCTCCGAAGTCCGCATTGACCTGGAGAGTGAGCGGTTGTGGAGAGTTGAAGATGATTCTACCGTTAGTAAAATCGCGAGTGTGCCCAAACTCAGCATCATCAGGAGTGCGAAAAGCACCCTCAATATATAGGCCAGAGGCAACAATAGGAGGGTCAATAACCCGCGTACCATCGATTGGTACATCCGCTTCATAAATCCATTCTCTAAATGGTGACTGCCACACTTGGCCATTGCTAATTCCCCCGAGGATATCATCAGCGTCAGTGTCTGGTAATAGAACACTCATATCGCTGCCGTCGTAAAACTGAGTGCCACTAGTAATGTTTATAAAGGCACCCTCTCGGAGCATATGCATGTCCAAGAAGAACTTAAAATTCAGCTTCAGTAGTGCTTTGAGCTTGAAGTCTAGTGCCATGGTATTATCCTATCGTTCTATCTGTAGTAGGCTGTCCGGTAGACTTATTGATTTCTGTACCAAATACCATAAGATAACGACGAGTACTAAAGCCAATTGGTCGTGTTTCATCAACACTATATCGTCTACCCTCAACTGAAAAGTTTAAGCAAGACTGCACATCGGGGAGTGCTTCAATAACTACAGTGAGTTGAATCTCATTGTCTTTCAGGTCACCAATGCCCTGATCGTCGTCAGCACCCTTTGGGCCAACACGAACATGTGCATCATAGTTCACGTCGCGAGGCACGTTACGAGTACCTTTATTCCGTGTATTAGTATTGGGTGCGGCTACGCCGCCAAAGAATGGATTGTATTGACTAGCCTGAGGCTGACCCTGGGTTGGGGTGTCCTGGACAACCTCAGGCTGTAAGTGAAATGTGACACTACGCCCTAGGTCAAGCTGAGCCTCATCCATAAATGAATGATAGATTCCTTCTAGAAAGCCGACATTAATAATGCCGCTCGCTGCACTTAGATCTTGACTGTTGGGCAGTTGTACCATATTATCCTCCTAGCTCTTGTAGAACAGCCAACAGGTGTGCCCTGCTAGTAAGTCTATCCAAGCCATCGCTTTCTAATTCATTCAGTAAGTTAGGAGTACCAAGATGTGTTTCCACAACTTTACGCATTGTAGGCTCTATAGGCGTGCCTGCGTATTGCTCCATGCCATACCCTAGTACATTGGCAACGTGATACGAGTCTTCCGGCACAACGTATTGCTCCGGAGGATGCTGGAAGTGACGATTCCACATTGGCGTTGCAGGAGCAAGCGACCCAAGGGCCACGGTGTCCCACCAACCACCACCAGCAGGACCGCTGCCGTCTGGCTGCCATTTCCACAAGAAGATCCAAACACCGATCAAGCCAGTAATGCCCGCTACGCGGACGGCACTAGCCCTAACGATATCACGATTTTTAAACACCGAGCCATGCAGGCCACGAATAGCATGCAGCATGAGTTGATGCTCATTAGGACGCTGAGTAGAATACATACCATTGAACTGGAAAGCTGTAATAGCCTTGCCAGAGAAATGACGGTCCCATACTCCATTATCACCCTGGAGCGTCACAACAAGGTCCGCTACCGTATTGAACCAGTCTGTCCAGCGAGAACGCCAGTCGTCATCGGCAATGGCGAATCCGGCACAACATGCATCCACAACGTGTGCTTCTGCACGACCCCAGCCACCACCAGTATGTGGTCTGCTCAATGCCGTACCCAGCTTAGAATGAAAACGACCACCAGGATTCTCGCCATAAGTCATACGCAACGTTTCACAGTGCATAAGAAGGTGACGCTTTGAGGCGTAGTCATTATCGAGCCAGATCATAGTACGCAAATCTTTTGCACGACGAACAAAGTGCTGGTCGTCAATAGGATCATGAGCACGGGTTCTATTCTCATACGATGGAGTCAAGCTATTACTTTGAACATAATTAACCTGAGTCTGGTCAGACATATCGAAGTCAAATGGCTCATCGTCATCTAGATGTTGATTGGGCCAGTTTTGGGCCTGGAACGTAGAATTAAACATACGCCACGGAGGAGTACCGTCTGGATTCAGATAGTCGTCCAACTCAATTGGCTTGCCACTCAATTCATAGATGTAGCCGCCGCGTTGACGATCACCATAGCGACGAGACAAGGCTCTGTGGAAAAGCAGACCTTCCGGAATACCTGCCGAGAGAGCCTTGACACCTTCGAACTCATTAATCTCGACGCCGCCTGTCATGCCACCATATGGGACACCAGCAGGGTTACGATAACCAAGTTGACCTTCGCCGCCACCACCAGATGAATAAGCCTGGCCATTGGCCAGCTCGCTATAGATGGTATTCTTATCACCACGCACTTTCGATTCTAGATTGCTGACATGAGCTAGGCTGGGCATAACTGCCCGCTGAGCTTGATAGTTAGCTGTGGCTGGATTCTGCCAAGTCCAATATCGCTCACCATTCTCTTCGCCATCACGAGTCACGCCCCAGCTCTTGTGCTCAGCCAGCTCTTGTGCCTCTTGACTTTTTCCGTCCTTATGAATGTAAAGACGCCAATCACGATTGTCCTTTTGAATCATAAGATGCATAGTGCCATCGGCATTGGGCTTTACTAGCGGAATGACTTTTTCGCTACCCTCTTCATAAGCAGATCCCATGAGTGGCTCTGGCCATTCGCTGATAGCATTCCAATTAGCTGGAACTACCAACTCTAATTCCTGAAAATAAATATCAGAAACAGGGCTGGGGACAAGGCCGTTGTGATAACTTAAAGTCAGCTCAAGAACATCTGTCTCGTCATCACGACCAATAATCACACATTGGAAAGCACCCAAATGCACCATGGCGTTTGTGGGACTACCTTTAGGGATCAGTGGGCGACAAACCTCAACAACGTTGCGAACACTTCCAATTCCAAGAATACGAACATCGCCAACCCCAGGGCCGATATGAATACTTTCCTCGTACACGTTTCCGAAAACATCACGGGCACGCAGTCTCATTTTGTTCTCTGTAAAGATGAGATCCTTTACATCTTGAGAAGGAGATTTCCAAGAACTTACTTGAGACTTTTCAATTACCTTAAACTGTTGGCGGGAGCCTACGGGCAGTCCATTACGGTCACAGCGGGCCATTAGCTGTGCTACTGCTACAAAACCATCGGGTGTGCGGGTTACAAGATTCCATTGAGTCGAAAGCTCTGTACCATCTGGGGCTACCAGAGTAAAGGGACATTCGCGACTCTTAGAATCAAACGTATAACCATCAGGCAGGGGAACATTTCCCCTGACTTCAAAGACATTAAGGTTAGGAACCTCGCATTCTATAATTGCCTTAGTATTCATTAGTTACTACTCTGAGATTGCATGATGCTCCGCTGATTGATATGCACCCTAATAAAACCTGGGGTAGCGATAAGAACTCGATCAGCGGGATTATTCTCCCAAACAATTAGTTTGGAGACCGGATGTACAAACTGACGTGAAAAACCTAGCCCGCGATACGTCACCGTATGTGGATCGTTTTTTAATGAGCTAGTAAAATGTCCCACACGGACACCTCCGAATGACGCACTATTTGTAAAGGTGCCACTCGGTCCTGCGTATGCAGCATCTCCTGGAGAAGCCGAACCAATCAGATGTACCCAGTCGGTCTCGAAGTCGCCCTCAGTGGCGGCTCCAGCAGTACCAAATGGAATGTCAGTATTACGAATGCGTTGAGGATGATATTCCCTAGAGAAATTAACATGCTCAATGTCATTCATCTGAACACCTAGGGGTCTACGCCCACTAGGGTTTGCTGCATATTCTACAATGGTAATGCCTGAAGCCGAACCAAAAGACAAAATACCGCCTCGCTCCTGAGTCCAGGGGCAGACGTTATCAATATTCATCTCAAGTTGTTCTCTAATTGGCCGGAGAGACATTTCGCAATACCATTTTAATGTTTTCAACCTTCCGTTTAGATGGCCACTTACTCTCATAAGTAATATCTAGTGCGGACAGGATCTTATCTAATTTTTCACTTGGAAGATAACGAAGCTCACTGTATCGAAATGCCAACTCGGGGAACGGTCTATTAAACAGCTTAGTTAAATAACCTTCTCTATAAGTGGCATCTACCAAGACATCTTTATGTGCCTCATATACTTCATACGGTAGATCGATTGGAGCACGATTCCAGTACATGCCAGGGATACGATATCTGCCTGCATGAATGATGCCGTTGGGGTTTTTGGCGTAGACTAGCATTTTACCAGATAAATTTTCCGTAATTGCCAGTCTGACGATTGAGGAACGCCTTGATGGCCGCTTCCAGTTCTTTCTCGCGAGTCTGTACGTCCAGGCGATGCAGCGTGGTACGACTCTGTAGACGGCCAGCCGAGATGTCGATGGTCACACCATCAGCATTCTTAACCATAATACCGTCGTTCGCCAAAGATGAAGCACCAGCAGCGAATGGACCAGATGCAGCAAAGCGTTTCCACGCTGAAGTCTCTGACGTGATAATGACATATTCCATCATGAGAATAATCAGATCACAAAGCTCGTCGTTGTTGGGAGTAATAGTACCCGCTTCTACATCTAGGGTCAGCTCTCCAACTTGAATACGAGGTCCACCGAAGTTACCCGGAATGCCCAGTGGGCGAGAGGTACGAGACAGTCCTAATCTCTGGTTCAGTCTACGAACAGATTTAATAAGTACCCTCTTCAGGAAGTCGTCGTCGAATGTGTTGCCATCGGGGTCTCCGATGTCGATTCGCACGGCTTCATAGATTGTACCCGTTTTGTCAGCGGCAGGAACGAAGCCAATAGAGATGGTGGCATCGTTGACGCAGAATGGCTCTGACGCATTAACTAGGCTGCCACCAGCAGTGATAACGTCCCAGTCTACCCGCCACGTACCAAGCTGGAAACCAGCCGGGATCACGCCACTCGCTGTGTACGTACCAAGAGCAGGATTAATAGCAATCCCACTAACGGCAGAGGCTCCAGCGGCGTCGAATAACTCAAACCCCACATACTGTCCACTGACGGCTACACCACCAGCCGATAGAAAAATATCAAGGCTAGTAGCGTCTGCACCTACAGTTAAAATTTTTGTCTCACCGGCCATAGCGGAACCTCCTGTCCTAAAGAGTACACTAATAAAAAAGGCGGCAGGCCACCAAAGGTGACCTACCGCCAGTACTAGGTTACTGACAAATTTTAGAATTCGCCAATAAGGACGCGACGAGGATCAAGGACGGCAAAGCCGTGCTCCATCCAGCCGTAGATACCAGCACGTTGCTGGCGGTACAGAGCCGGGTCTTCGTAAGTCTCAAGTTCCTTACGGATCGGCATCACGAAGCTGTCCATTGTGGACAGGTCGAGACCGATGCAGAACTCTTTGAGAGCCACAGACGAAACCGTCTGGTGACTACGACCAAGAGTAGTTTCGAGGAATTCCTCGTACTCTTGACCCTCACCGAACTCAGTCATTTCGTGGAGAACCACGCCATAGATCTGAGCCAGACCATACTCACGCGACACGAAGATTTCACGACGAGTGAACTCGTCAATTTCGTCTACGTCCCACGCACGGATGTCTTCCATCGCCTCAAGCGATAGATAAACGTCCGTCAATTTACCAGCGTTGCCGTTACCACCCGCACCACGAGTCATGGCCGTCTTCATGCGAGAGATCAGTTCTTTGGTGAACTGTCCGCCCGCAGGAGTCGGAGCCAACGAAGACCCGGTGAAGGGAGCACCGCCAAGTGCAGTCACGACAAGACCACGACCGTCAGCGGCACCGATGAGGGTACGCCAGCCGTCGCTGTTGATCTTGCGGACAAAGCCAGCTTCATAGACTCGGATCGCACGCATAATAACGTCGAAACGAGCTTCTTCAGCGTACTTGATCGACCAGTCGATGGAGTTGGCGATGTTGAAGGTCGGAACCCACAACTCGTCACCTTCGACATGACGCTCAGGAACTCTACCCTGCTTGGGCATTGTGAAAGCGATGAAGTTATCTTCTTCGCCTGGCTTCACAAAGTCTAGCGGGTAGTTGGCTTGGGCTCCAGGTGCAAGCACCTGACGCTCATAAATACCACCAAGGTTATCACGATCAAAAACACCCTCACGCAGTGGCGACTGTAGCTCAGCGGCAAATGCACGCTGGGCGGCCAAACGAGTTCCCTCGTGCGGAGATGCCGTAGCACGGAGGGCTTCTCTTGCAGCTTCATTATAATGCTTCATTAGAATACCTCCTTTTAAACGTCTACGCGGATTTTCAAGAATCCGTCGCTAGACACCGAACTTAAAACACGACCAATAAGTGGGCGGATGCCGAGAATATTGAGGCGACTAACTTGACCGAGGTCGCCCAGATATAGAAGGTCACCGGGAGCATAAGTACCAACAGAAACGCCGTCTGCCGAAGCAGTTTCAACGAAGTCCGTCCAGAACTCACCTTCCGTAGCAATGCCTACAACGCTGCCCTGAGGACTAACGTTACGCTGACGATACTCAGGGTGACGCATGAAGTTTAACGCTTCAACGTCGTCCAAAAGTAGACCAGCGGGCAACGCGATTTGACCAGAGGTCGCAGTCGCGTCAGCATATGCACATTCACCTTCTACGCCGGGGACGTAGGACAAGATACCGCCACGCTCAGCAACACCCGAAACAGTGCAATCGACGATTGTGTCGAATACCTGACGTTGTTGTAGTAGACCCATATTAGATCCTCCTTTTACTGAACTTCAGAGCCTTCGCTCTGGGTTTCATCTTTTTCCGTATCCGTAACAATCGATGCAAGAGATGCAAAGGCTGCACGAACGTCATCAACTTCTTCATCACCAACCTGAGAAGCACCGGCAAGATTAACGTCATTACCTTCAGGCTGTGCATTATTCAGCTCATCGGTAAGGTCGTCCCCGGCAGCACTTCCGGCCACTTTGTGGCGAAGCAGTACACTTTTTAGACTCGTTGAGCTAAGACCGCTCGAAACGTCTGCACCACCTGGATGGTTCATCAACATTTCTTCGCCTTCTGCACCCATGCGGGCCTCTAGAAGATTACGGAAGCCTTCACCGGCCTCTGCGTCCTTCTTATCTTCTTTCTTATCCTTGTCTTTACCTTTCTTCAGGAAGTCAGGCTTCCCAGCGGCTTGGACAAGATCAATTGCTAGAAGTTCTTTCTCTGCCATCCAATCTGCAAAGGTTTCGTCGTCATACGACTTGGCCTTCGAGACCAGAGCATCAACGTGATCTTCCGGCAGCACACCGTCAAACAGGGCACGGACCTGAGCTTCGCGAGCAGCTTCCGCTGCCACGGCCAGTTCGGCTTCCAGTTCATCGGCACGAGATGCCTTGATACGTAGTTCAGCAACGCTAGTACCAATCCAAGCCAGCTTTGCAGCGAACTTGTCTTCAGCACCATCGATAGCAGAAATTTCAGACGGGGTACTCGAAGTAGCACCGGCTTCAACATTCTCTGCAACGAGTTCAGTAAGAGCCACATCAAGTGCCTCGAACGACTCATTAAGAGAAGTCAATTCCGCGTCCTTCGTTTCAATCGTCTGCGAAAGCGTAGACACTTCCTGCTCAAGCTCGGCTGCTTTTTCTTCGGCAGCTCCAGCACGGGCCACAAGGGCCTCTTGCTCGGCTGCTTGAGCCTGGAGTCTCTCACGCTCGTCTAGCAGGTCAGCGACTTCGGCCTTCGTTAGACCGGAATCACCTTGGTTTGCTTGAGCATTCATTAGGATTTCCTCCTTAGTTTCTAGTTTACTAGCTAATAGTTCAATCAACTTATTGAGTTGTTCCTCATTATCCTCTGCAATAGTGACAGGACTAAAATCCTGTTCAGTTTTCACATCAGTAATAAAAGAACGCTTATTCGCGGGACGATCAACAAGGCCGCAGCCCCCAAACGTAATACTACGTAGAACTCGACCAATCCGCTTTCCCTCATACGAACCACTTCCCCGGTTCACCCGAAGGTGATCCTCAAGAAAAGCAGTACTCTTATCTCGGCTGACAACCTCGTCGAGGCCGCCGCCAGCGTCACACATGCCGTAGCCGTAGTCGTCAAACCAGGCTTCCATTGACACAAAAAGGTCGCGGGACTTGGCTCGCGACTCGATTTCTTTAGAACGCTCGGCGTGGATTAAACGCCATACTACAGACTCCGTATATAGATCAAAATCGCAATCCGGAGGTGTATCAGAATCAAAGTCTAATACGTTACCTTCCAAATCACGAGCTTGGATGCTATACATTACCCCGACAATATCCTTATCTGTATGTTGCCAATTGAGTGGCTTCATGACAGGCGTGTGTCGGGCTGCCCAGGCTTCTTCGCGGGTAAAGATATCATCGTTATCATTGATACCCGCCATATTGCCAGCAGACACGAGACATGATTCCAGATACAATACATCCATCTGCGGCTTGAGCTGGAGTCCGTACCGCTCAGCAGCCGCTGCAACAACCTTAAATTTATCACTTCCAGATTCTACCTGGACAGCTTCGGCTGTAATTATTGTCTTAAATTTTTTGTTGGTAGCCATGTCCGCACCCACTAATAAACTAAAAGCTTCGGTAATTATCCAAAATTCTCAGGATGATGGTCATGTTTGCCATCGGGATAATTTACTCCACCGTGCTCATGATCTCCGTCAATACTGGTACCTTGCCCAATATCTGACTTATGATGATGAGAACCATAACGGTTCTGGGGACCGTGTGTGTGAGCACCTCCAGCGGAACCGCCGGGGATATGTGTGTGCAGTCCAAGCGGATTCGACTCGCTGTGGATATGGACACCATAATATAAAGCCTCTTCATCGGGAGTGGCAGGCGGTCGGCTCCAAACGGGGACTCCCTTAGGCTTTAGATGATGACTGTAAGGATCGTCGGCGGGCGTACCATTCTTATGATAACCCTCCTTATCATAGAGATCGCCCATATTTACAGGATCATCGCTCCCAGCGGCTCGCTGGAGTGCGTCACCAAAAGCATCTGCGTTAAGGCCGCGATTCTTGTCCCAATGAGGCGGATTAAGAATATCGTCTACTTTACGCTTTCCCATTATGCTACTCCTTCGGTGAACTCGCTACCGCTCGTGTCAATACCACGATCAGTTTCCTGTGTACGGCTCAGAACAGAACGAGCTACGCCCGTGTTCGTACCGTCCAAAAGACTGTCCGTCTCACGACTGACTGTTGCAGGAGCATTATATTTATTCGAGGTACCGATTCGCGTGCCGCCAGAAACAGTCACCTTCTCGTCACTACCATCACTATCCACATCAACCGCACGATCCGTCACACGTTGTGAGGAAGAACCAGAGGTTCTAATCTGCATAATGTTAATGTTGTTTTCAAAACCAGAATTAAGGTCTGTTGCCATTATATTTTCTCCCCTAGTAAGGTTTCTTGTCCTTCTTGACCCGTGCCAGCAGCTCTGCACGGCGATCCTTTTCAGTACCAGCAGTTGCACCGCTCATCATCATATGGCGTAGTACATCTTCTTGTAGGAAGCTAATAAGACCAGTAAATTCTTCACCGCTCATACCCTTCTTCAGAAGGCGACCGGCGAGGGCCATGGCGATATCGATCTGCTCTTTTTGCTGACCAAGCATTTCAACAAGATTACTGGCGAAAGCGTGACGCTCTTCTTCGCTGGCTGCTGCCAATGAAGCTAGGCCAGCCTCGGTCAACATTGCAATGCTTGGACGCTTCTCTTGCGGAACGAACGTCTTGACTCTATCGTTAGGATTCTTAAGGTCAGAACGCTTAGTCTCAGGCCCGTCCTCTCCGTCAGAGAGAGCAACCACTTGCTCCACAGGTACCGGCACCTTTAGTTCAAGTTCCGGATGAGCGGCTGCAATTCCTTGATAGACCTCATAACGTAATTCATCAAGTGTGCCACGATACCAAGTAGGAGTGTCGCTAAGTTGCATAGCCCTGCTCATAGAAGCACGGGCCTGTGTTTCTGTAATGACCGGAAAGTGATCCTTCTGGTCAAGTAGACGGCTTGATTGGTGTCCCGCGATAGTACCCTCGCGAGGAATGAATGTTTTCGCTTTAGGTTGAGCCGTAATGTCAACCGGGCGATGAGCGTCCGCACTAGGAGTATTGCTCGGTACGTCTACCGATTGCGGCTTCATGTCAGCTAGCGACATGTTCTCAAATACTTCGTCATAATTTGCCATGGCCATGGTTCCTTTATTTTTAACTCTTCCTAGGTGTCCTTACTCGCGAGATGTTGAACACCTAAGGTTCTTACCGTCTTGGGAGAAGACATAGTGATTTTCTCCACATGGAGGATTACACTAAATAATGTTCATGATTGCCTGTTGAGTCCAAGCTGATACCATAAATTGACGACGAAGCTCTCTCGATGGAGACTTCCCGTAAGTTTTACTGTACTCGGCAATCTTGTCAGTATAAATAGTAAGCACATAGCCTTCACTCCATGTGCCGCATCCGACTGCAACATGGTTACAATAAAGTCATCCTTAAGAATGTCAGAGTCATGCTCAAGAGGCATATGACTAAAGACGTTATAGATTAAGTTCTCCAGTCTTTCTCTGTCATCCTTGCGAAGCTGCTTCACATGTTGAATGCGAGCATAGTCTGGATTAGCCTTAGCAATATTCTGTACAATTTTTTCATTACAGAAACCTTCAATCTGGTCAAGCCACGTACGGGCACGAGAACCTAGCTGTTCACTCAGCTCCAAGATCTCTGCCACGTTCTGACCCTTCGGCCCACGCGGGGCAGACTGCTTGCCGGTCGGGCCAGTAGAAGTATTGCCAGGACGGCCATTCGGCTTGGCTGGCTTCTTAGCTCCAGGAGGACCACCAGGCTTAGCAACAGGATCCGGCTTTTCGAACGGACCCTTCCGCTCCATGATGCCGCCCTTCTTGACGAGATCTTTCTCTTCCTTCTTCTTGGCCTCTTGCATCTCTGTGCTGGTGCCGATTTCATCAAGCACATCATCAGCAGAAAGAATGTTGCGGTCATATAGTGCAAGCAAGAACGTCTGGCGAGCTTTCTCATCCTTAAGTGTAGTGTGATCGAACTTGACATCAGGCAGCTTGCGGAAGCCCATCGCATCAGAGATGATCTTCAATTCTCCCATCAGCCAGTTCAACACTTCTTCCCTATACGATTCGAGCTTTTCAAGAACGCCCGCTACAGCAATGTAGGAGTTAGAGAAGTTACCGCCCTTACCACCCAAAAGTACATCGGGAACACCGAGAGCTTGAAGAATATCACGATCAGCCGACTCGTGCTTCTTGGGGTCAAAGATCCCGGCCACATCAGGTTGTAGTACTTCGCCGTCGATAAGGTCGTTCCAAATTACATAACCAACGTTCGCGGGCATTTGCAGCATATCAGCGAAACGTTCAAAGTGTTCGTCTTCTGCCGGGAAGCCTTCCTTCAGGTTACCAAGCTTGAAAAGATAAAGAGCATTCATAACGGACTGGCAAGCCTTAGCTTCCATGTTACGAAGACAGTCCTTAAAGGATAGTGCTCTCAAAGACGGGAATACAAAGGGTACGCCCCAAGCGAACCAATCGAACTTTCCGGGACGTTGTACGACAGATAGCTCTTCTTTACTGAGCTTGACTTCGGCGGCATATGCACCACCAGGGCCTTGATACTTACCTACGCGGCGGACAAACTCTTTCGGAAGGTTGACCTCAGTCTTGCCGATATCGACAAAGCTCTTCAGGCCCATACCGCGAGCTAGCTCTAGCGTATCTCTCTTGTCGAGAGCCATGGCCCAATAATTATTACCCTGAACACGACTACCACGCACTTCCATCTGAAGCGGGTTCAAGAATGTGTAGCCCCACGGGATACGCTTCTTTTTGTTCTCAGGCTCATGCTCTTCTTTTGGAGAAAGAGGTGCGGCGTTCGCCGTCTTATTTTTAGACACTAACGATTCTTGTCTTGAGAGGAACCAGTCTACAAATCCATCATCGTTCTTGCCGACAGCCTTGTCGGTAGTCTTCAACTTCATAAACAGTTCATCGTTAATAACAATCGAGGCATCTGAACGCTTCATATTTCTCTTGTCTGCGTCGGACAGCTTGGCCCAACGACGATGGACAAAAGAGTTACCTGATACAAATAGGTTAATGAACATACTGTGAATACGTTCTTTTAAACATACTTTCTCAGCCCACGCCTTGTAGAAGTTACGCACACTCTTGTCGGTGTGGTAAATATCAATACCCTCTGTGGCGAAGTCGGCGTATAGATCAATGATGTTTTGGACTACTCCGTAGCCCAGATATGCCATCGTACACATCGCGATGACCTGATGGTTCCAGGCGTCATTGCTAGAGAATCTTTTAACATACTGGAATCCGCCAGCCCCGCCTTGTGACTGGACGCTGGAGAACATGCGATCTACGCCATTCAGTAGGCCCGTTCCATAGTAGTTACCTGGCCCAGAAGAGGAGTAGGAGCTACCAGCACCAAAGGATCCCTGGAGACCATCGTAGCCGCCGCCGAGCATTCCGCCACCACCCTCGGGCAGACGACGCTCGACGCTATCGCCAAGATTTCCATAAAAATAACCCTGGGCTTTATCCTGAGAGTTCGCACGGGCATTGGCTCTCATCATAGTAGACGGATCAGCCGCTTTCGGTGACGAACCTTGAGTTTTGTTCTTGTGAGGCATATTTTGACCTTATATTTTACTTAGAGGACAGCGACCAGATTGCAATCCAGTTACCAATACACTAAGCATTGGGGTTGTACCATGCAGCACCACCCCTTTTCTGAATTCCTTTAGCATTACGTCTAATGCCTGGACCTTCCCCGCCTGGGATACCTGCCTGCGGGCGATGACCGTGGCCAAGATAAACCTTAGCGGCATAATTGGCCAGCATCAATGCAGACCAACGGTCACGACGACGCATGTCAAGTCCTTCGGGCTGTTCGGACAGCTTGGGTAATTCAAATCGCTCATTACCTGTTGGCGTGACATCACGCACGATAGCACAGGTCTCATTGATACATTCGTCAATATGTTGCATTACGCCAAGCTTGGGCTTACCGTTGACTAGATCAGCTTCCCAATCATCAACACCCCACAGGTCTTCCTGTAGTTTAATCTTGGCGGAATCTGCCAACTTGTCAATGACAAAGTGACGCATATATTGGTGATACCCCTCTTCTGCAACTGCTTTATACGGAAACATCAAATTACACTGCTCAATCGACGAGGCCAGGGCGTGGGCGGCGTTGGTTGACCAGGCAGTAAAGTTAACCATCTCAAGAATCTTGCGACCCGGAGCACCGAGGTCACTCTTCTCTCCGTACTTGGGGATCTGGTCTGGGATAACCCAGATAAGATCTTTCTCTGCTACGTCTTCCTGTTTTTTACAGAGCCACTCATATACAGCATCACCACCACCGCCTTGGTCCATCGCGATGTACTGGATATTAAATCGTGTACACACTTCTCTCAGCTTCTTGGCGGTAACATTATACTGTGTCTTCTCCCAAGCATCACAGTAGACTAACTCCTTACCACGATCTGTTAATTTTAGAACAACAACAGCAATATTGTCATTGTGGCGAGCAGGGTCAACGCCCATAACATATGAGGCTCGCGGATCACCATACAGTTCTACGTGAACGGGGGCACTACCCCATTTGTCACGAGGAGTAGCACGCTCAATCCATGAGCGACGAATGAAACCATTGGAATCATCCGGAAACTTAGCCTCATACTCCATCTCGAAGCGATACTTCGGAAATGATGCACGGTCAGAACGAATCTGGTCTTCATCAAGGAAGCCTTCGGGGATACCTTGATATGGTAATTGATAGATAGAGTACTGTCCCCAGATACGAGACATAGACTCCACGTCTCGCTTGTCAATTGTATCTACACGACCAGTGGTCTGGAGAGCACGCTCTTCTAGTGCTCTCTTGATCTTGATAGGGTCTCCACCAGACTCAATGAACATCTTGTAAACGCAATAACGTTTGTAGAAGTGATTCTGTTTGTGAGACGGCGTACCAGATAGGATAATCTGGTTACCAAAGCCCTGAGAGTGTCGGATCAAATCCGTCAGCTTCTTACCAGCACCAAGATCTTGAAGACGCTTGGCGAACTTCATAATCTCAGCACGTTCAGCAGGGTTAGCGTGTACAGCCGTGAAAGGAGCGATAACGATATCGAAGATCTCTTCGGGGATAGACGCAAACTCGTCAGCGATCAGTACGGTAGCACGAAGACCACGAATCTTCTCACCATCACCAATGGGGATGGCCGTGATAGTTGACAGACCCATCTGAAGGGTCGCCGCATCAGAGCCATACTTGGGTCGTTCGGCACTGCCAACAGCTTCCTGGATAAGTGGAGAAGCATTGTACAGTTCTTCAATGTATTTGAAGACAAGCTTCGCCTGACGGAAACCAGCACCTACAATAACGATCTTTGAGCCGGGTACTAGAATAGCTTTCAATACGCAGTATAGTCCCAGCATGAAAGTCTTGCCAGCACCACGAGATGCCAAAATCATCGGGAACTTCTTAGTCCACAAGCTATCAAGCATAACCATTTGGAACGGCTGTAGCTTAAGCGGCTTACCTTGCTTATTTCTAAAACACTTCTCTACAAACCAAGCAAGCGAAAACTGTGCTCCGTGATATACACTTTCTAGAGGGCCAGTATCGTCAAAGACATTATATACATCTTCACTATTAAAGTCCGTATGCCAGTATGTTCCACGAATCCTGCGAATTGTTTGGGCATTAAGCACCATCGATTAGACCCTTCCTGTGTAGTTCGTATACAGCAAGCAGAATACCTTTTGCCAGGTTCTGTGCTCTTGATCCAGCGAAAATGACATGAATACCATGCTCAAGCATCAGCGTCGTGAGATTTGAGATTACGATAGCAATAGGCATACGCGGGCTAGGCGGTCTCTTCCGTCTGTTCTTTAACTTGTTAATGTAATATGATTTTGGATCCATTAACGTTTCAAGATCTTGTTCAATGATAATGAACTTGAACGGATAGTCCTTCATGCGATCCATCTCGGCATAGATACGATTCTTGCCGGTCTTGGTCATGAAGTTATTTAATAACTCATCAGCAGATGCCTTCCGCTCAATAGTTACGATCTCCTCAAGCCCCTCAAGGGAGTAATCCCCCGCATCCAATTTGCGGGAGATCACTTCCTCAAAAGCTTCATCACCGTCGAAGTCCCAAGGAGTTTTCTCCCTGGTATCAACAATGATCTTAGGCTTAGTCTTCTTGGGCATCTAGGATATCCTCTAAGGTATCCTCGTCATCCTCATCTACCGCAACATCTGCAAGCATGTCGCGTAGAACGGGATCAATATCTTCAACCACCTCTTTTACTTCAGCAGTAAGTTTGGCATCACCTTCTTCTAGCAGAAGATGCAAGTCAAAAACAGTACGCCCGTCATCTAGTTGGAACACGCGGGTTTTACCTTGTCCCCACCATCCCTGAACTTTGGCCGTCTTGCCATCAATTGTTACTCTGTCACCTTTTTTAACCATGGTTAACCTCCTTTGGTTGGGCTTTGCCCAATGTGATAATAAAGCTCTTCTCCGATATGAGCGGTCGCTGCATCAGTAGCAGCAATACGCTGTTGCATCACGGTCTCTCCGTGACGTGGGTCATATCCAACGGGGGCTTCCGGTAGAGGACCGACTGTTCTCCAAAGCTGCTTCCTAGTCAGATTTGGATTGTGATTATAACCGTTGGGAAACTCAGAGATCCAATAGCGATGTCCGCTCTTGGTGTGCTCTTCCCACTTACCAATTCCAGCTTTGGCTAGAGCGTCGTCGCTACAAGACCATGGGCTGTATTCTGCTTTACCTAGACCCCAATTTTCTTTAGGATCATAGATTGCTCTCATTTGAATGATACCAACGTCATCACGCTCTTCAAAGATCTCTTTAGCCGTACCAAAGAAATTGAAATGAGGAATGACGTTTAGCCAATCGTTTTCGTGAACCATGCAATATTCACCACGCGATAAAGACCATAGCTGATTTAGGCCGTTATTAATACCATAGTTTGTTTGACGTACAACTACTTTTCGCTCCAGCTCTAAATCCATGAAATACTGATATGTCCTGTCGCATTTGCCCTGCTCCAGAAACACCCACTCAATTTCGCCAGCGTACCGCTCTGCGGCCTGCAAAGTAGAATCAAGCGAACGGATAGTGTTCTCGGGACGCCCGCAGGAGAGAACAAGGACCGATATTAGCCCAGGCTCGCAATGCGTGTCGTATTCCTTGTAAGCCTGCTTGGTATAATCCCAGCGAGACTGTCCGTTTTTAAGATGGCGAGACGATGAAGTCATTTTTTAATTTGTTAATAAGGTCCATAAGATTATCAACGCGGTTAGCCACAGTATGATAGTTATGTACCTTAGCGTGACCGTTAGCAGCAATTCTTTCACGTTCTTCCACATGTTCAGTATAATATTTAATCTTATTGATGGCGTCTTGTGCATTATCGTAGTACACTATATCTTCTCCATCAATAAACAGTTCTTCAATGCGGGTCTCCTCAGGTAGCCTGTCAGTGATGACCATTCGCCCCACTGCCATCCCTTCAAATACCCGTCTCGTAGTCTCACCAAATTGGGAGCACTGGAAAACCATCTTGCCCATCAGTAGACGCTTGGCGTGGTCTTCACCGAAGAAGTATCGTTCGTTATTGAATCGCTCACCAAGAGCAGCGGCGATCTGAGCCGTGACCTTTCGTCCACCACAGGTAGACACACAGTCGTATACAGCTTCCACATCATAGTCTGGATGGAAGATGCGATGATCGGCCCAGTGATTCATCCATTCAGCCCTGTGGCCTAAGTGATTGAACATGTCAACCGAAGGCGAATCGGGCGTTACAATAGCATCAAACTTAGGTGCCTTAGCCGCGTGCATACGGAAACTCTGAGGCGTATCGCCAGCCTCCAAGATAAAGGGCACATCGGGAAAGTACTTGGTATCCATTCCGCCATAATCAAATGGGCCATAGTCCATAACCACTACAGCATCAGGACGATATCCTGTCTGGTAGTCTTGATTGAACTTATTGAAACAGTCCCCCGAATATGTACGTACATTGCGTCCAGGCAAAATTTGCCCATCGTCATGATACAGGTTATAATGATTTACGGAGATACCTCGTGACTCTAGTTCCCACTTGACACCAAGAGGTGTGCTCCACGGCTCACCATAGTTTTCCCAGCTAGCATAAAATAGTGCGATCTTCATTTGTTCACCTC